GGGGGGGGGGGGGTAAGAACCGTATTGAGGTTGGACGGAATAAACTCACTATCAACACCAATATTCATATTTCCTAAAGCCATAATTCGTACCTCCTTTAAGCTGTAGCAATTTTCTTCCAGTCACCCCATGAAGTTGTGCCTTGACGATAGTAAATGTTACCATTGCTAAAAGCGAATTCAAAAGAACCACCGCCTGATTCATCGTACCAAGAAGATAAACCAATCAAAAACGCACATGCATGACCACTTGACAGCCCAATTTTGTCACTAAGCTTCAAACCACGAAAAATCAGCCGACCGTTATAGTCGTTTCTATCAACGCCATAATAATCAGACGGAGAAGTATTATCATTTCGATTATCTCCTTCAGGGTAAAGGTCATTATGTATGTGAGTGGCAGGGTTAAATTCAGATGGTTTATTCTGCACTTCACTCCATTCAGGGAGTGTTTTGTTCCCGCTATTCATTTCTCCTAGTGCCATATAATCCTCCTTATAAAACGAATATTTTAGCAGCGAAAATTGCCACAATCATGCGGTGCGATACCACATATAAGCGACCAAGTATGGCGGCATGGAAGATACTGAATCTGTTTTACCTCGAAGTCCGACATACTGTATATTGTCATAATTTGTACTACTTGATGTGAATAACGAATCACCATTATGAGTCCATATATAAGCAGAAACGGCATCATCTTTTGCGTATTTTGAACCACTTCGGAATACAGTTGTATTATTAAAATTTCCGATAGATGCATATCCATTATTACTTAAATTATGTTCATGTGTCGCTTCGCCACCTGTCGCTCCAGCTGCATAGCTATCTCCAGCTGCTAAAATAAATCTATCTTTGATTCTTTCCTATGTTCCACCAAACAATATACTTGGTTCAGTAGAATTAAAACTCATATAAATCGAGCCAATAGGGTAGGCTTCTACCCCCCCCCCTGCGATATTTAAGTCCCCGATTGCCATACTTCGTAATCCTCCTTTTACAATATGATTATGCGGTGCGGAGCTACATATAAACGTAGTAAGCTGGCGGCTGGACGGTATCAGATGCGCCGTAGATGGAGTTGGAACCAGAAGCATCAAAGATGACATTTTCTGCTGCAACATTTGAAGCAGAATTGGTTACAAGCTGAACAGTGTTTAATGTAGCATCGCTTGTGATAACTTTAAAAGCCTTTTGAGCTCTTTGCGTATCGTTGTATACACCATTAGAAGAGTTTATAACCTTTCGTTTGAGATATTCGCCCGTAATATTCGGCAATCCAGCTTCTGCTGTTGTTCCTACAGCATGATTGTTATCTGCACCCATTAGGACACGACCAGAACCAATAGATTGCCACTCTCCACCGAACAACTCAGCGGGACTTGTCGGTTCTACACTTTGATAAATACTTCCAACAGGGTGATCGAGCAGCTTCTGTTCTTCTTTGGCCACCTTAATTGCCGCTGCTATCTTATTATCAACTTGTGCCTTGGTATATCCCTCAACAACAGTACCACTGCCGCTATCTGTTTGTCCGCCACCTTGCACGATATAATACTGAGCTGTAATCGCAGCCGTTGGAACTGATACAGCTCTCAGACGCACATATCCATCAAAGGTCTCTGGGTTTGCAAACTGGGCGTATGAAGCTACCTTTGCACTTGCCGGTGTCACGCTGATAGAAATAACATCCTTTGAGGTGATTCCATCGATGTCAAGGTCAATATACTTTGAATATCGGTCCACCGTGTCGTCAGTAAGCTAACTTGTAGTCGGAATAGTCAGTGTGTGGATATTGATCGTATTTGCCTTTACCTTCAGCTTCTCGTCGATCTCGTTCTGCTGGTAGTACCGCTCATCATGGGTGTGACCATCATCGCTTTTCTTTGAGAGCTTTACATTGATTTCGTCTTCCGTATAATAGCGGTCATCGTGGTTGTGTTCTGTATTTGCTTTCCCCGCTAGAGCATCACCAACAGCTTTGGCATCAGCAGCGAAATTTTCTTTTGTCAGCGTCTTATCCACCGCAACAGAATCCAACTTCAACTTATCCAGCTCGGTGCGCACATTTGTCAGCCCAGCATCAGCTGATTTTGCAATACTCAGCGCCTCAGAGATCCTTGTGCCGGTCACCTTTGCATCAGCAGCACGTCCAGATACAGTCAGTGTCGCATCCACCACAACCTGCGGCGTAGGCAGGGGATTGCCGCTATCATCAACCATGCCGCCAGTGATCGCATCAATCTCTTCATTCGTCAATGCAGCCAGCAGTTCATCCGGGTGCGGGGTATCAATCGTGATGTCGCCCGTCTCACCAGTTGTCACCGTTGTCACACCACCGCCAGCGATTTTAATTTTATCCTGTGCCGTACCATTCAGGATTAGATTGATATTAACTTCGCCATTGACTGCGTTTTTGTCGGCTTCTAGTGTGAATTTTGATGGGTTCAAAAGAATCCAGTCATCGCCACTATAAACATACAAGCTGTCTGGACGCAGGTAGTAAATCTTATTAGACAAAGGAGCCAGCGGAAGCGAGCTTACGATCTCCAAGTCTTTGCTGATTTGAATTCGTCTTGTGCCGATATCTCGATAAGTGCTTCCAGTATCAGTACATACGATCAGTTGGCCGTCAATCACAGGAGCTTGATCCAGCTGAGACTGTGCGACCTCGCGTAATGATAAATTTGCCATACTCAACTCCTTTGCTTAATAAGATTCACCACACAGCGTCATTGCCATGTGGTGAAACAAATCAATTAGCCATCAAGGGATTTCCATGTAATAGCACCTTCCAGCACCTGCACACGACCATCCATAGTGGTATTCAGACCATCTGCATAGGTCTTAGCGGCAGCCAGAGCGTTATCAGCCTTAGTGGTTGCATCATCAGCGGCGGTAGAAATAGCCTCAGCCTTCGCAGCAGCCAGCTCGTCCTGAGTGGGCTTTGCATTCCAAGCCTTGCGCTCGTCAGCAGTGATATGCTTTACAGCATCCTTGATATGCTCGTCCAGCTTGTCATTAACGACCTTGACCTTCGCGTCTGCTTCAGCCTTAGTGTAAGCGTCCGGCACTGCAACATACAGACCATCTTCCTCAACAGTGATGCTATTATTGCCCTTGGTAGACACACGTACATTGACAGAGATCTTATTGTCATCAGAAACAGTGACCTCAGCAGTAGGAGTGACCACACCAACATAGATATCGATCAGAGCAGCAACAGGGATCTTCACAACCTCGCCAGTGGTGATAGTCAGCTCGATCTCGTGGGTCTTTGTGTTGTAGGTACCTGTCTTCACAACCAGATCTTTACCCAGATTGATCACCAACTCATCGCCGCCAAACACAGGTAGCTTGATGGTACGGGTCTCTGCATCATAGGTGGGATCATGGGTCAGGCCACTCATCACGGTGGGAACAGGAGCACCGTTCTTTGCCACACTCAGAGTGCCGGTAGCAGGGGAGTAGGTGACATCCGTAACGAATAGACCTTCCTTGCCCTCGGTTGCGGCGATCTTTGCATTCACATAGTCAGCCACAGCCTTGGTGGTGGGCAGATTGTCGTCGCTTGCATCAGCACTCGGAATCTCAGTCACAACGGGGCGATTCAGCTGCACGAACTCAGTACCATTCCAGATGTGGAAGGTGTAGTCAGTCATACGGATATACAGCAGACCCTGAATCTGGCCGCTTGCAGGCAGAGCACTCACCAGCTTGCAACTCTTGGTGTACTCATCTGTACCCTTAAAAATCTGGCGTGTGTCTGTAATAAAATACAATGTGTTGGCATCTTTGGTAGTCAGCTTATCATAATTCGCTTTTGTACCGTAGCCAAAATTTACATTAGCCATCTTTGCCTCACTTTCTTAAAATTCTTGCCAAACAAAATTTGTCGGCTCAACGTAAAAAGGCTCAATAGAAAAAAGCCCCGTGGCTTCGCTTTGTTGAACGATCCACGGAGCATATTTACCATTTTCGTCTTTCACCATAACGGTTTGACCTGCATAAGTGTCTTCCGTCTCATTTAGTTGCTCGTTTGCTTCAGTAACGCTGGCGAAGCAACGATTGCGGGGACGAATCTTTTGAACGGATAGGTCATCACGCACATACATGAACTCCGAGGAATCCTTTGTGATGATCATATCCCTGCCGTCCAACATTCCCAGCGCAATCGCAGCTTCTACATCTTCGGCGTTACCATATCCAAGCTTGGAATATTTAGCCTGTGCCATCTTTGCCTCCTTATAAAAGAAGCGGATGGCTTAGAACGGAACCACCCGCAAACTACCGTCTTCAGTTTCGACGCTCTCCTGAGTAATCTTGACCGCACTACCGATGGGCTTACCGTTGGCCAGCAGCTGCAGGGTATGGTCGTCGTTGTAGCTCAGGTCATCAGCCTTACCATCCAGAATAGCGTTGTTACGATCACTCAGTGCCTTGATCTGTGCATTCAGTGCGATAATGCGCTGGTCAAGTGCGCCCAGGGCCTCATCAGGAACAATGTCGCTCCAATTCTGGATGGGAACAACAGTGATCACGCCGGGGCCAACTTTGCGCACATGCTGAACAGTCGTGCCATCTGGGTCCATTGTCACATCAACGAATGTCAGCTGGATCTGGATATCGCCCGGCTCATTGGTCAGGTTGGTGTCGATAGGCAGCTTATACTCCAGCTTGTTCTTATAAAGCTCTTCTGATTTCTGCAGAATTTCTGTCTTATATCGCTTGCTGATTGGCAGAACGTACTCAAGCATCACTGTGAATTCACTCATGTCAACATCCTTGTATGTAGTGTCAGCCAGAAAATGGAGGGTATCCACCTGCTTACTGCGTTCCATAATGCGTTCCCGCTTGCTTACGGTCAGTGTATTATCCTCATTGATCAAAAAGGTATACATATCACACCTCCTTCCTGATGATATACAGATACTCGTCCTTTGAGATTTTGTGTCCAGCAAACAGATTGTCCAGGAGCTTGTCCTGAATCATTCCGCCATTGTACAGCCGATGCATACTCTCAACGAACTCGCTATACTTCTTCTCGTCACTCATAGCAGCCCTCCTTGAATCAAACTCAAAGTGTAAGCATCAATAATAGCCTCAGGCGTTTTACCACCCAAGGCTTTCAGCTGCTCATATTCATACAGGTCAATTTCCTGCAGTTCCACAGTGTCATACTCGGGACATGGGATGAGATAATACCCGTCCACATGCCAGATATGACTTCCGTCACTGCTGATAATTCCCTGTGCATCATCTTCCAAGCAGTTCACCATAATGTCGTGCTTGGGCTGATACTTTACAAAGCGCAGGTGGTCAAGAGCATCGATCACCCGGCCATTTTTCAATACCTTATAGTACACTCTCAACACCTCCTTAAACGCTGAACATCAGGCGGATACCCTGTTCGTTATTTGCAGGGGTAAATCCGTAATATTCGCCAGTCACAGTCACAGACCAGAAATAGCTGCCATACTGAGCATTCGGGCTTCGCGTCCAATATGCAGCGGGATTGCCATTCTCGTCATTGCAGATGCGGCTTGTATTGTCGGTCATAAAGCTGATTACCGTACCTTCGTAAATATAAGGCTCGACATTCTGAGAGGGAAACAGCTCGGCCACAGAGGGCAGATAGAAATAGCTATCCGCAGTTACAACTTCGCTGCTCTTATCGCCAATGGTACTACCAACCTTGACCTGTTTGATGATCTGTTGCCAACCAATCGGAAGAGCATTCAGAATACGACCGTCAAGGAATGTACGGATATTCGCATCTGTCCAGCCGCCAGTGTTGGTGGAACCAGTATTCAGAGCCATTTTCTGACCAAGCAGTCCAGCCTGAATAAAGGTGATAGAACAACGCTTGTTGGAATTGTCGCTCAGGTAATACCGTTTAAAGCCACAAGCCTCGAAGGTGAAGTCCTCATGTGTCCATGCGGCCAACTTCCGGCAGGCAGCGTCACCCAGGTCGGTATACCAGAGCTTGCCCCAGTAGATTGTACCCTTTGCGTAACGCTCGTAAGCGCCGTCGTCTGCCTTAGCACAACCAAATACCAGAGTGGCATTTGTCTGTGTAGTGCGAGTACGGTTCAGCTGAATATAGCCAATCTCAGCAGCAGTGGTATTTGCCGCATAAACGTGAATACCATTTTCGCCCTTAGTATGGCGCAGAACGATCATATCACGAGCACCCAGATGAGCGCCGTTTGTGGATTCAGTACCCCAGGCAACCTTAGAGCCATTGTTGACCCAGAAGCGGAAACCATTCATGCCGTTGGTCTGGAAGCACTGAGCAATCACAGAGTTTGCGGCAGAATCTTCGTCGATTCGATAGTCCAGTGCCATAACCCAGCTACGATCCTCAGACAACAGAGATACGCCGGTATCGACATAATTCTTGCCAGTAAAGATCTTCGGCTCGTTGAACAGAACTTTCTCTTCCACATCGCTAAAGGTGAAGTCATTGCCCATCTTGATGGTGATAGCGTCTTTGTCAGAAACAACACTCTGCTCCAGATTCACCTTGGTCATGGCATAAATCTCAACAGGGCGTAGGTCACTCAGCTGCTTGTCTCTGAAATAACCGCTGACGTATTCGCATATATCGTAAACAGCATTGATATCCTTGTCGCCATTGACATAGCCGCCCTTGTCCCAGCCGCTGAACAGATAATACTTATAAGCAGTCTCTTCGCTAGTATAGGTCGGAGTGTCGCCATCGTACAGAACCATAGAGCCATACGGAGCAGTTGTCTGCTGTAACACAGCGCCGCGATTCATATAGCGTACACGATACTGACGCACAGATTCATCGTATACAGCAGTAACAGTCTGATTTTCAAAGACAGGAGTGAACTCGGTGTCCCAGCCACTGAATGTAAATACCGTACTGATGGTACTCGGGAAGGTAGGTGTCGGGATCGGATTGTCAGAGCGGGTCACAGGGTCAACTGCACGCTCGCCCTTGTCGATATACTGGATATCCAGAACAGTGCCATCCTTATTCACGAACTTCCAAGCATACTGGTTGATCATGGTGTTGTAAGTGATCTCCAAGTCAGGCCAGCGCTCTGTGTACAGCAGCTTCTCACGCTCACGGATGATAGGCACATGCACTTTGCCTTCCACAACGGAATGGTCAGTGTTGTAGCCATTTTCATCCAGACCGCTCATTGCGTACAGGCGATTCAGCAGGGAAGTATCAGCCAGTTCCCAATCAATACCGGTGATACGCACACGGTTCAGGTTGGTGCACTTGCCCAGCATATCTTTCAGATCGATGGTTGCACACTTCTCAACGGTCAGCGTAGTGATATTGGTGTAATCCTCAATCGTCAGGTCAGTCAGATAGTTCAGATTCTTTGCGGTCAAGCTGGCGATTGCAGGCAGGTGGGCGATTTTGATCTTGCCGCCGCTTGCAAAAGAGACACCGGTAATACCAGAGCCGTCAGCATAGAACTCGGTCAGGCTGGTGCATCCGGTCAGACCGATAGATTTCTTCAGGTTCGGCACGTTCTGCAGGTTCAAATGTTCCAACAGAGTGTTATTACCAACAGCGAAGTCAGTCATGTTCGTATTCTTATAGCCGCTCACACCGGAACCAACTTTCAGCTCGGTCAGCTTAACACCGTGGCTGAAGTCAACATAGCCGGGGTAGAAGCCAGAAATATCACCAATGCTCTGAATAATAGAAGCGTTATAGATATAAACTTCAGTATCGTTCATTGCGGTGATGGGGCATTCAATCGTGTAGGTCTGTCCGCGCTTGCCACGCACCTTCACAGGGTTGGAGCCGTACAGAACAGAGACGTAGGTATCAGCGTAGGGTGTGATATGGAATGTGCCGTCCGGTTTCACGCCAGTCCAGTTGGTGGGAGTATAGCCACGAATGGTCATATCATCACTGGTTGCGGCAGAACCGGAATACTTAGATGCCATGTACTTTTCCTGATAACGCTGGAACTGCCGACGCTGATGCCGCTTGTTGCCATGCATCATAGGCAGATAGCTGGTGGTATTGATGGTGGGATCTTCGTAGGTGCGGAAATATTTGCGCCGCATATCCATGATCCAAAGCTTTTCGGGCTTCACATCCTGATATTCCTCGAACTTTTTCAAAATACGGGTCGCACTCCATGCCAGCGCATTCTCACGGTTGCGGAACATCGCTGCCATCTCATCAGGGAACAGGTCACGCAGCTTGCACCACAGCTTGGAGTCGGCAGCGTTAAACACATTCTTTGTACCGATGGTATCAGTGTCCTCATAACCATAAGTCAGAGTCAGACCACCCTCGTTATCATTGCCCATGGCGGTATCATTATCGTAGTCAAAGCAGAAGTCCCAGTGAACCAGATCGCTAGTATGCGGGAACACGTTCTTTGCACGGTTATCAACCATGGTGTGACGCTCAGTAAACAGATAATGGAAAATAGCAGAATCCAGATCGAAGTGATCCTTGAAATGTGCCTTGAATTCCTCGTCATCCGCATTCACCACCCAGTTCTGAGCTGTGATCCATGCCTGTTTGCCAGCCTCGATCTCTTCCTCAGTGCAGGCAGGATTGCTGTAACGGAACTCAAAGGAGTGGTCGCCATCCCAAGTTTCCTGTGAAAAATCGCCGCTCAGGAAGCGAGTCTGCTCATCGGCGTTGTTGTCGATCTCAACGATAAATTCCTTGTGATTCTCGGGGTCCATACCCATCGTATCATTGTTCTTTTTGGAGTTGCCAATGTCGCCGCAGGCATAGAAGTGCCACTGACCATCGTTAAATACGGTCGCATTGGTGGTATCGGTCTCCTGAATAAACACAACACAAGGATAGAACGCCATTGTATCACGCACTTTGGGATTATCCTTCTTAGCCTGACGCACATAGGGGTTAAATTCATTGAAATCATCCGCCAACAGGGAGTTGTTTGCATTCTCAGAAGAAGCAACATTGACTTTGATGTTAAAATACTTCTCAGGAACGCTATTTTCGGTCAGTGCATAGGTGTCGCCGGTAGTGTCATCACCAAACGTAAAGCCGCCCTTGCAGTTAATATCAATATTTCGAGCAGATGCGCCATAGTGGTCGGAGCTGGTGCCTTGACCCTTGTGGGAACCGGTAGCAGTCCAGTTATCCTCTTTAGCACGACCATTCTTATAGATTTGCTGGATCGTAGTGTTGGCGACCTCGTTCTTCTTGCCGGTGGTGAAAGTAGGTGCTGAGATCTTGATGATACGCAGATCGGGGCACTTCTCTGCCAGCAAGTCAGGGGTTAGTTCGCCGCTCGCATCCGTAATGTCGTTACGCATATAGCGAGAGACCATCTCTTCGGCGTTCTTCGCATCAGCAATAAAGTTGTCCAGAATCTCATCATCCGTCAGGTTCATACCGTAGCTCTTCATGCGGTACACGATAACGTCACAATCGTCAGAGCCAATAGTAATGCCAACAGGAGCAGCCTGAGTAAAGCTGTCGCTGGTATCATACAGTTCAACACGGCAGGGGATACCGTCACACCATAGGACCATTTCACGGAACTGCTTGTCGGGCAAAATATTGAACTCGAACTCAAGGAAATCGTCCTCACAGATGGGCAAATCAATACTGTTCTGGTGGCTGGTCAGCGTAACTTTTTGAGCCTGAATGTTCAGACCAACACCGCCATTCAAGCAAGTCACGGCAGTAGCATCATAGTTGCGGACATTCGTGGTCTTAAACACCAGCTTAAAATTCTTGCCGCTCTTTTTTGCATCGTCTGCGAAAAGCTTATAGCTGATGGTAGCAGTTGTGCCAGCCTTGACACAGAAATAAGTGTCGCCATCTTCGTCGATCTGGTAGCCACCGTTCACCCAGTCAAAGTTGTCGCTGACAGTCATCTTATTGCTGCCGGAGCTCCACAGGCGGTTCACATCTGCGTTGCTGCGGCCAGCGGGATTAAAGTCCAGCATCAGGCCGGTCTTAACGGGCTCAATGGTAATGCCCAGGTCTTCGATCTTTGCGGTGATGCTCTTGATGGTAGCGCCGCAAGTAATGGTCAGAGTGTGGGTGCCAATATCAGAAGATTTAAAGCTCCAAGTCTGAGCAGTACGGCCAACAGTCAGTGTAGAAGTCTTAATGCCATCAACTTCCAGCGTAATGCTTGCAGTAGAAGAGGCCGGGTTATAGACAGTGTAAACAATGCCGGTGGTGCTGTACTGTTTTGCGGTGAATTCCTTTGTGGCGCAGCTGATAATCGGTGTGTTATTGCCTTCTTCTGCCCACATAATATCTTTATAAATGGTATTACTGGTCACAGCTTTGCCATTGATATTTGCAGTCATGGTCACTTCCAGCAGGTGAGCGCCGTGTTTCTGTGCTGGAATCGCATAGGTCATCTGTCTGCCGGTAACCGCAGTTGTAACACTACCAAGCTTTTTGCCATCCAGAGTAAAGGAAACGTCCTTATTGATATTTCCGTATGGAGTAAAGCGGAAAGTAACTTCACCACTATAAACCAGAGAATCATCGAAGATACTCTCCAGATAAAACTCGACAATATTGATATTCCAAGTCTTTGAACCCATGCTACCAACGGAGTCAGTGACCTGCAATTTAATCTTATTGTCGCCATTGTGCAGATACTGAGTGATGTCGAAGCTGTTCTTACCCTGATAAACAGTCGTAGTAGCGACCTTTGTGTTGCCAACATACCATACGCCGGTAGCATCACCCGTGTCTTCGCCAGAGTTATCCACAGAAGTAAAGTTGAACTCGACAGTTGCGGTGTCGCCCTTAACAACAGCGATAGAAGACTCGCCAATACGCTCAATAGTGATCGTAGAAGTGCTGCCACCGCCACCACCGCCACCTTCAATAATAACAGTGGTCTTGACCGTGCCGTTCTCCAACAGGTTCAGCTTGGAATCTTCGTAAGTGATATCATACTCGCGACCAGAATTCTCATCTGGCTTAAAGTCTTTCAAGGTTTCCTGAATCTTAGCGATATCCGCATTGGCCAGGTCAACAGAGGTCTGAATGCCGCCAACTGTATTCTTTAGGCCGCTCACGTCACTGGATAGCACATCAACGGTCGTCTTGTCTGCTTTCTTATCGAGCAGTGCGTCGGTGGCTTCCTTATTATAATAGGAGGACTTTAGGGTCTCAGGCAGGTCACCAACACTGTCCTTCAGCTCCTGCACAGCAGCATCATTTGCGGTCTTGTATTCAGTCAGCTCGGTCTGAACAGGGGTCACAGCAGTGCTGATCTTATTGTCCACAATGCCGTTATACATGCTTACCCACTCAGCAGAAGGGTCAGTGTTCAACTTGATCTTTGTGATCTCTTCAGCGCCATTCAGGAACGTCAGAGTGCGGGTATCGTTGTCATACTGCACATTGAAATTTGCCAGACCATCAACGGCAGCAATCTCGCTACGCAGCATCGTAACAAAGCCATCAACCTCGTCCTTCTTATAGAACTGCGCCAGCTTTTCATCCACACTTGCAACTGCATTCTTTGCGTCCTGTGCGCTCTTCTCAGCAGCGGATGCGGCAACCTGTGCTTCGCCAACCTTCTGACTCATTGTTGCCAGGAACTGGGTATACCAGTCATTGCCACTCGGATCGACCATTTGCTTGCCGGTCAGCGATTTCAGCACATTCAGTCGACCATTCGGGCGGGTGCGCCACAGGTAGCTCTTGGTTGTGCTTGTATTCGGGACATTCACAGCACCGGATGCCATGATCTCAAACTGCAGCTCGCCATCTTTTGCAGTAGCATCATTTGCTACCAGCCAGTAGAAGCGGATCTTGGTATTGCTGTAGCTCACGTTGATAGGGGAAGCGTAATTCTCTTCTCTATCTGCGTTCAGGTAGTGGATCTGAATCGTCATCTGAAGCAGGTCAATACCGTCGTAGTAACGCGGCATTTCAAACGGAATAACTTGCGAGTTGGATTCCTGTGTGATATTGATCTGATTTGCATCCAGCTGAATATCTTTGTTTTTGTCGATGTAAGACCACTGGTCATCAGAGTAATCAGCAAACCAGGTGTAATTGCCACTACGCTCAAATGTCTCTTCTCCGTTATCATCATACACGGCAATTTGGTCTTCGTCATTTAATTCCAGAGTTGCGACATCTATATCATCAACAGAAACATTTGCGGGGCTTGCAGCTTTTTTCGCAGCCAACCGCTTAGATTCTCCAAAAGATAGTGCCATTTGCTCACTCCTCTCTTATTGTTCATCTGCCGTAGTGGCAGTTAATTCGGGAAAATATTTATCAAACAAATTGTCCTGATAGAACGTATATTTGTTGTTTACGATGTAAGTGTAATAGGGGTAATAGCGGCTCAAAGAAAGTGACATTGTGCCTTCGCCCAGATTCATAGAGATGCTTTTGATGATCCAATCCACGGGGGTCTTACCGCCCAGATATTTGGCAGCATACTGGATCTTTTCATTCACGTCGAGCCACGGAACCAGTCGTGTGGTCACACTCAGGCCGTCAGTCAGGCGTGCACGCTTCCACAGTTCGTATTGACAAACTTCCATGGCTGCGTCATCCGTGGTGTAATTCTCGTAGTCTCCACCCGATAGAATCTCAGTTCTACGACCGATCTTTTCAATGGATAACCGTGCATTATACAGGTCATCAATATTGTTCGGGTCATTCACACAGATAAAAGCCATATTGTCGCAGTTATCTTCTGCCTTTTGAGCTTCGATCTCTTTGGCAGCTGGGATTTCGTCCACCAGTTTTGCCATAGCGTGACTCTGCTGTTGGCCCAAAAAGTAGATGCGGCCAGTATTCGGATTCCACTGAAGAACATAATACTTTGTAGCCTTAATACATCCGGGGTCTTGAATGACATCTGAACCATTGGCATCAGTCAAAGAACGATACAGCGTGCTGGTCTTTGTCTCAGAGCCAACTTGTTCATTGCCGTCTTTATCCTTGTACTTCCATGTAAATGTCAACACAACTGTCATAGCGCCACTTGTTACGTTGCCATTTTTGTCCGTCTTGGCAGCTTCAACATTTGCAGGAGCCACAAAAGATACTTTCGTTTCACTTTTCCATGTTGATTCGGTTGCGTTCAATACAAGGTTGATTGTTTTATTTGTTCCAGACCATCCTTTTACAGTGGCAGCTCCATCCGCTTCAATCGTTGCACCAAACACTTCGACACAGTTTCGAACAGCGGAATAATCCACCGTGGCCGATTCGCCATCGTTTGTCACAAGCTTCTCGAATACTTCCGGGTCAAGTACAGGCGGGTCGTCAAATCCACTGGGGATTTCCTTGCATACAAACACATCATCGTCAAAACGCATCTCAAACGGATAATACAGGTCACGCAGTTCTGAGAGAATATCCCAAACAGTTGAGCCGGTATCGTAATCCAAGTCATGTGGAACAGTGCGGCTCCAATAGTCGATGGAATATTTCTTAAACTCCGTCTCATCTCTTAGCACCGCCCAGATGGCATCACCGATACGAGTGCCTTTCTCAATGCGATGTGTGCCACCAACCAGCTGTCCACCCAAGTCTCCGTTGATACGAGAAACCAAGTCAACACAGCTGGCTTGCACAGTGTTTTCTGTTGCGCTATATGTAAAGCCATTGGATGTAAATGTATAGCATCCTTCGTTGTACCAATAGATTTTTACACCATTAACATAAGAACTGTCAGCTGAATTGGAATAGCTAAGGAACAGGTCGTTATACAGCTCATTCAGCGCAGTCTTTGTGTCAATCACTTCTGCCTGAATGTCGTGCATGGAATGTCCTGCAAACACACTGGTTTTTCCGTAGGTCTCCCTTAGTTCGTCCTCGCTCTAGCCAGCAATAGCAGAAACATCCACCTTACCAAGCATAACTCCGTTCAGAACCATACCTTCAACAGCAGCAATCATCCCATGGACATGCATTTTGTTACCATACACGAAACTATCGATGCCTGATTTATCTACCTCAAGGATATTGGCAGGGGAGAGACCGCCGCTCATTGACTTCGCTTTTGTTGCCACAGCATCCAGATAAGCCCAGATATCATCCTTCACAAGCGGCACAAGTCCGTCTTTGGTCTGCAGCATCGGTGTAAATGCGATATAAGGGCCATCTTTACAAATTGGGTCATCACTTCCCAAAACTGTAGAGTAATCACCAAGTTTGGTGTACCATTCCTCTGCTTCAGCTGGGTCATCCGGTGGCGTGCCGTCATTGATCTGGTCAAAGAACGTATGATACTTTGAGATATTGGCTCGTGTCCACACCAGCACATCTCGATTCAGATTGTCGATATTGCCGTATCTTGCATAGCCTCTATTTGTGATGTCCTGAATCAAATCATCATAATTCGTCGCAGCGAGCTGATAATCCGCATTTTCCCTGATCATCTCGTCAATACTCTTTGAAGCACTGATTTTCGACATTCCTCTTCCTGACAGACCAATGAATACACGCACATTTTTACTGATCCAATCCTCTTCCGTTAGGCTGGAAATGCCGCTCTTCTTACCCAGATACAGGGTCACATTAAAGGTTCGCCGCACATCAGATTCTGAGTCGATAGAAATAGAACCATCGATCACAAGACCTTCTAAACTATCAATTGTAATAAAATCTTTGTTTAGCATATCAATGCGGCAGTAAATATTAGACGAATGATTGTTCAATAGCGCCAGGTCTGCGTCAGTCGGAAGATATGTCATACGCTGCCTCCCGGCTGATAATCACTCAGCCCATTGTTATACATGTCGCTCTCACTCTCTGCGTCACCGAGCTCCACAAAGTCGAACTCCAATACGCCCTTGTCGTAATGATCAGAGCAGGAGATAGACACATTGCCATTGACACCCATTAGCCATCTGCGGCCATCAAACATCTTCAACAGCTTTGCACTGCCGTTGGTCAGCTATTCGCTCAGTTCATCACGGAATGCATTGCCGCCATTGATATCAAAGTCTTTCATTGTGTTATCAAAACGGATGCCAACACCAGAGAAGTGGCCGCTGTAATAATTGGCTTCACTGCCGGCAAACAGATACGGGTATTTGCTTCCCATCGTCTCAACAACTGTAGCAGAACGTACCTTCTCAACACTGTCAACTTTCGGCTCAAGGAAGATATGGTAGGTCTTATTGCCGTCAGTGATCACAGCACCATCAAAGTCGCTTACAACGCTGGCCTTTGCATAACCAAGCTCAATGCCATTTGCAACTGGAGCTACGGCGTACTCATAGTCGGTTTTGCGGCCAATGGCGTACAGGTCGGTGTAATCAATCATCACATAACCATCGTCAGCACTGTACATATAAAAGTCATTGAAGTCTTTTGGCTCCAAATCCTGATTCTTTGTTGCCGATACCTCAACACGATAGTATTTCATGTTGTTCAAGAAGGTCTCAGAAAACCACTCTTTATACTCGCTGGAACTCCTGAATTCGTCGGTCGATGCAAAATCACTTGATGCCTTGATGAACTTGCGGTCAGCAGTATATGCAATCAGACAAAACGCCTTATCTTCAGATTTGAACTGGAAGGAAAGAACTCGATTCTTGTCGATATAATCCGAGGTCACTGCCTTATAGTTACCCATCGGCTGACCAGTCGTTTTATTGATATGGAGGTTTGACCAGCCCATCTTCATAATGACATGGTTCAAGTCGATCTCTTCCTGATAAAGCGAAGTCCAGATTGCTGCGCCTTTCTTACGTCGCTTGATTCGCAGGGCATTTGCACCACTGCTTCTTGTCAGGAAATACTGTGCGTGCATACTGATATTTGCCATACGATAGTTATTCTGCACGGTGAATTCTACGTCATCCACATACTCTGGATAGTCAGTTCGGAACGCCTGCAAGCCAGTGTCCAGCTGATAGCCGCCAACAGATTCTGCCGTCGCTCTCAGATAGTACAGGGTGTGGTTATCCAGTCCATCGATCTGAAACCCTTTCAAAGAATCACGGTAATAATAGCTCACTGACTTTTTCAGCAGTTCGCGATTCGCATCATAAAGCCAGAATTCATAACGGTTTACAGATTCACCCTCCGATACCTTATACTTGTAAGAGAACTCAAAGGAATAAGAAGGGTAGGGAATAGTAGTCACGCCGGAAGAACTCAGGTCGTTCAGTTTGATTGTCGGTTCCTCATGGCAATAAAACAGCAGCTTGTCCGAGTATTCTGAAAACAGATTCGTGCCTTTCAGTCGGCAGCGAATGATCATATAGTACGGATCTTTGCGGTTTTCAAACGTGCCTGCAGGAATCGTAAAATATCGTGCTAGACCAGTGCCACCGGCAGGGAATGTACCAAACTTATACACGCCTTTTGAAAGCGTATCACCCTGCAAAATACTGCCCGTCGGAGTATCGAAGACGATAAGAGCAATGATATCAATGTCTGCGTATGCGGCAAACTGAAATGTATGATCCTTTGTGGCATCAAATGCGCCGATTTTAGATAGAATTGGTTTCAAGTTATCACCTCCGAATTATCCTTCGATATATAGCAAAGCTCACCATTGGTATTCACAGCCAGATTCAGTGCGGCCAGAAAATTGTCAACAGTGATTTCTGAAATCGTTTTATTGATATCTGATACGTTCGTTTTCAAGGTCGAGATGTTTGTATTTGCAGCCGAAATCTTGCGTGTCATATCTTGATAGTGATTGGATTCAGCCGTTTTTGCGTCATCAAGGTCTGTCCTCAACGAAGTAATATCAGAAGCATTTTTCTCAATGTTGCTTTTGTTGTCATATACCTGTTTCTTGGTTGTTTTATAATCTCTGTTCGTAAAGCCGCCAATGTTGTCGTTAAAGCCGTTCATCGAGCGCCACAAACTAGCTACATCGTTGGCTTCTTTTGTCTCAAGAGCGCCAACACGTTCAACCGCTGCGTTTGCGGTCGTATCATCCGTGTACTTTGTCGCAACAGCCCAGTCGCTGAATTCCCATTTACCAGATTCATTTTTGGCCGAAACACAGATATACAATGCACCTCCGATTCCGCCGTAAAGCCATAGGTCATTTACATCATATGGAACTTTAGGCGTGTCTGTAAAAACGCGAACCTTCTCTGCGGCAATCTTTGTTGCAGAACCAGCCATCGCAATAGCGTTAATAACACCTGCGTCGATAATTTCCTTCCAAGAATATGCTTGTTCGCCCTGATCAAAAACCCATCGATAACAAATGCCAGTTAGCTTATCATAGTAAATGTCGTTCAGATGCGCCTTCTTTAACTCATCAGTGTCCCAATTGACAGCTGGATAGTTATCACTCGTGGGAACACCGTCTCGATACCAAGTATTGATCGTATTCCTCAACTGCTCTTGGACAGTATTCTCCGTCTGCTGTGATTTGTCTTTCATCGATGAGAATTCAGCGTTCAAGCTATCGACACCGGTCACCAGAGATTTCACTGTCAAAATCTCAACGCTGGTATTACTCTCCGATACAATCAGATTACGGAAGTTGCCCTGCAATGCAGTCACAACAACCTTCTGGCCTACAATATAGTCATGGTTTGTTACAATGCCGTACTCTCCACCGAATACAGCGATTTTATAGTGCTGGTCTTCTTTTTCTGTAATCACTCCATAGGCGGACACGTCAAATTTTGCGTTCTTTACGGCGTGTTCGGCGGCAGAAGTCACCACTTCGGCCAGCACATCAGTTACTGATTTATCTGCCATCCTATTCCTCCTAATCAAAAATAAAAGCCGACCTGCTAGGCTATCCTAGTGGTATCGGCTGTAAAAACTATTACTTACCGCTTGCTTTGCATTTGAGCAACCTTAGTCGGTAACTTCTGTTTGATTTCATTTGCCAGAGCATCAGAGCTGCCAACAGGATTTGTGATAATAATATCGCCAATCGAAGTTGTAACATCTCCACCGCCGCCCTGGACAATCGGCTGAGAACCGTACTTTGCCATCTGCTTCTGGAACCATGCATCCGGGTTGCCGCCCATCTCGAACAGGCGAGAGGTGATATCAGCAGGAACAACACCATCGCCAGTCTCAAGGTAAGTGTACCGACCGGAATCCGGCTTACGAACCAGCATCTCAGGACCCTGCTCGTCAACGTTAGCCATGTGAGGGAACTTAGCAGACTTCAGACCATTTGCATGGCCAAACAGACTGCCAAAGAAACCGCCGATTGCAGCACCGCCAATTGCACCCAGAGGCCCAAGGAATGAACCAACGGCAGCACCGATACCAGCACCAGCAGCGGCTGTCACGCCCTTGCTTGGACCGGTATTCTGCTGTGTGCTCTGTTGTGCTTTCTGGCTTGCTTCACTGATTGCGGCAGAAGTATCAGCAGCCTTCTTACCAACGGCTTCAAATGCATCGCCTGTGGTCGCCAAATCGTTTTTAATCGATGTAACGGCAGCTTCACATCCGGCCTTGATGGCGTTGTAAGACTGGTCCATCATCCATGTCAGATTGGTGTTAATGTCCTTTGCGCCAGGCTCAACATTTGCCCATGCGTTATCCGTCTCAGTGGATAGAGAACCGCCATCGCCAAACGTATTTGTGGCATCAGAGGTGATCTCGTCATAAGCACCGCCAATGGTCTGCTCGGTCATGTCTGCCAGATGAGTTACGCCAGCCTCGTTCATGCTCCAACTATTGTCAAAGCATGCACGCATATCGTACATCAGCTTCTGGGTGTCTTGGCTGGTGTCAGCCCATGCTTGCTCCATTGTCTTTTGAACATTGGTGCTTAGGGTCTTTACACCGCCGCCAACCTTACTCCAGCTGTGACCGAATGCCTTGGAGATCTCGTTCATGGCCTTATTTGTACTATCAACAGAAGACTTATAAGACGCATTTAGCTTGTTGGCAATCTCTTCAGACATATCGCCGGAAGTAGAAGCAAGGCTGTTCCATCCGCTGGTATAAATCTTTTGCAGCGAATCAAACATCGTGTTGGTGACATCTTCAACCTGTTCGGCGCTCAGACCGGTATTCTCATTCAGTGCATCAAAGGTGTTGTTTACCAGCTCATTCATCTTCTCAGACATCTTTTTGCTGGTTTTTTCAATATCCTTTGTGTCCAGACCGAGCTCGCCAGCCACAGATTTCCAGCTAGACTCAAAGTTGCTCGTCATAGACGAAATTTGGCTCTGAGCCGCCTTCTTTGTGTTGCTGGTGGATTCTGTCACTGTCTTAGAGGAGTTGATCTTACCGACCGTAGACATACGATATGTAGTCTTGGTGATCATATAAATCATGCTTTGAACGGCAGCAATGATCGGATTATCACTCTTCTTGAAAATATCAGAGAGTCCAGACATGAACTCGTTTGTATCACCAAGGATCTCATCATACTCGCTCTCGAAAATTGAGCCAACACCAGCGGCTGCGGCAGCTGCGGCACCACTCAATTGAGCATTCGGACCTTGGGCACTCATACCGGCACCGGCAGCAGCACTACCGGTCGCTTCGGCCAAACCTTTTGCCAGCCAGCCCTCGGGGTTAGCACCAATCGCCATCAGGTTGTCTGTTTCCTTTGCAGGGATAACACCGTCGCCCTTTTCAAGATAGGTCATGCGTCCCTGATCGGGGTTACGAACAATCAGCTCTTCGCCCTTTTCATCAACGTTTGCAATCTGGCCCTTCTTAACGCCACGAGTACCTTTTGCATATTTCTTTGCTTGGAATGCGGGAGTAGGTTCATCAACCTGTGTATTGGAAACATTACTTGCAATCGAAGCAATCGTAGCAATTAGAGCAACTGCACCTGCAACAGCTGCGGCGGCAGCAATCCAACCAGCGATAGGAATGGAAGAAAGAGCAGCAGCAATCGCTTGCATCATAGCGGCCATTGCACTGCCAACGCTAGTCACCAGAGTACCAAGTCCGGCGAAGATAGAAGGGAAGAAGCTTACAACGCCAGACGAGATGGCACTACCGATAGACTGTGCTCCAGCCGCAATTGGGCCAAACATACTTCCGACGGTCTCAACAATGCCACCAAGACCAAGTCCTGTCTGACTGTTCAACAGGCCAAATCCTTCTGTGAAGAACGAGCCAATATCAGTAAACATCAATCCGGTTTTCTCAGAGATAGATGTCTATGCACCTGAGAAGAACTTACCGATACTGCCAAGATTGTCTTTCGCAGCACCAACTAGTCTCTCAAAGAATCCACCAGATACACGCTGAATATCGCCGGTATTCACCTTTATTGTGTTGCCAAGGATATCCAATGTCGCAGTGGTGTCTGATTTTAGTGCGGCAGAACCAGCCCTGTTCTTACCAGTGATCCAGTTCCAACCGTCAGAAACCACCTTAGCAGCTCCATCGAACATCTTCTTAAAGCCACCACCCAGATCAAAATCACCGTTTTCGCCAGTGAACATGTTCTTGATTTGGTTGATGAAGCCAAAGACTCCGCCGCCGTCACCACTTCCGCCATTAAGAATGTTCAAAATATTCGCCAGTGTCTCCAAAGTAGAGATCAAATTGGAAATATCAGTGATAACATTCTTGACGTTTGTCGCGCCCTGAATGGCCTGCATATTGTTAAGGACACTACTCTTGAAACCGTCATAGTGACCTTCCATCTGCTCAAATGTCATAGCCTCGAACTCGGCTGTGTATTTCAGCTTCTTCTGATAATCATCCCAGCTGGTGCCAATAAGATTATTGGTTTCCTGAACTTTATCTTTGAGCTTTTCCAGCTTGTCAATTTCATCTTTCTTCTTATATTCACGCTGCTTGTCAGATAGGTTTTTCCCAGCTTCACGAACGGCATTTTCATCTGCTTTCCATACAAAACCTTGACCTCTGCCGCCATATACATGAACAGTCTTATTGGCCTTTGCACGCTCGTATTCATCCTGAAGTTTTGCCAGTTCGATTGATCGCTCCTGTGCATCGTTTTCTTCATTGAGTGCGTCAATACGCTTGTCAATAACATCGATCCAAGCTTCACCCTGAATCTTGAGGTCGTTGGACTGTTTGTCGTTCAAGTCATCAAAAACACCGATAAAAGAATTCAAAACAGTGTTCAGTTGGGACATCAGGGTCTTCAGCTTGTCAGCCGATTTGCCCATGCCCTCCATCGAATCTGCGCCCTTATCAAGAGAATCCGCCAACGCACGTAGAATCTCTGCTTGATCTTTGGTCTCATCTTTTAGTTCGAGCTCTGCAGCCTTTGCCAGAATGTCGGCCTTGGTTTTTGCCAGCATCGCTTCTTTATTAAAGACGAGCTGGTTGCCCTCCAATTTGAGGAACTGCAGATACTCGGGAGACATTGTAAGCAGTTTCTGAATACTGTCAATGCTCAAACCGCCGTAAGTGTTATACTCGTTTGTGACATCGCTCAAATCGGTCCATGCGTTCTGCATATCGTCGATCTTGGAGCTAAACTCTTCAACCGTAGAACCCAGTCCGTCGAAGTAGTCTTGAACAGAAATAACGTTGTTCTTGATATTATTGGCAGCAGTTTCATAACTATCAGCAATTGCATTGGCAGCCGCGTTGTTCTCATCTCTGGCGGCTTTTGCCTGTTGTTCCAAAGATTTAACGACTGCATCCTTTAACACATCACCACTTAGGTCGATTTTACCAGTATCTTTATTGTAGGCTTTATTGATCAGATCCGGATCATATTCACTATACTTTTTAATGGATTGCAGCGCGGCACTTTGAGCTTCAGTGCCTTCATAATCCAGAGCACCAGTACGGCTCTTTTTTGTCTTTTCCTTGACTACTTTTCCGTTGTCCCAAACACCCTTAAAGTCATCTGTTACAGCTTTAGCATCAGAAAGAGCAGAACCATATCCTTTAATCGCATCCGTAAGCTGTTCAAATGTAATTGTAGAAGAGTGAACATTTTTATCCAAATACGAAAGGATTCGAGACAATTCGGTTGCCTTCTTAGACGCTTTCCCGTTCGCCTCTTCTTCCTTTAATTGATTTTCTACTAACTTTCTAAACGCATTTGCATTGATTTCTAAATGGTCTCCATTTTTTACTAAGCAAGACGTAAATTTATCTTCCAAAGTCATAAGAGACTTCATGGTTTCGACAGTGATATAGCCATACTGGTTATATTCCTTCATGGCTTTTGTCAGTGTATCGAATGCGGATGCAGCATCTGTTACAGACTTGGAGCTTGATCCTTTATTTGTTTTGTTAAATCCATTAAGTTGGTTTTTAAGCTCTTTTCCGCCTTTAATAGCAGTCTGCATATTACTATGAATAGCGGTCAGACGAGTATTCAAGGCGGCTGTTATTGTGTCAATTTTCGCCTGCATTGCGTCATCGCCTTCGGCTGCTCCTTGTGCGGTCGCCAGAGCGATAGCTAAGTCACCGGTAGCGGTTGTTGCATTTTGGATAGCGGGTACGGCATTTTCAAGGGCGGTCTGCTGCTCTTCGGTGGCGGTCGTTAAATCCTCGGTTTTCTTCTTAGCATCTTCCTTTTGAAGCGCATTGAGTTCGTTCATGGCTTGATCGATTGCGGTTGCCTCAGCTTCGGTATACTGCGCAACAATTAGATCAGCATAACGTTCGTTGTTGATCTTTAACTTTCCATCTACAACATCCAGACATGCAAGATACTCGTCATTCATGCTCAAGAGACCCTGCAAAGCGTCTGCACTCATATAACCATACTTGTTATATTCGTCCATAGCGGTTGTGCAAGCCTTATATGCAGATTGGATGTTGTCTATATTCTGAGAGATGGTTTCCATCTGTTGAATAGCAGACGATACGCCATTTACGGCATTTTCGATACCACCAAACATACCATTTTCTTCGCCAGCTTCAGCCACACCCTGAATAGAAGTCTTGTATTTCGTGGCTGCCTCTGTAAGAGTATTGATAGCTGCGGCCTGTTCGTCAGTTAATTCTACATCATCGGCAGTAAGACCAACAACATCAGATACTGTCATTGCACGAGAGTCTTTACCAAGAGATTCGGCAATATCATCAAAAGCACCTTGTAAATCATTTGAGAGTTGATTCTTAGTGGTAATATCGTTCCCATATGCAAGATTATCATATAGACTGTCATATATCGATTCAATATTATCCTTACCTTCTTGGGCAACAGCCTGAGCGTCATGCATAGAACGACCAATATATTTACTCAACCAGCCCATGCCAGAATAATCGCCCATTTCCCCACTATACAGTTCTTGAGCAATTTCGTCATTGCTTGAACCAGAGATAGCCATGATATCCGCTTTTGTGAGCTTTTTACCATCAGAACCAGTGCCGCCCTCAACACCTGCAATCATGCCTTTGACACGAATCATCTCACCATTGATGTCTCGCTCAAGTCCGGTAGCATCAAGCTTCATTAACTTGTCGAGGTCAATGGTGTCATCTTCTGTCCAGCACTTCTCTGCAATAGTCTCAATATAGCTGCGCACCTGATCTTCGGTAAGCGGAACAAGGCCATCTTCAGTCTGAAGCATCGGAGTGTAAGCCATGAGCGGCATTTCGGGGCTTTCTCTATAAAGATTGTCGTATACGCCGAGAACAGTGGAGTATCCACCTTCTTCTATTTCGCCAGGGTTGAATTTGTTTTGCTCAGCAACAAAATCTTTATACTTTTCGAGATTCTCTTTGGTCCAGTCAATCTTATCACGGTTGAAATTATCAACGTTGCCATACTTATTGAAACCGCCAGATTCCCACTTGGCTTCTGTTTCCTGGGCTTCTTCGACTGCGTCCTTATACTCTTTCGTCTTTTGGATTTTTGAATCAATTTTGGCTTCTTCAGAATCGGACAGAGGCTGCGGATTGTCACGGAAGTTTTTACTTGCAGAAAGATCATTAGAAAGATCGTATTTACCAACTTCTTCTTTATTCTTCTTCAGAACATCAGCGGAATTTCTGTAAGCAGCAACCTGATCATCCAACGCTTCTTTTTGAGCGGAAAGAATATTGTACAAGCCTTCATAGATACCTTTCTCTTCAAGGTCAGCATCAGAATATTGCTTTCTCAATACTTTTAAGGCTTCGGTAAGATCGTCATACCAGTCAAGAACCGACTGAGGATCATTTGGATCTTCGGGACCGATGACTAGTGAGTTATTACTAATACCTTTAAAGAGGTTGAAACCTTGAGCCTGTAAATCTTCAGCCATATCGTGATCAAAAGACGAAGTTAAAACATAGCCACCGTCAACAGCGCTTTTTGCATCGCTAACTAATTTCTGGCCTTGCCTTCTCTTATCATCTTCATAGTCATCAGTAGAAGCACGAACTTGCTCTTCACGAATTTTTTTCAAAACAGCAAGTTGATTTTCGTATTTACCATTTTGAAGATCAATTTTGTTGACTTTATCTTCGTCTAATGTACCCTGATCTTTAGCGAGTTGAAGAATTTGTTCCTGAATGCCTTTCGCTTTGTCATAACTATCAGTGTCCTAGGTCGATTTATCTCCAAGATTTTCATATTCATCTGCGAGTTCTTTCAAAGAAGTTTTTGTGTTGGTTGCAGCATCTGCTGCTTCTTTGGAAGATTCTGCGAGTTTATCTGTACGTTGCGCTGCTTCGATAATTTTCTTTGAGAAATAAAAAACTACTAAACCAATGCCAGCACCTACGGCCATATTGAGTGCAATAACACGAGCTTTAGCGTACAAGGTTGCAAGACCAAAAGCTTCAGTTGCCTCTTCACTTTCTGATGCCCATCTGATATAATCAGAGAAAGAAGAACCACTGCCACGAACAGCTTCGTCCATATCTTTAAAATTCTTATAGCCAACAGATACAGTAGTGAAAGTTTTCTTTAGTTGTGTTACAAGATTTTTAGCGGAAGATGTCAACTGTTTTAATCCACCAACAGTATTGCCGTCTTTATCAACGGAATAAGCTGTCAGGAAAGATAATATCGGTTTTCTTGAGGAGAAAAGAATTTATGGATGACAAAACAATTGAAGTCTGTCCGCATTGCGGAAGATTGGCATACTGGCCGAAGTTTGTATGTTACCATTGTGGATGTTTGTTGACTGATTATAAAAAATGGATAAAAGCGAATGATGAGGGGAAAGCTGAAATTTTATCGAAAATGAAACAGCCAAAAGAATATAAACCAATGTATGGACCAGGGAATCATCCTGAATGGATTGATGAATTTGACAAAGAAGATGCCCAGATTCGTAAATATCTCGCAGAGCAGGGGAGTAAGCCGCCAGAAAAGAAGCCGACCCCGAAGTACGTTCCAAAGTGCCCGACTTGTGGATCACCTGATATCGAAAAAATTTCCGGTACATCCAAAGCAGTGTCGTTCGCTCTGTTCGGTGTCTTCTCTAGTAAAGTGCGTCATCAGTTCAAGTGTAAGAATTGTGGGTATGAATGGTAAGACATGTCTAACTCGTATGGCATAAATAAAACACCCGGAACCTCGTCAGTTCTAGGTGTTTTTCATTCAGTCAAATGGATAAAATTCTTTGATTTTTGGAGAGCCATCGTCGTAAGCCATTTCAAAACACTCAATATTTGACATTGGAATACAAAGAATCTGGTCGCATGGCTCGTCATCTTTAGATTTTGAGTTTTCGTCTGTCTTTTTTGCTAGGACACTATTGTAATTAGTAAGGATTAGCCAATCATCGTCAGCTTGGTGGATAAGTCCACAATACGCACGACCATCAGATAAATAAACGATGATGTAATTGCAACCATCAAGATCTAATGTTGAAAGCCAAATATTTTGAATATCAGACAGTCTGAGATATGAAAACAGTCGATCAATCAATCCGATTCTCTGTAGTCCATACAAAATAAATGGCAGCATCGTACAAGTAACGACATAAATGGCCCCATTGAATCGTGTTATGGCACAAGCGTCTACTACTATCTTTACAATATAACTAATTATAATTGCCCAGAAAATAAAAGCAGAGTGGTCTTGCTTTTTAAGAAATATAAAATTATAAATAGTTAATGTAATTGCACCTGGAATAAAATATGCGAAAAGTTCTGGTAAGAATTCTATAATTTCTTTCATGTCATTTAATCACCTCTGTTTGACTTTTTCTTTAGGCTTTCCTGGATTTTGATTCTTTGGAGAATATGTGTAAGTTCCATTACGTTTTTGAATATGCTCTTGATTGCTTTTTGTTTCTGGATGTTTTACAGAAGTTTTGCTTTTGTTTTCCATGATTTAACACTCCTTTTACAAGAGTGTATCACATGCTGTCGTAAAAAGCAACGCAAATTCAAAAGCCCGGCCTCCCAGTAGTAGGGAAGTCGGGCTTGTTCATTATGATGACTGCACAGCAGTTATTTCAGAAGTTCAGCGATCTCTTCAGCAGTCATGCCGCTGGCCAGTGCGTTGGCAACAATGTCTTCTGCCTTTTTGCGATTCAGCTCTGCTGCAATCTTTTCATCAGCATCAGCCTTTTTCTTTTCGAGCTTTGCAATCTCTTTATTGATTTTCTTCAGTTCTACTTCCTTTGCCTTGCGGTCAGCATTCAGCGCGGCAATATTCGTGCCGAGTGCTGCAATTTCTTCAGCGAGAGATTCTGCGGCAGTATTTTTCTCAGCGATCTGCGCTGCGTAATCGACGCCATCGAGAACCTTTGTTTTATTCTTGCTTCCTTTGGGTCTTGGCATAATATAATACCTCCGTATATTTTGGATGCGCGATTGTACTTCTATTATAACCAGATTATCGTGTATAGTCAACGAATGTTTTATTTTCTCCTACTTATATCGCGCCAGAGAATGGCGCGTCTCCTCGTTTCCACCTACTTCTTTAAGTCGTCTGGTTACGTCTGAGGTGGACTTCTGAACTTTCGTCCAGAACTGACTATCCTTCCAGTGGTTGCTCACTGACCCTTTTTAGTCGATGAACCTTCTACCCTCCTACATTATATAATAGGGGAGTAGATCGGCTGCTGACCGCCCATTGTAAACGCTACTTAGCACTCGATCATTACCACATTTTAACAATATGGTAAAACCAAGCTTTTATCTCAGCATATAGTATCCATATCCTTGTTTCTATCTTTCGATTCCTACATTATACAAGTATAACAATAGGCGATATGGCTCTTAGGGTTTCCCAGCACTCTAGGGGTGTTTAATTTTATATGGTGTTGCATCCTATGTTCTTTAAACGCAACGAACATAAACGGGCATATTAACTTTACCTGCACCATTTTGGAGTTTGCCGTTCGCTTGCATAATAGACAGAATACCAGAAACGGCAGCAGCAATCGGAGGCAATGCCCCTGAAAGCTTAGTGATATTGTCTGTGATTTTTACGATGGTTGTTAAGAACGAAACTGTATATTTTACAATACCAGAATCAAGAACATGAGTAGACAGAGATTGGAAAGAAGCGTCCAACTGTGCAAGACGACCTTGAATAGAATCAAGGTATTTTGCGTTTTCCGCCAGCGCACTTCCGGTAGCATTTGCTGCTTGCTTCATAGCATCTTCTGCGACACTAAAGTTGTTAAGCAGGGCAGAAGTTGCTTGACCTCCACGCTTACCAGAAATCAATTCAGTGACATTTGCTTGAGTAACATCAGAAAGATTACCCCAAACCTGAGATAGCTCCTTCATAATCTGATATGTAGACTTAAAGTTTTTACCAGCTGCATCAGACATAATATCAACGCCGGTTAGGGATTTTAATTTACTACGAAGTTCAGATACAGAATTAGCCATGCCATCAATTTCAATGCCAGCCGATTCAGCATCAGTTTTAGCAGCACGCAGATACATACTCAGAGTTTTCAGATATGTACCACTAGTATCGTTATCCTGAAGAACACCGTTAACAGCGGCTGCCATAGCCATTGTCTCCTGATACGTATTACCAGCAGCATTCATTGCGGCGGCCGACTTCTGCATAATAACACCAAGGTCGTTTGCAGTGACAGGTTCAGTGTTTGCAATCTGGTTCATAACATCCAGAAATTCACTTGCCTGATCGGCAGCCAATCCAAAGCCTTGCATCGCAGAGATTAAGTAAGAAGAAGCATCGCTCGCAGATTCAATACCGTCACCAACATTCTTCATCAGACTACTGACACGAGCAAGTTCCTCAGCTTCCTGTTCTGTGTAACCAAGACGCGCCCAATCGGCTGTGCTATTGATAAAGTCACTAATACTAATACCTAGTTGTGTAGCATTATCTGCAGCTCGATCCATAAACGACTCGTATTCGCTTGCAGTTAAACTTGTGACTTTGCGGAGCTCTGTCATTGCAGTATCGATGTCAACGACGTTTTGGTAAATTTTCTGTGCGGCTTCTTGCATTTTGTGCAACGCAGCCATGGTGATCATAGTGCTCAAATGCTGGCCAAAAAGCTTTTCAAAAATATCAAGTAAATTCTGCGCCTCAAGACCAAGATCTTTTGCCCTTTGTTTAATTTTTGCAAGATCCTTACCGAGTTCATTATCACGCATCCATGCCGTTGAAGAATCCAAATCACTCTGAAGCTTTTCAACATCTCCGGCAAGTTCACTCTGCATGATTTTTGGATATTTTTCCAAGTAATCGTGTAATTCACTCTTTAAATTTGAAATTCTCGTTGATGCTCTGATGAAAGAATTTTCAAGTGTGTTTCTTGTTGAGAGGTCCTCAGCTAGTCTCTTATACTCTTTTAATGAAACCGTCAAAGCAAGGATCGCACTATTATAATCTTTTACATATTCAATCCCATTTGCATTGGCCTATTCAACAGCGACCTGATCTTTATTGCTTCCGTCAACGTTTAGTTGAGAATGCATTCTATCATAAAAATCATCAAGAACCCTTGAAGAATCCTTTACTGTTTTATGCGTAGAACTATCGCCAGCACCCGCTTTTTCCAATCGACCAAGAACTCCACTAAGCTGTGTCTTGTAATTTTCAAGCGTTGCAATTTCTTTGTTGGTGACTTGGGTAGATTCTTCATCTGTTTTTATACGTTTTCTTTTTGCCTCATTAACAACATTTTCTGCCTGAGCTTTTTCATGCAACAAGTCCAAATAAGATTGCTCAAGTTGTAAACCACGATTTTGTAATTCATCATTGAGTGCTTTCAAAGCTGTTTCTGCTTCTTCGTACTGAGTATTATACTGTTCTGCTTTCCAAGGAAGATTTGCAGCAGTAGCACGTTCTCTTTTTTCACCGGCATTTTGCATGCGGCTAACTTGGGTACGATATTCGGCCATCAAGGCATCAGTCTGTTGTTCGACATAATTGGAACGATTTGAATTAAACTGCTTAGAATTAGCTGCTCGGATTTTGTCAGAGTTCTCAAATGCTTTCATATAAGCATCATTTCCAGCAAGATCAATCCCACTGTATTTGGCAGCCTCTTCTAATTTTTCAATATCGTCAGTTAGCCGCTGAATTTCCTCATCTGTTTCTTTTAATTTTTCGACATCTTCGTCTTTAAATAACGCTACACGATGAGTTGATTCCTTATTTAATTCCTGATATAGACTGATAATTTTTTTGAGAACCTCAGCGTCTGCTTCGTTGTTCGCTTTTATACGAGCGGCATCTGAACTATTTGAAATTGCAGAATCTATTCCGGAAATATTATTGTGATATTGAGAAGTGTATTTTTTATACTCTGGAGAAGAATTTAACCCTTTGTCATGGATCTCTTTTCTAAGAGCACCAACTTTTTCTTTTTGATTTTCCAGAAGATTTTGTTTAGTTGTCTGATCCACTGGGGCAGCATTACGAAGATCTTTATATAATTTTACTTCTTCATTAAGAGCTTGATTGTATTTGTTTAATAAATCAATATTTTCTTTCTTTATTGCAGCAGCTTCCTTTGATACCTTTGCCTCGTATGCAATTTGATCTTGAATCTGTTTGTTGTTTCGCACAACATCGACATCAGCCCATGCGGAATCAACCAATCCGCCATATTGTTGGCTATAAGAATTGATTTCGTGTTCAGAAGCTTTCATAATTGCCTTTTGAGTAGCAATAGCATTCCGAATCATTTGCTGTGTCGCCAAGTCATCTGTTTTCGCTAATTCTTCACGTTTCTTTTGAATTTCGGCAAACGCATTGATATATTTTGCTTTAGCGGTTTCAATCGCATTAGTTGCCTGAGTGAGATTATAAGCTTGCTGATTCTTATCAAAATTTGTGGAACTATTTACTCTAGCTTTTTCAACAAGCGTGTTAGCATTTGCAACCTCTGTGAAATTATTGATGGGAATACCCGAGGCGATTGAATTGTCCTTAAGAATTTTAATCTTGTCAACAATATCACTTATTTTATTATCGACCTCGGTTAAAGTAGCAACATCTTCAGATTTAACTAGACTTGAACGCTGCTGATAAAGTCGAATCAGCTTATTTGATTCGGAAACAATGTCATCTATAACACTACCAACATTCTTCTCATCCTGTTTTTGTTGAGATTTGGCGGCGGCTTCATTCGCTTTCTGAATTGCAATAGCTTGCTTCTGCGCAGCTTGTGCCACTTTATCACGTTCTGCAGCTTCTTCATCAAGAGCTTTTTTTGCTTCCTCCTGAGCCTTGGTATCTGCATTTTGTTTTGCAATATCAAACTTATTGTCAGAACTAGCTTGAGCACGATAATATCTTAGAGCTTGTTTTCGAATACTTTTGACTTTTAAAGGATTATAACCAGTTTCGCTTGCTGAACGCATTTTTTCACTAAGTTCTGTTTCAACCATGCGAATGTCTTCTTCAACTTGATTTAAGTCGAAAGCTTTATCTGGGTTTGTATATTTGCCACGCTGCTTCTCAAGACTGGTTAACTCTCGATAAATGGATTCGATTTCCTTCAAATTATCAAGTTCGGCCTGGTTATATTTCTTTTGCTCTGCTGCGACTTCTCTATTAAATGCTTTGTTTTCAGCATCTGCCTTTTTTTGAGCGGCTATCGCAATTTTTTGCTGCTCCTGCTCTTCCTGTTGCAGCAGTTTATTAGCCTCTTGCTGAATCTTTAAATCATCCGAATCAACAGGACGAAGACGAGATTTTTTCTTTGTTTTAGTTGCCGAAGTCTCATCATTAGATGTTTCACTATTCTCAATGGCAATATTACCTTTTAGCTCAATTGGACTCTTGGGCACTGTAATATCATTCTCAGTCAGCGTAACATGCCCGGGAATCTCCACTGGTGTCTTTGAAGGGGTGATATCTTCCGGATTCAATGCAACCTTTTCAGCAATCGAAGGTGCATCCACTGTATTCTCTTTGACAGTGGTAACTCCGTTTTGCTTCAGTTTTTCAAGTTCCGCGTTGTTCTTTTCCAGTTCTGCTGTCTGGTTCGCAAAACCCTCATTGGCCACTGCAATGCTATCAGCAGTTTGTTTCGCTGCGTTACCGACCTCTGCATAATATTTTGCTGCTTTTGCCAATAGATCGGTCAGATAATTGATAGCGGCATCTTTTTCTCCAAGGAACGGTTCTTTGTCTCCAGAAGACGGGAAAATGCTGTTCAACTCAGACATTTCTTTGAGCAATTTGTCTTTTGTCTTATTGTCTGTTAATTTTGATACATCAATATTATTCCAGGCATCTGCAAGACCAGAGAGCATATGGATGGCCTGAATCATAGTATTCGGATCAAAATCACCTTTTGCACTTCCAAGCAAAGAACTTGACCAATCTTTTATGCTGTCCATATACGGTTTTATATGTGCCGTATCCAAGTCAGGAAGTTCTTTTTGAAACTCTTGAAAAGAGCTGAAAATGTCTAATCCTGAAGAGCCACCATATTTGCCCTTCATAAGATTTGCCAGATTCTTGGTCGCGCTGGCAATCAATGTAACGACTCGCCGCCAGTCCTGCTCAAAATCAACGGCCGCCGCATTCATATCGCCCATAGCCTTATTCGCATCAGACAATCCCTGTGCGGTCTTTGCAGTGGCAGCACTAGCATTCTCAGAAGCCTTTGCCTGATGATCGGCCAGATTCTGATAAATAATATCCTTTTGTTTTACAGCGGCCGCTTCTGCGTTTTCATTCTTTGTGGCAGTATATTGCGCATTGGCCATCTGCTCCATGATTTTGTCATCAGACGGAATATTGACTTTTTTCTTTGCGCCGGTCTGAGCTGCAGCTCCATTAACACCTTTTATAGTTGGGGTGATCGCAATACCATTGAAAGCAGCCTCAACATCTTTCCGTATTTTAGACAGCTGATCTGGAGCAATATTTGCCACGATAGCAATGTCATTAAGCCCTGCTTCAATCTTAGTTTTCAGCGCGGTGACACTATCGTCGCTAATCGTTCCTACTACATCAACAGGAATCTCTTGTTTAGCAGCCGTACTTGCATCAACGGCAGTGGTCTTTTTGCCCTTTTTTGTATGCTTTGTAGAAGTAGTAGAGGTCGAAGCAGATGCGCCTTCCAGCTTTGAATAATCAAGACCATCAATTACACCTTGCAGTTGGTCTCTGATCGTATCGAGGCTGGCCTGGGTCGCTTTCAAGTTGACTTTTGTTTCTGTCTCTTTTTCTTTGAAAACATCCAATGCCTTATCAACATTCGAGATTTTTGCCATAATAGGCACAAGATGTTGATCGCCCTCTTGGTATTTAGAAACACTCTTTAGAAGACTGTCTACGTCCAGTTTGCCCTTGATCTCAACGCCGTCTTTTGGGTTTTTTTTATTGATATCTTCTTGTAATTTGGCGGCATCAATTTGCGGGTCAACCTTAACTTTGATGCTCAATTCTGGTTCTCTCGCCATGTTTTATTCCTCCTTCTGGAGCAACCAATCTCCGAATCTAAAAAAAGCAGGCTTTAATAAGTCTGCTCATCTTTTTGATTATTTTGTATTGTCGTGATTGATCCGCTGCTCGACCATATTTGCGATATCTTTATTGTGTTTATTGACATCTTTCTGAGTATTCGTCATAAACGGACGCGGTTTCATCCACCTATAGCGCTTGTGTGTCCATGGATTTCGTATGTTGTCACTTTCAAGCAAGCGGGGGAGTCCATCTGGATTATGATATTCTTTATGGTTTGCAAGGCGAGGACCTTCAACTTGAGTTTCATTATACACGGTCAAAACGCGACCATGTACAACATCTCTGATATTTGAATCATCCAATAATCCGCCATTGGTTTCACGACGTTCATATTCAACAGGGGAATAGGTTGCATAAACATCTTGCTCTACATGAGATTTCATCTTATCTTCCACATAATCTTTAACCTCATTTTTCAGAGCTTTATTTGCCCGTTTCATAATTTCTCGCTGAAGCCCCTCAACGGTATTGAATGATTTCTTCCCCATAGTTTACTCCTTGCTTTCGGCGACTGCAGAAATAAGCTCTGTCGTATCAATTGAAGGAGCACCATCGAGCATTCCTTCAGGAGTTTTGACGCTATAGTTATCTTTCTCTACCGGTTTCTTCAGATTTTCTTTAGCGATTTTTTCAATCATTTTGTTCATGTCGAACTGATCACCAATGCCGCTCAGTACCTCGGCGGCCAACTGCATCAACTGTTCAAATGGCTGATTCTTTGCAGCGGCTTCAAATGCAGCCATATACTGCTGGCGGGCAATCTCGATTTTTTCGCGGCAAGCCTTGTTCAGTGTAGTCAGAATATACTTGCGCGGAGCCTCGTTCATCAACTTGGTCGTTTCATCAGAGAAAGCCAGTTCACTCATCTGGTCCTGGTCCATCTCACTGGTTTCAAGACCAGTAAACATGATCAGTGTTGTAATTCGGAAAGCGTAGTCATACAACGCCGGCTCGTAACGTCCATCGCGCTCAGACAGGCTTACCACGCTGTCAACAAACAAAATTCGTTCAGCCAAAGTCAGATTATTCTTTGCATCCATAAGTATTAGTCCTCCTGATTTAATTTATTGTTTTCAAGTTCCATCTTTACAGCTGTCGCAATGCACATCGCGTCAGCTTCATCAGACGAAACATCTTCTCCATAATAGGTTTTCACATAGTCGATGGCCTGCTGCTTTAATTCTGCACGCTTTACTCGACCCTGCTTAAATCCTAATATCTTTCGCCACTCGGATGGCTTAATGATCTCATAGGGGATATTGTTTAGCTCGCATACCCCCATAATCGCTCCTTGCAGCTGTGCCAGCTGGATCAATGTTTTTGGCGAGCTTTGCAGTGCAACATCTTCGATCACTACAAGGTCTGGACGATTGTTCTTGATGCGGCTCTGGATCATCTGGCGCATCATTGTCGAGCGTTCCAAGACATCCTTGGTTTTGCTCAGGTCGATCAGCGAGTGATAAACAGTGTCGCCATCAATGGTACAGACACCCGTTTTGCCGAGAGCCTGGTCAAAAGCAATGATTTTTATAATAAACACTTCCTTTTTCTTTTTGGATGTGGTAAAATTCAAATTTGAAGAACACCTGCGTATCCCTTTTGGGAATTATTAAAACGGCGAGAATTAGTAGGGGCTTCCCGAAGTCCAGTAGTACAGCTGCTGGCAGAAAGGAGGCCCGTATGATGATTGACTTCGACACCATGTCTAAGTTCGTTCAATTCGTAGCTGCTTTGGTGACTATCGCCAAGTTTGTTATGGAAGTAAGCCAGCCCCGGGCATAAGCGGGGCCAATTGTCCGATTATTCACTGAAGCTCCTATGCAAATTAGAGAGCGGAAAGTCGCCACGTGGGTGTTCTTCTTATTTGTGAGTTTCCTCATATCAACGCGCAATTGCAATAATTGTGCGCTCATAAAAGGGGCAGAGCCCCGAAAGACTCTGCCTCAAATTCAAGAAACGCTCAAATAAACAAAATGATATCCATGAGCAATATGACTATCATGTACTACGGCATAATAAATACTGTTTTCCGGGATACCAGTTTCTTTTGATGCCTCTTTTACTGTTTTATAAATGATATCTGTTTCAAGACATTTAACTGGACGGCCATAAATTTGAGTTCGCTGATTAAAAATACGCGAATCGACAATTCCATATTCTTTGTATTCATCCAGCTTTGCAAAATGATGGCCATGTGTAGAATAATTCTTGTGTCGAACAACTTGAGTAACACAATTTGCCTTAATCCCATAATGAGCTGCACAGTTTTCGATAGAATCAAAAATTTGTTTTGTGTCCAAATCAATTACTGGACACGGTGGGCACTTTTGCTTCCCTGTGAATTTCCCGTGTTTAGCGGCAGACATTTTCTTGCGAGATTCAAGAGATGGAACTCTCCCATAATTAGGACTGTTTTCACCTGATAATCCACAACCAAGACTTCCACCTGGACTAATATTTAGAAGTAGTTTTGGAAATTTTTCTTTAAATTCAGGTATAAGGGAAATCTCCATATTTACAGCTTCTTCCTTTGATAGTCCATTGGCAATAACGATATGATCATAAGAGCCCTAACCATGTTTAAGAATTGAATTATAAAAATGACTATATTTCAACCCTTTATAACCACGGCCATTTAACCATCGTTTGTTAGGATTATCTCCGTATTTAGTTATGCCAATATATGTCGCGCCGTTAATTTTGCTTACATGTTTATAAACACAATATGTATTCTCAATGCTGTTCAATTTAATACCACCTTATAAAATAAAAATGGCATGGCCGCATTCCAGGCCACGCCTTAATTCAACGATGACTTAGCCCTCATTCGGGAAGATTAACGAGAACATGTCGCCATTCTCGTCGGCCAGAACGTCGAAGGTCATGGTCAGAGAAACGGGATCGCCGGTGTTCTGCCAGGACAGCTCGAAGCCGGCCTGAGGAGCAGCCTTGTACCAGATGGGATGTGCCTCGATGATGTCGTCGCTCTCGGTCTTGTAGGGAATGGAACCCTCGACACGATAAGCCTTGGGGAAGTGACGGCTATCCAGGTGCACAACCTGAGCGGCTGCCTGCTTTGCGTAGTAATAAACAATGTAAGCAGTATTCTCAGTTGCTTCAGCAACGGTAACCTCAGTGCCGCCCTCAGTAACAGTAGCGGTGACCTCGGTGCCCAGATCGTCATCAGCCTTAAAGACCTGAATGGCGGTGGTGCCAGCAGCAGTAGAAATGGTCAGCTTACCAGCCTCGGTGCAGGTGACCTTCTCGCGCTTCAGGAAGTTTGCGGTGGTGCCCAGGTCGTTGCCAGACAGCATCTGGAAGACCTTGACGGGGTAAACCTGTGCCTCGATGGTCAGAGTGCCGGTACGAGAGCCGTCAAACTGCACGCGGTTAGGTGCGCCCTGGCCGCCGGTTGCGAACACGCGGTCACCCTCAAAAGAGGTAGAAGTGACGTTAGCCCAGTCAACATTCAGGAACAGCTTCTTGGTGGAGTAGTCGACCAGCATCAGATCGGCGACCTCGCGGTTGGCGAAATTTGCATTCTTGTTAGCCATAATTGTTATCCTCCTATAGTTTCGTTTTCTTTGTCAATTCGCTCTATCCATTTCGAGGGGTCATATTTACCGCCCCAAACGGAGTAATTCATTTCAGCGATATTTAGTTGTTTTGCGCGTAATAGTTGGGAGAACGTATCTCGTATCTGTCCAACTGTCAGCTCAAAGATGTTTGAATAATTCAAACTTGGATGAAAAGTGCATAAGAGAGAAATCATGTTCGGCAGCTCGAAATTCGGGTCTGCCTTTTTTGTTTGTTTGAACTTTTTCTTCTTCTTTTGGAACTTCTCATAAAACAAGCGATCTTTTTCAGTCTTGAATTTTGGAGCTTCTTCCGGGATGTCGCTTTCGTCGATATCAACCATCTGCAGGCAAAGCTTTGTTACGGTCGAATAGTTGTTTCTGTCGATATAGCCACCGATAGAAAATCCTTTTTTACCACTATTTTCTTTGTCGATAAAAATTGCTCGATGCTGCTCGTCCCACTCCAATTTCCCAGAAACAAAAAGACCCAGAGCCGAAATCAGTTCAGCCCTGGATTCATCTGTCGATGTAAGAATATCGAACATTGCAATATTTGCTTTTTGCTCACTTGTCATTTGCTCCCAGATATCTGGCATCTTCATCATAGTTGCCGCATCATGGTAGTATTTTTCTGGGGTATATAAAAATAAGGTCAGTGCGTATTGATACTGGGTATAGCCAATCTTCAAAATATCTTTCAGAAAAGGGGAGTGGATTCGCCCAACGTCTTTTAGCTGCACACCATATGGACTCAGATGATCAAGGTACGAAATTTTTCTCATCAGCGAGCCCTCCTAAAAGAGCCGACCTGATAAACAAGCATTCGTCCGTAATAGCACTGCGCTGGCTTATAGATGCTGCTTCCAGCCTATTCAAGCGGTCCAATTCCAAATTCTTTGTTTCCATTCAGAAGCTTATCAATATCACTGGCCAAAATATCAATGCGTGTCCCAGCCTGTCCTTTCCGATGATATGTCTGCATAAGGTTTTTACTGCAATATGCAAATACGTAAATGGTCATCATCGTAATAGAATCACCGCTGGTTTGTTCTGGCACGACCTCAACACACAAAAACGTTTTTGAGTTTTCCTGCGTATCTGGAACATACTCATACTTAAACACGCATCCACCTTCACCCGACCCATTCTTACCAAGCAGAAGAGTTTCGGGATCGTCGATATTATCTGTATTGCCCAATAGGACATCAAGGACATTTTCGTCATTGATCAACTTGGAAACGACCCGATTTTTGAATACCCCGATCTCATCGAGATTCATATCAGATCACCTCCAATTCGATCTTTTCGGTAAGGCCGGCTGCTTTAACCGTCAGTACCACGACTTGTCCAATCAACTTAGAATCATCCACACAAGTGATCTTGCACTTTGCACCGGTCGTAGTCGTATTACCGCCTTTGAAACATACTCCCGCAGGAGTACAATCGCCGGTAAGCGTCCATTCTGCGCCGTCGTACACTTCGCCATCGATTTTCGCAGTAAATAGCTTGCCAAATCCGCCCGTTGGGATGGATGGTTCGCCCGTAAACTCTATCGAAAGCACTCTGTCGTCTACGATGTTATCGTCAGGATAGGTGATTTCCACGTTATCGGAAGCATCTTCAGGCACATAATTGCAGATCATTTTCTCTACATTGTCTGTTTCTGCGTTGTAAAGATCCTGTTCAACGTTAAACGAGAGGAACCCGATCTGGTCATTATCATAGTCAATTCGGCCAGTCATCTGGTCAATCGACGTGATTCGATAGGTCTTTGGTTCTCCATTGACGATCTCCAACATCAGCCGTTTTCCAATGTTCAGACGGGCAGAATACTCGTCGAACGGGGTTTGAATGCGGAATTCACGGGTTGAATAACTCATTACCTTATTCTCACTCAGGTTGGAGTAATACGGCTTTTCCACAGTTGCCCATAGAGATACGATCTTTTTTGTCTGGTCATCCTGCCACACGATTTGTTTCTGGCAGATCTGAATGCGGCCGCGCACGGTGATCTCATCGTCTGCATCACGTTCTGTAATCAGCCAGTGGCTCTTACCCCAGTACATAATGCTGCCGATCTCAAAATCCTCACCAGGTCTTGTGCGGAATATTTTCTGGTTTGTAACAGTAGACGATATAATACTTACCCAGCGGGGTACGTCATCTATCGTTACTTCTTTATAAGAAGGATTGACTGGCGCTAAAAAGCGCGTATCATGGAGTGCCTTATTGACCACCCTGTCGCGCTGCGTCTCTCCATCCTGTTTCAGCATGGCTCTATATTGAGATCTTGTCATATCCCACCGCCTTACTGTGTCCATTCAGAAACACTGTTTGACTTAAAGGAATACAAGTTCATCTCAGCAGTCAATTTACGCTGCGACTGCGCTAAAAGATCTTTCATCTGCTCCAGTAGCTTAGCAGGGGAGAAGAAAGAAAAGTCCTTGGTGCTCATAGCGTTCTTCAAAGCGTCAGAGTTGTAAACATACGGCTCCAGCTAATGCACAATCATGCTCAACGCCAGAATACTTTGTTCCTTGCGGGTCAGAGTAACATTGAACTGCTGCAGCTCATCATCATAGTCAGTCAGGTCTTGCACGCAAATGTCAGCAAAATCATCAATGGCGGCCTGAAGCAGGTCGCTCTCTGCATCTGCAAACATCTCGTCAGTATATCCTTCCTTGTCATAATCTCGAATGCGCCCACGACAGCGGGCATAGATACTTTCAAAAGTGGTTGCCATGACCCGCCTCCTTTACATCAAATTGTGTCTTCCAATTCAACAGACAGGGAGTCCTCCAGCGCCTTAATCGCACTGCGGCTGTCCAACTCACCGGTTTCAATCTTTTTCTTAGCCTCAGATGCAATCGCATCCTTTGTGCCGCCCGGCAGTGTCGGGACGATCTTCTTAATCTCATCGGCGGGCATTGTAAACACGTCATTGAAGTTGTCGGTGGTCAGACTATTTTTGTAATAGCGCTCAACGCCAAGCTTCTTGATAATGGCGGGATCATCGATCAAAATCCAATTTTCCTCAAAGAACCGGCGTTGATTACCGCGCATAGAAACCAGCTCGCGATACTCCATTTCCTGAACATCGCCAAAAGCCTCCCACTCAACGGTATAGCCGGGATTCAAGGTGGACTTATAGATCAGATTACCAGCTGTGCCATTGCGGCACTCCACCATGGTCTCGTTTGTAATTTCGACTACGGGCTCGGTTGCTACAGGAGCAGCAGCTTTCGCGGCTGTAGTCTTAGTTGTACGTCTTGCCATTCGTTCCTCCTATTTAATAAAAGAAGCGGCAGGGTTGTTGCCCCACCGCCATTCAACTCAAATTATCGATCAGGCCATCTTGTATGCGCCGAAGTCACGATCAAACACAATGGCAATGCCAGTGCGTTTCATCATCAGGAACTCCTGGCTCATATCGGCGTTGTTCATCGGGGTGCCCATCAGCATAGTGACATCACCCTCGGTAACGCGCTTAATGGGCTTGGTGTCGCCAGCAAACACGTACAGGGTCTTGTCATCCAGGATGAAATCGGTGGTACCGGTAGCGTGACGCTGCTTCACAGCAATCAGCTCAGTACCATTGAAGCGGCCAAAGTGACCCATTGCGTACATATCTTCCTTGGCGGAATCAGACACAACGGCAGTCTTGATCTGACGCAGAGCCTTACGGGTGCCAACAATCACAGCGGTCTCGCCAGTAGAAGCCTCAACATGCTCGATCAGGTCCAGCAGCTTGTCCTCGTCAAAAGAGCCGGTCTCAATGTAGGGAGCATTCAGCTTGCTGAACATGCCAACGAATGCAGCATATGCAGAATCCAGCTCATCCTTGGTGAAGGACTTGGAAACGATATCAACAAACTTGTTAAAGTCGATACGGCCAGCCAGAACACGGTTCAGCTCCTCGTAGATCTTAATAGCGTGCAGCTGAGTATTGACGGTGATGTCAGTACCAGCTTCCAGACGCTGACGGCGCACGCCCTGAGTACCCTCGGCGATATCGGCAACAGCAAACAGGCACTCGCGCTCGATGTGGAACTTGGGAGTGTCGCCCAGAGCCAGGTTGCGATCCTCGACCATGTTCATAAAGAACTCGTCGCCCTTCAGACCTTCCTCAGAAATAACATTGACCAGCTCCTCAACAATAGCGAACACCTTGGAGCAGCTGCCATCACGCAGAGCCTTAATATCCAGCTTGGTGGAACCGCCATTTGCCTCAACCAGAGCCTTACGCAGAGCCTCCTGGGTGTCGTTCACAGAATAATCACCAGCAACGTGGCCCTTGTAGCCATCGAGAGCCAGCTTGACCAGATTAGAATCAATAGCCATGGTATAAACCTCCTATAATAAAAATGGCCGCCCGCTTTAAACGGACGGCTTTATGTTGATTTCTTAAAACTTCGGAATCACTTCAGGGTGATCATGTAGTAGGTATAGCGACCATCACCAAAACCAACAGTCTCAACGAAGTCAATGCAGCCAAATGTCTTGTCATCAGCGGTCTCCTGAATCTGGATCTTGGTGTCATCGGCAGCAAAACCGACATACTTGCCCTTTGCAGGAGTGCCATTAAATGCCTCGGCAGTAGCAGAGAAGCCACCCTTTGAAACATTCAGAGCGTAAACGCGCACGGGCTTGCCAGCCTCATTGACCCACTCGGGCAGATAGTGTGCCACGGTCTGATCATAGAACAGCTCAACGCCAGCGGTCAGATACAGGTCAGCAACGGTGGAAGTTGCGGTAGGAGCGGTAGCCTTGTAGACCTCGCGACCCAGCTTCTCGCCCAGAACAACCAGCTGAGCGTTATCGATCTCAGCAGCATTGGACTCCTTGTAGAAAATAGCACTCTCCAGCTGAGCACCATCCATGGTGCCACCCAGCTTGTCAATGCGCACAACAGCATGCTTATTATTAGCCATAATTATGTACCTCCTAATTTTTGGTAAATTACTTATTGCCGAGATAGTGTTCGATCAGACCACCATACGCGACATCTGAACCGTTCTGGGTGCCACCCACGCCAAAGCGGACAGTTCCTTTGTTGTTTTTATTGGGAACATAAGAAAACTCAGCACTCTTACGGCCAACCAGCGCATAGCACTTGGTCTCCAGATCGGAGTAGCTGATCTCCTTGTTCTCTTTCAGTGCAATATACTCAGCATCTGCGCCAAGCTTCTCGTCAAAGGTGGCAAACAGAGCGTTGCGCTTTGCTTCCATCTCAGCGGCTTTTGCGTCAGCTTCGGCCTTTTCGTATGCCTCCAGCTTTGGTTTGATCTCGCTAACTTCATTGGCCGCTTTAGTAAAGCTGTCAGACAGTTCAACAAGTTTGTCAGTCAAAGTAGAAAACATAGTGATTAGGCCAGGCATTACGTCGCCATTATCCCAGTCCTCATAAATAACTTTTTTGCGTTTAATATTCTCGTACTCCAGAACAACATTGTCACCGTTCATAGAGTAGGGAATACCCATCAGTTGATATGTGCCAGAATCGGTTACAATAACTTCGCTGCCCTGAATATCAGTAAGCCAATACTTAGGAATCATGCATTCATTGTCCCAACGAGAAGGAACCTGAACCTTAAGCAGCGCATTATAAACTTCATCACGAAGCTGATTAGCGGTCAAAGTAAATTCGCTGGACGTAGCGGGTTCGTCTTCTTCGGCTGGCGCAGTATTCTCAGCGGGAACCTCAGTTGTTGCATTTTCTGCACCTTCTTCAGGTGCGGTGTTTTCGGCAGGAGCAGCCTCAGATTCGGTCTTTGTCGCAGTATTCTCTGCGGCGGGAGTCTCAATCTCAGGATTCTCCACAGCGCCTTCTGCCACGGCATTTTCAGTCATAGCAGGATTCTTTTCATTTTCATTCATTGGCGTTGTATCTCCTTTCTCCTTATCGGATGGATTATCATTTTGCGCAGTATAGTTCTGCTGAATTGCTTGATACTCATAGAGCCGGTCGCGGATCTGAGCAGTAATATCTTCAACAGAAAAATTGGCAGTAACGCAGCTGCCTGTCATAGCGGGCTTGATACTCGGATCAGTCGTAGACAGAATGCAGCAACCGTCAAATTTAAAAGACCCCACAGGAACGTTGCCGTTCTTATCTGCGGGGCCACAAGCCATATCGGTCAGCTCAACACTGTGATTCTTCGTACCATCGCGGGTAAAAATATCTACAGGATCGCTAAACTTTGTCCAAATCAAACCATCAACACGCAAATACTCCCGTTCAATACCGGTGCCGTCATCCTTAACGATCCAGCGAGGATTACAAGATTCAGGGATAACACCATAAGCTTGACCAGCATAGACGTATTTCACGTCTTTATCGGTGATTCGCAATTCATGTTCATGTCCTTTAAAATCCTTATCTTCCTCGTCAAGTTCATCTACAACATAACCAAGGATCGGCGTATTACAGATTGTCGGTACTGCTTTGTTGATCGCGTCTTTTGTAAAACTTGTCTTATTGAGGTTTGCTCCAGTGTGCATTACATCAATGCTGACATCAATGAAGCGAAAATCAGAAGATTCGTATTCGCCCTTCTTAATAAAAGAAACCGGATATCGTTGATTCATTCTGTTTTCACCTCCTCGTCAGCAAAATAAAAGCCCTGGCGAATCGCAATCTGCAACTCAGCCAGAGCATTTTCAAACACAGAATCGTATACAAAAACATACTTGTTTGTTGGGTCTATTCGTAGCATCAGAGCGCCACGGTCGGTCAGGAACTTTGCCATCCCGGCGGAGTGTGCTCCGTGTACGATAACTTCATAAATCTCCTGACTCATCTTATGCCTCCTGTCTATCAGCGCTTACATTGCCAGCATCAGACAGGCCCTCGCCCTTACTTGCGTTTGTTGGGCGGCCACCTTCATCCCCGGCGGAACCGGACTGAGTATTGGAGCTCTTGAGCGGTGTTTCACCAGCACTAAGTCCCAGGATTTCATTTTCAAGATAAGTCATGTTCTCATAATCGCTGCCCGCATAACCAGTAGTTGCAAGAGCGGCGGTTCGAGTCGGCATACCATAGGTGGCATCCTTGAGATATCTTTCATGCATCTCAGTCACGTTATAATGAGTGACTGGTAGGAAGTTTAGGCGGAACTTATAAGAACTGGAAACGCTCTTCAGCTTGCGATTGATCCAGCGTTCCAACTGTCGCATCACTGCAAACACGATCTCCTGGTCATTCACAGTACACAGCTGCAGGGTAGTAGCAGAAGGATCTTCGCCACCGCCGAACAGATTCTTATTCACGCCAGCGCCTGTAAAGAATGTGGCCTCAGCATTTGAGACCTCTTTAGAGTCACTGTTCACGCCGCTCTTTTCAAAGTTCCAGCTACTGATCTTCATGGGAGTAAGAATTGCGCCAATATTCGGCGGAAGTACATTACTCATCATGTCATAGAACTCTTTTGCTGTATCATAGTCGATCAGGAAAGAGCCGTCAGCATCATTCACTGGAATCTCCATTGCCAGCGCCTTATAGTTATTGGTCTCACTTGCGTTTTTACTGATGGCACGGTAGTCTTCAATATCGGCAAGCGCACTAAACAAACTCACAAACGGGGGAATGGGGATATAATCGTGCTCGTTTACTTTGATGCAAATGGACTTGGAACTGTCCAGCTCCTGCCACTTGTAGTTCTGCGAGTCAGCCTTATATTGGTTATACATCGTCTCAAACTCTGGCGGATAGTTGGGCAGCTTATCTTTGTTGGAATCAAAATAAGAAAAATCAAAAGCAAAGTTATAAACGCCGTCCTCAATGCTGCTTATTTTACAATAGTCTGCATCAAGATTTTGAAAAGCAAAACTGTCATTTGTCTCCCACGCATAGCCATAGTAAACGTCATCGCGGAATGCAATTGTCAGTATCTTCGTGGCTTCGTGCGAGATATTCATCAGCTCAACTGCTGTTACAGCAGAATAATACGCCTTCTTAAATTTATTGGCGTTAATTGTCTTAGAGCGATCAAGTCCATACGGAGAAATCGTGTAAGAATATGTAGACATATTCGCAAAATACTGAATCAGTCGGCGATAGTAGTTTGAAATATTGAATAGATATTTACTCATATTTCGCAGCTGCTTCTCATAGTTGGCGGGGTTGCCAAGATAGGTGACGATCTGATCTTTCGTATATTTTGTATATGTCGGATTTGTGTCGGTACTCGATGCCAGATTACGGATACCGATATGTGACAAGTTCGCATAAACGCCATTGACAAGATCCTGATATGTTACATAAGAGGTCTTACCATCTTTGGCATTTGTTACGCGGACCTTTTTCTGCATTTTATCTTCAGCCATTACAGTCCTCCCTTCTTTAACACAGGCGCTCTAAAGTTAAACGTGAGCGAAGTTGGTTTTTTATTCTTCTTCTCCATGCTTCGTTCAACTTGCTGCGCAATGTAATAGTTGTAAGACAGGGAAGAGTAGCGGTCTTTACGGCAGCCGGATTTCTCCTTGACCTTGATAACGTTATTCACAGTTTCGTAGCCCAGGTTCACGAGTTCGTTTACAGCAAGTCCGGTATTGATATATGGCATCTGTAGTGCGGCTCGTTCAGTAGGCGACATTTTATCATAGCCTTTATAGATTTTGCGCAACTGGTCTTCACATCCGTACTCACTCTGAAGCAGATGGATACGTCCTTGCTGGAAACCGCTGCGTAATCCAATGGCTACATCGCTATTAAACTGGGAGCTGCCCATAATAGCCTAGATGACCTTGCGAGCATTTTTGTCAGCACAGCGAGATGCGATTTCTTGATTGTTACAGCAGCTGATCGCAGGATATGTTTCGCCTGTTTCTGGGTCATACATATCGCGCATCAACAGGTCAACCAGAGGCAATCCAACACCTCTACAGTCAACCCCGATATAATCACAGTTGAAGTAGTCGAAATACCGTCGCAGTTTTAGTGCTTGGTCTTGCGCACTCATACCTTCAACGTTCTCTGAATAGACAAAGTTGCTGGTGTAGCGTCCTGATTTATTCGGCAGCATACAGTTCAAGAAGATACTGGTTGCGTCGTTGTCGTTTTTGCGACTGCTCATCAATGCAATATCGGCAGTAAGAATTCGCACTTCGCCATTTTTCTTTTTCGGCACATCCATAGCAGCTTGATTAAGTAAAAGATTCGGTGCGTAGAACGCCTTTTCAATGACGCGCGTTTTGTTGATGTCATCAAATTGGAATAGTCCACCCTCAGTAGCACCAAGCCACTTGCATTCATTCTCCATTGCAAATGTCAAATCAGAAAAACTGGATTCACTCATTTCGTCCTCTACAGCCTCCTTCAACAGCAAGCCGCTCTTGATTGACATTTGATACGGGAAGGATACACAGAAATATTTCTTATTGAAGTCGATCATATTTACGAAGTAGTCCTGACATTTTTCATAGCTCCAATGGTTTTGGAACCAAGCAGAACTTAGATAGAATTCTTTATTTCGCTCTGCAAGATGTGCATATTGTGGCTTGTCCAAATATCCAGGATGACGAACAATATTCAGGAACTTCTTCAAGATTAAATCGATAACATCTTTAGATAGTAATCTATATTCATCACAGATGAGAAGTGTAGCTCGACTACCACGACTGCTATCTGTTGCAGTGACAACTTTGATATAGCTACCGTTCCTAAATATAATTTCTGCCTTTTGATTATTGATATCGACCTTTTTGATTTCAGATCGTAGAAGGGGACTATTGGGGTAGATCTCCTTCATTATCTTTTCATCCAAAATACTGATAGATTGGCTTCTTACCTTACATGCAATACAAACCTTGGAACCAGGCCATAGAATACATGTAATCACACAAAAAACTGCGGTTAGAAATGACTTGCCAAGGCCGCGAGCAGCAATGAAGCAGAAGCCGGTACATCTCACCATCAAAAACAATAGTAGCTCTTGGAATGGCTTCAATGTCAGGTTTAAATAGTCTTTTGCAAACCGCTGAGGATTCGCTCTATAGAATGACGCCCTCATGGCAACTGCATTCATTATCTTTTCTGATTTTGTATTCGCTACTTCCTTATCTGTTAATTTCTCTTTACTCATGCGGAACCACCGCCTTCGCCAATACCGAAAATAGTTTCGCGGAGGCTGGTATCTGTGGCATCGTCCTCATTTGTCTCTGGTTTATGAGCAGTATATCGTTCAAACTCTTCGTCAAATTCGTCTTGATATGGATTCTTCAAGTTGAACATCTTAAGCAACGTACCCAGCACCCACACTCTAAAATACTTACCGATACCATCAACGTCCTGCCACTCTGGCGACGGTTCTGGAATCGGCTCTTCCTCTTCCTATTTCTGAATCAGCGTGCCAAAAGTATTCGTCTCAGCCAGTGCGTTATCGTTCGTCTGGTTTGGCTTGATTTGGGCAGAACCCATCAGGTTTTGTAGGTTGTCGTTTGCCTCCTTGATCTTTTTGGTATCACCGGTTGCATCAGCCTTTTCGCAGTTAAGCTCTGCCTTTGCGATACGCTTAAACAGAATTTCCTGCGCGGCGGTCTTGCATTCATGGCGTGTAATAAGGTTCTGGTAGTGATCATCAAGGAACAAATAATCTTGTTCATCCAGACCAGCACCCCAGAATTTTCTCATCTTCAGAGTAACCTTTGTTCCCTTCGTATCTCCAGCAGCCAAAGCGTCTTTTTTCTTCTGGTCGATCACATCGTCATAAGATTTATCTGCATACTGACGTATATTAAGACGTCCCATATAGGTGTTGATTTTTAAAGCAGATGCCACAGAATGTTCTGAAGCGTCAAGCAATTTATCATTTACATAGGTATCGAACATCATAGCCAGACGGTCAATCGCTTCATCTTCATCGTTATACTTCTTAACATAAAACTCAAACATCTTCTCACGGCACTCATTGCACCACGGGAGGTATCCGTCGTTACCCATAAACCATTGACTCTTCGTTTTTGAGAAATTTCCCTTACGCACATCATAGATCTTTCCGCAACACATGCACTTGCCACCGCTCCAAGACTGTGGGACCTTGATACGAGGCGGTTTCTTATCTGCGGCAACTCTGGCCATAGCCAATCACCACCGTTCCATCGTCCATCATATCATCGAAGCGATATTTAATCTGATCCTATAGTTTTAAAACTTCATTCAGTTTTTTCGTCTTGCGGAATTTTGTATATACAGAGCCAGTTACCGGGTGCTCTCCAATCTCTTCGTAAAAAATTCCCATAGCGCGAACAAACAGCGCTGTCCGTCTGGAATAGCAGTAGAAGTAATCGCCTCCTAAATCTTTGTGATATTTTTCTTCCATCTCTAATTTGGAACCCTCCTTTTTAATTTATTTTTGTGGGTACAGGTATGCGAGTCGAACGCATCCAAACACAGCTTATGAGGCTGGTCAGCACACCGGCGCTGTCACCTGCGACATATAAAAATGCCCCAGGCCGTAGCCCAGGGCATCAAAATCTCTATTAAATTACTATCTTCACTGGCTTCTCCAGCTTGACATCATACAGACATTCAAGTCCGCTATCATCGATTACAGCCACTGCCTGTTGCGGCACATCATTCTTGCGCAGTCCAATTGCGTAGGAATCGCTGCCACAAACGCAGCCGCTCTCAATAACCTTCGTACCATGCACCGTTGTCATGCCGTTTGTGTGGCGGTGACCAAGGAACACCATGTCGATTGGCTGCTTCACCATCAGTGTCAGGTGCTCAACGACGTTAGCAGGGGAGTCCTTATCTCCATGTGCGTACATCACAAGACTATTTCTAGCCTTAAATCCGCCAAAGGTCGGATCGAGCTTCTCTGTCTTGATATCAATACCAGCCAGATTCTGCAGTCGTGCCTTCATATAGAACGGAATCAGTGCTTCAAGTTCGTCGCCTGCTACCTGATCCTCTTTGCTGGGGAATACTCGTGAATGATTGCCACTCACAGAATATACGTCAATATGCTGGCATACCTCGTACAGTGTAGCAACAAAATTACTTACCAGCTCTGCAGCAGTCATAACCTGCTCAATGCTGTTTTCATTGTTCTGCACGCGGGTATTAACATGGATATGCCCATTGATCAGGTCACCCAACAGCAACACATGAATCTTTTCAGCTGTATGTCGCGCTACGATATTGAATACCTGTGCAGCATAACTCTCAAGCCGAGCCTTTAGAATATCCTTGTTGAACTTATTCCACGCCGAATCAATACCCGCGCCAGCGTGTAAATCAGACAAGCACACAATCACATCGTGACCGCTGTCTTCGTATTGCACAACATTCAGAAAATTGTCAGGGTTATACGGAGCAACATTCTTCAGAATCAATTCCTTAACGGATTCGGCACGGGCAACATCGCGATACACCTTGTTTGTTGCATTGCGTTCATCTTGTAATTTGATCTTTTCAATCTTCAGTCGCTGTAGTTCATCCTGGATCGTTTCTTCGTTGGCGTGATCAATAGCGTAGTCATAACCAGCTTTCCACGACTTATAGGTCTTGCGGTATCTGCATTCGCCATAGTCTGAGCCGGTTGCTTCATTCAGCAGTTCTGCTGCCTGATCCTAAGTCAGCTTACGTTCGCTGCATGCCTCACCAATCCGCATCATATATTCATCAAAGGTCTCGCCGTCCGCTTTCTTAAATTCGTCCATGCGCCACCTCAGATCTCAAAATTGGTGTCGGTACGCTGGGTGCGGTTCAGTTCGCGTAGCGCCTCTTCTGCCTCGGGATTGCCAGGCAGCTGAGTCAGCACAGACTTGATTTCCTCCGCATACCAGTGATGAACGGTACGAGTGATATGGACACCGGGAATAACCTTACGCAGATACTCTGCCTCACGCTTAGTAATTTCAACCATTATAATAAATCTCCTTTGTAATTTATAATCGAAAGGGAAATATACAACACCCTTTCATATATTAAGAACTTAAAGTTCATTTCGGTCGTTTGTTTCGATTCGCATTCTTTTTCGCTAGACGTGCCTGTTCTTTCTTTGCCGCACATCCTTTGCAATATCTGCTGGCATTTGGCTTTTCTGAGTGATACTGTTCGCCACACACGATGCAATAACATTCCTTCGGGTCAAATAGCTCTCGCACTATGGCGCTTAAATTCAGCCGATTGTTTTCAAGCGTCACATTGAACGTGTACGCAATCGTGTCATTCTTATCAAGGGCAAAATTTGGGTACTGGTATAAGCATCCAATGTCGTCAGTGCCGGTTCTGTTCAGCAGGTGATAGTCGTCAGAAATCTCTTTCATGCCCCGCACTGTATTATAGCCGTCGTCCTAGTTCTTCCCAGCGCAATACATGATCTCTGTCTGCTCTTCAAAGCAGCCACCAAAACGTTTCATCTTGAACTCGGTATCCAAGGCAAAGGTATCGCTTCCATACAGCCGGCAGAAGAATATTACCCCAAACAGAACACGTAATTGTGCGTAGTTGATATGATACTTTCGGCGCGCCTCTGTGATATAGTCCAGATCTTTCTGATAAAGCACAACTTGATGTACGTCAAGTATGGGCGCGTTATTTTTACGGCCTCTGCTGAACGTCTGGATCAAGTGGCTACGGTCATAGCTGACAGACTCAGGATTTTTCATCCGCTCATAATAAATGGTGGCGCATTCAATAGGGGAGAGGGAGGTTCGCTTCAGCAGATTTCGCAGCATCAGATTTGACTCGTGATAGTCCTGCCAATGATCGAGCAGCATATTCTCATTACAGTAGAAAGTTGTATATGCCATTTAACCTCCTTACTCGATTGGTATAATTTCGCCATCAATATAGCGGCAAAGTTGTCCATGTGCATTATAGTATGGAGACATATATCCACTATGTAGCCAATAATATATAACTCTTGTATTCTCATCATAGATAAGTTTCGTATTAGAAATACTATACAAAGAACTTCCATTATAAACAGCTTTATCGCCTACATTGTTTTTACGCGGAATAGATGCCCAAATTCCAATACCTAAACATAAACATATTATAGCTATCAAAGTGATGATTGTTATTTTAAAACACCGATAACTCATTCTGTTTCATCCTTCCCATCAACTGCTTCGTGAACATAATTTGAAATACGCTCGAATTCGGTATAATCAAAATACATCTCACCGCAATCACCGCATACCATCGCCGTGATATCCGGCACATGAACCATCTGATTTTTATAAGTAAATTCGTGCTCCAGTCCAGTCTGCTTTGTCAACAAGCCGCCACAGGTAGGACACTTGGTTATTTTCTGCAGTTTCTTTGTTTTCTTCTTAAACCAACCCATATTATTTCACCCTCGCTTCATGGATTTTCGGTTCAGCCAGACTATATCGCTGGCCAAGGTATTCGTACTCGCCGTTCGGATCGTGAACTGGCAGCTGAACAGGAACCGGCTTGATATTTTCGACCACACCAGCGCCGGCCATGTGCCACAAGAACTTCTTGAATTTATTGGGATACTTCTCGTAGCAGAGCACTACAAGAATATTCGCCAGCTCTCTCACATCAGGACACACCAGCTTGCACTTGTTACGGTAGACATTGTAGATCGCCTGCCAGTTCGTTTCATATGTCTTGGCCTCTTCTTTGGTAATACGCGACTCAATGTCCTTATGATATAATTGCCAGTTGCGGCATTTCTTTTCGAACTCAAGTTGTTCCTTACGGCATTTGTTGAAGTCCAAGAAAATGGCCTCGATCTCGTCAAAGACTGCCTGATCATAGGAGACCTCTGGATCGTACATGATATGCCAATCAAAGCTACCTGCAGGCTCTTTGCGCCACCGTACACCGCGCTCCCAACGCTCCAGACTCATGCAAAGCAGGTTCATGTTGCTATGTGCCATGCTGAGATTATGTAAACGTGCGTAGTAAGGGCCTGCATACTTCATAAAGTAAGGTAGAGGACGACCATAAGCTGCTACATTACGCGGGATCGGATATAGAACACCTGTTTTAGCATAATCGATAGCTTTTCCGTTGCAGATGCTCAAAAGCGAAATATTATCGTGATAGAGCTTCTTGGTCTTTTCCATGGTCGGAACCTTATTATGGTATGCAGTTGCGTAGTTTGAAATTTCGCCAATAGAACTCTTCAATCCGCGAATGGTGCAGGCGACTTTGTTCTTCACAATATCACATTCTGCCAACGCAGTGATCTTATCTTCAACATCAAGTGTGATGGGGATATTATCAGGAACACCACTCATCATCAGTGGATTATCGATGATTAGAACCAGGTCGCCGTCAAAATCAGAACCATTGAGTCTGGAAGCCACGATGGATTTGATATTCACCATAGCAACATTCTGAAGATGGCTGCAGTATTTGCGGGTGTATTCGTTGTCTACGGCCTTGGCCTTTACATGTTCTGCAACAGAGATATGGGGATTGCGCTCAATTAAGCGGTCTCCCTCCATCACACCACGACGATCAAAGCTATAGAACTCACCGTCTTCAAGGCAGCCAGTTACAGGTAGGCCACCAATGTGCTGTAACAGTGCAATAAGGTCAGGAGCCCAGAACTTAAAAGTAGCATTCATCCAAAGCCGACCGCACTTCATCTCATTGCGATATTTATCAAGCAGCGAGTGAATATAATCTTTGATTGCAGGCTCTTTTACCATCACTGGGTTACGCAGGGCAGCAGCCATGTAATGATTCATTGGGTCGTTGTTCTCGGCAAGTAAACCAAGGAAGCAGTATGTATAAATCGGGTCGCCTTTGACAATATTTTGATACCAGGTAATGCTGTCGTCAGCTAGATGCTTAAAAGACTCATTGTCAAGCTGTAGATCTTGAATGACCTGATAGTTGCTACGGGTGGAAAGCGGTTCTTGTTCAAGCGTAAAGTTCCATTTAGCTACACCAAGGCAATTATCGTACTTCTTGAAAAGTTCCCAGTATCTCTCCCAGTCAGAATATGTACCAGTTTTCTTGAAATATTTGAGACCCTTGTACATTGAAGCAGTAATAATAATCATTGGTTCGCTGCCAGGTGTTACATCATATTCCATGCCCCAGATGTCCTTGATTTTTGTAACGCCGTTCTCTTCAAAAAAACGCTCGTAATCAATCTCGTGTAAGCAACCCTTGATATATGGAGCACGCAGAATCAAGCTGTTCATCCGTTCAGAAGTGCCGATACGCTTTTCAAATTCGCGCATGATACTTGGGTGGCAGATTCCAGCGCCATCAAAGGCGTTGATATCAATGTCAACTGTTTTTGTGGCGATATCTTTCTGAGTCCAGGTGCGTTCTTTGCCTGTTTTACGGTCATTAAACGTCACAGTCTTGTCTACTAGGTACTCGATCCACTGATTCTTGATCGTTGTCATATAATCTGGAACAACAATCATTTTTGGGTACCAGTTCTCCAGGCAATGGCAGCTGCTCAGCATCAAACCACGATAAGCATAGTACTTGCTCAGGACGGTTGGTGTCTCAGAAAAATCCAGCTCCATACTTACACGGCGGTCGAGTTCAGGGTAGATATGTCGCTCAACAAAACTTAACATGCTCTGACGGACCATACTTGCACTACGTTCACAGAACAGATATTTCTGGCCATTAAATTTGAATCCATGCTCTACTAAATGATCAATAGCATCAGGGTGGTTCTGACCGCCTGTTGCATCAACAAAGATAATAAAGCGCTGGAATTTATTCTAGTCATCGGAAATGAGCCGAATCTGTCTGAACAGCATATCGTCGCCCTGTAAGACCTTATACTGCTCCATCTCTTCTGGTGTCAGTTTAAAATTATAGTTATGAGAAACGATATAATTCAAGTTAAATTTTAGTACGCTATATAATGGTGGACTAAACAAATAATATCACTCCTCAATGAATCAAATTATTCCAGTGGTCGTTAAAGTGGTCATCGCCGTCATCTTCGCCATCGCTGCCGCCCATATCATCGTCGCCATACATAATCTCATCGTAGGCCGCCAGACACCTGCTGATAAACACAACCAAAATGGGCGTAACCACCAGGGCAGTAAAGAGCACACGTCCTAGAATCTGATATGTAAGCACAAATACAACAAGCATTTCTGCGATAGTAAACATCCAATCAACAAAGTCAACGGAACTTAAAACACCAGCGATAAGTACCATCAGCGGAATAGAGTTAACGCGGATCTCCTGAATATCGTCTCGCTCTGTATCATTCTCTCCGCCCGGCTTCTTAGGCTCTTTGTCCATACTACTGCGTACCTCCTTAGTCTTCGTCGTCGTCCCACATTGTGCGCCGCTTTCGCCGCTCTGATTGCCGCTGGCGTTCGCCGCTTTCCTGAGCCTTCTCAACTTCCTGCAAAAACTGATTCTCAATCATACGCTGTTTGCGGGCGTTACGCATATAGCTGCTCTTAGACACCTTATCACGCTTGCGATCACTCATCGTCGCCGTCCTCCTCATCATAACCATAATCATCTGGGCAGTACATCTCGTGAAATAAATATCGTGTCAAAGAAGGGGACATAGGCGTACCATCTTCCATCCACAACGTATCATAGAGCGATGCATTGCCGATCAGTTCCTGCTATTCTGCATATACCTGAATCGCGTCAAGGATATCCTCGTAAGTTACATCATAATCGCGCACAGCATCAGCTACGGCAAATCCGATATTATAAATATCCTGTTTTGAAAAGTCGTTTTCTTTCATATAGTTCCTCCTTATAGCAGCGGCTCACAAATACATGGCCCTGTCAGTAAATCGATTTTATGTTCAAGTTCTGCGATTCGAGCTTGTAATTGATCAATCGCAGTTTGATACGAAATTGTTGTTGCTTTTATAGTATCTATACGTTCTACTGCAAAATGCGACAGATTATTTGCTTCATCGGCTTTAATAATCGCATGGTTCACTGTATCGTGCATAGAAAATAAATGATTATCTATTTCTTCAACTCTTACAGTTAGCTCTTGTTCGTCCAATATTTTCATCTCCTTTACAATAGACTTTCACAATAATATTCACTATTTGTATTGATATCTCCATTTATCAGTTTAAGATATCGTCTGTACATCTGTTCAGCATAAGGCCCAGCAATTTCGAATTCAAATCCGTTATTTAATAAGAAAAGTCTTACTTTCCTTTTAACTACAAACGTTTCATCTGGTTCTCCATAGCGGCAAACCGTCATATCGTCTTCGTCTATTTGAAATCTAAAATTATCAAATTCTATTTTACAATCATTTTCAATTTCGATATGTAATTGTAGGGCTGCTTGTTGTTGTACTTCTTCACTGATATATTTTTTCATAATAGACTCTCACAGTAACACTCATTGTGAATAGATGCACTGTATTCTTCTTTTAGAAATTTTTTCGATACATAGTCTTTGATAAACTTTTGTAAAGTTTCATCAGTAACTATGGTGTCATAATCAACCCATTTGTCGAATTGAATAGTGTGATGTGAATCGCCATAATTTACAGTGTTGATAGTCGATCCATTTTCAAATTGAATTCGCACAGGTTGCTTCCAATCCGATGGATACATGTATATCTTATCATCAGGTATCAATAATTGATTGTTCATATCGTGCCTCATAATAGTGATTCACAGACACACTCGTTCTCTGCCTCGACAACATTAGGAATCGCAATCGTCCACAGCGTGTCGTGTCCCATTCCATAGTATTTTACTTCCGCTTGAACTTCACGCTGGTTACCATTTGCGTCAATGTAAGATACAATTTCGTTTGTGGTTCGCAGTGGTTTATCGCTTGGCAGAGACCATGTAAATCCATCTTTCGACCAGTCAAAAGTAAACTCGCCACTGTTGACATCATCGGGATATCTGTATTTACACCATCGCAGCGTGCGATCATCATGTAGCGCATCAAATTTGTTCATTGCTGGCACCTCTGTTATACCAAACTGTTACACACGCATTCATCCCGCTGCACTTCTTGAGGCGTAGTTGGCGGTGTAAACGCAACCTCGCTCGGATCGTATGTCATCAAAGAACAGGCATCGATTCGCACATTCGGGAAGCACATGAACTTAAAGCATCGGTCAATATCATCAACAACAAGTGGCTTATCCTCTAAGTGCAATCCACGATAATTATCGGGAGGACAAGTAGTTGTTATCACGTGAATACTGTATTCTCCGCGAGCTCTGCTTTGTAAATCTACTATAAGGCATTGATGATCAACCCTATACCCCTAATATTGAATATCAAGGTTCCTTGCGATTTCCTTGATATAGTCCTGTGCACATAATATAGCCGTCCCGCCCATCGGCACCAAGATGTTACAGTTGTTCTTGACAGCGTATTCGCAGATCGCATATGTACGTCCACCGCCTCGTGGCGTTAATATTCTTTTCATATTTCACCCCTCCTTACAATAGCGGTCTGCACACACATTCGCACTGTTGATCAGCCAGAGCATCATGGATTACATCGTCCAGACATTCGGGTGTGATGGAGAACTGCTGGAACAAGTCAAATTGATTGTTGTTCATCAAATAGTTCATGGTGATCCGCCGCATTTTATTCTCTGAAATATACTTCGCATCCTCTTCACCATACAGCCGCGCGATCTCCTTGAAAAATTCAAAAGTATCGGTCAGCGCCAGCCTATCGTCAAAATAGAATGTCGTATATTGTGCGCCGAATTTATCTTTATTGAATATATTCCAAAAATCTTCGGGTGATTTACAGATTGCGGTCTCCTTGCGATGCTTTTGCACAGTATCCATGCGTTCATACCAGTCACACACTGTGTCATAGATCGATGGTCTTACGAATAAAACGCGCATTATTTCTTCTCCTGTTATAGCAAAGTCTCACAGACACATTGTTCGTTGAACAGCTGTTTGTCATATTGTTGGCATATTTTCAAAGCAAGATTAGTAATCCATTCTGCGTCGTCTCCATGAAGTACCTTATAATTATCATCGATAAACGCAAATACAGCAGGTCCCGTTTGCTTATATAGATGATAATAGACTCCTGCTCCACCGACAAAATCCATGAAGAATCCTGAGTTGTCTTTTAAGCCAAGCAACAGAACATAAGTGTCAAAATATCGAGACATCTTATAGGTCAGATACTCATTGGTTGTATAAAATATTTCTTCACTAGCTTTACTCATCTGTCCCATGCTACTATGCCTCTGTTAAATGGTGTAATCAGATATCGGTGTGTAGCTATATTATTCAATTGAGCTTGCAATTGGTTTAATATAACCATATTGTCAGAATGTTGGTTTTCTATATATTTTTTGAATTCCTCCAGTATCTGTTCTGTCTCAACTTCTCGAAGTCGGTCACACAACTCTTTCGCTAAACCGTCAATCGCTTCATAGTTCCAGTCGCCAGTAGGAGAGATGTAATCCATTGGTCGTAATCCGTCTATTCTTACTTCTATCATTCTGCTGTGCCCCCTTAGTCTAACAGGTCAGCCAGTTGTGCGGTCTCGCTGCGTTCTGTCTTGTTCAGGTAGACATATCCAAAGTGCGGGTTGCCAGCCAGACACTGAATTGCCTTACGCATACCGCTGTTATTTTCAAACACGGCCTCGTCAGTCTGCTTCAGATCGCCATCAAGCCACAGCATAGATCCTTCACCAACACGGCCGAGTAGCAGCTGTACATGCTCTTTGGTCAGATTCTCAGCCTCTGAAACCATAATAATTGCGTTCTTGTAGTCGCGGCCACGAATAAATCCAAGGTGAGCTACTTCTACCTGCCCATTATTGATCCAGTATTCCAAACCAGCTTCGCCGCCCAAGTGATCAGCCAGAGGTCCAGCAAAAGAAGCAGCGCCGAGCTTCTCTAGTAGAGTGCCAGGTAGTGCGCCCAGCTCCTTGGTATTCTTGACTTCGATGTTATTGCGAATCCAGATCAGCTTCTCAACTTTGTGCTTCTCGATCATATCAATGGCAGAGGACACCATGAGCATTGTCTTGCCGCTGCCGAATGTGCCAGCCAGCATCTTAACAGTGATGTCATCGTTCTGCAGCATATCAAATGCGAGCTTCTGTTGGTCATTGAGCGGTTTTACGTCGCCAGTGAAGCGATTGCTGATCTTTTTGTATTTGAGTGGTACATATTTCTTGCCATTCCATCGTAGCCAGCCTACCGCATTGCCTGCCGGCATATCATCGTCTACTGTGTCTGGATCACGAACAATCAGATAGCCATTCACTGGAGTGTCAAACAGATTCTGATATGTATAGCCTTCATCGTGGGTTTGATATGCCATCGCCATGGCTTCCTCGCCGCCTTCATCAAGAGTGACTTCAGTCTAGCCAGTGTAGTTATTATTGGCGCTTGCTGCTGCATCTGGATAGGAGAACTCGATCGGCAGATCAAGAATGCCGCTGGCGATATTGGCGCAACTTAGGTCGCTGGTGACGAACCTGAAAGAATCAATGTTGGCCTGGATCTGTCGCTGTGCTTCCGGGAGTCCGGCTTCAATCGCGTCATTCAAATTGCGCTTCATCTCGTCCAGATACCAGCGGGCGGTTGCCATGATCGTCGCGTCGTTGTTATCGCTGATCGGTTTGCCATCCAGGATATAGAACAGGGAAGACATGGGGACTGCCACTACCATAAAGGTGTTGTCGTCGTGATGCTCGGCCAGCAGGCGGGTTACAGTACGGGCCTTATAGCGGATCTCTTCGCTCTTCTTGCCGCTTGTCTTGATCTCTTCCAGCTCGTGCAGCGTCATATCGGCAATCAGAAACGGCTCTGTTGCACCAGAAGCGGTTGCACTGGCAGGTTCGAAAGCAGCAGCTCCCAAATCAAGAAGCGCGGAGGTGTCATAAAACTTCATTAACGGGTTATCCTCCTTTTATAATGATATTGTAAAGTGTGATTGACTACTGAAAATATAAGCTCGCAGCTGTGGAGAGAACTGCGGGCTTTTTCTTTATACCTTATTATACACCCATGGCGCTGTAAAAGCAATAGTTTTGTGCAAAATACCGGAATAAAATAATCTGTTGTAAAAGTAAATAAAATATAGTAAAAATAGCAGAAAAATTGTTAAAATTAAGCAAAAATGAGCAAAAATAATGCATTTTAAGCGTTTCTACGGCGCTTTTGGGACGCTATTATGTGGCGATCGAGGCACAACTGCGTGAAGATTGGGGTGAAAATCACAATTGACGCGGAGCGTTTTATAACGATAATACGTTGTTTACCGGAGACAAAATCGGGGCTAAATATGGGTGTTTTACGGGTGCGCAGATAGGGGAGATGATGGATGGTTTTGGGGCGATCAACAGGTGATTTTGGGTGCTGGTGACTGCGAATTAGGAGCAAATGCGGATGGATGATTGTTGCGTGGAGGAGGCGAGTGGGAGGCAGGTGAGGTGTGAAAACCGGGTGATTTGGTACGGGCTGGGGAGATGGAATAACTGGTACGCACGACCCAAACTCGACCCCTTTTCCAATTTTTAACATCCCCCCGGTATGGCCTGAAAAGTCTAGGATTCATGCGGGTTTTCGGTGAATGCTACCTTCCGTTATTAGGTAGTATTCGAGTGCTGGAAATCTGAAATTCTGTCTGGATTTTTACAACTGCCTGTTGTGCCTGAAAATTTCTTTGCTGTTTTTTGTTGTATTGTGTTACCATGTATTTTTGTGGCTGTACTATATAGACAGGCCCGCCGCCGTGGTGGGCTAGTATCACACTTTTAGAAATGAGGTTTATAAAAATGCTGTACTTGACCGAAAAATCCAGCGCCCCCGCAACTGTACGCCGTTCCACTTCTGCCCGTATTGCCGCCCGTGCCCGCCGTATTGCCCGCCGTGCCGCCGCCCGTGTCTACCGTGCCGCCCGTATTGCAGACACTCATACCGCCCCCGCCGCCGTGCTCATTACACCCATTACCCCCGCCGCCCGTGTTGCGGCAATGCTCATTACTGATGATATTACAGGACGTTTCACCCGGCACGCCGCCGCCGTTGCCGTTGCCCGTGTCTATCCCCGCCCCGTTTTGACCCGTACCAATGGGGGATACTGCTATATCCAGCCCGACGGCCCCGCATACCTTGCCCCCGTGGATAATGCCCCCGCATACCGCCGCCCCGCCGTGCCTTATACGGGCGGTACGGCCGAAAGTGTGCCTGTATCGTATCATCCCGGTATCAAAGCCGCCGCCCCAACAGCGGCCCCCGCACCCTTGTATAAGTCCAGCTATGCGGCACAACATACCATGCACACGGGGGCTGTATCGCCTTTGATGGGTTTGGCGGGTGCCGTTGCGTGCAACGTGGTCAAGCGCCGTTCTGAGGACAGTGCCGCCCCCCGTTTTTTGACCTTGCAATGGGACAACGTGCGGGATGCAAAGCGGAATACAGCCGCCCAAAATATGGAAAATCTCGCTGTTCAGTATGAGCACGCCGCCGCCGCACTGGATGCCGCCCAAACCCTTGCTAAAAGAGACGCGAAAATTTTGGGCTTGACTGGACACGTCAAAACGCGCTATATCGCCGAAAATACCGCCGCCGAAAAGGCCGCTTTGCAGTCCATAAAGGACAGTATTGCCGCCGCTGAAAAGTGCGATAATACGACTATTTCTGACTTTGCTGATATCAAGAGTGCCGCCTATATTGCCGGGTATGAGTTACTTACACAATTTGCCCGCTGGACTGTAAAAAACGGCGGTAAAGCGCCCGAAAATATTGATTGTGACGACTTAATCAATACCCTAATTGCCCGCAACAAGTCCGAAAAAGAGGACTTAAAGGCCGCCCGTGCCGCTGTTGATGCCGCAAAAGATGCCGCCCGCCGTGCGGGGTATGCCCGTTTGATGGATTTTGCCCCGTACCGTGATGCAAAAGAACAGCTGAAAAAATACCGCCGCCGCAATCTGGTAATTGTAATGAGCAGTGCCGCCCGCACTTATATTGGTGGTGTTGACCACGGCGGCAACGTCCACGCCGCCGATATTGACGGGGCCGCACGCCGTGCAAAAAACGTTCAAAGCGCCGAAAATGCCGCCCTTTACAAGGCCGTGGATAATGCCGCTGTATATGATGAGCACTATACCGCCGCCCGTGCCGATATTCTCAACACTGTACAGGATGCCCGTGCCCGTGCCGCCGTTGCTTGTATCATTGATGGGTATACCATGGACCAGACCGCCGCCCGTCTCGCTCAACTGTACCCCGCCGAAAAATGGTATAAAATGCGTGTGTCCCGTCTCATTGCCGCCGCCCGTGCCGATATTGCCGCCGCTGATGGATACCGGGACACGGTACAGTGTGCCGCATATCTGGATGCAATCGCCGCCCGTATCAAATAAGGATCTCCAGCCGCCCGCCGTGGGCGGCTTTTCTTTTGCCCGCCGTATATCGCCCGTTTTGGGGCTTTATGCGGCTTTTCTTTTGCCCTATATCCTACCATTCCAGCCGCTTTTACACGCTTTACAGGGCTTTACAGCCGCCCTACAATGCGCACTTTTCAACAGTGTATCGCCAAAAAATACACCTATAATAAAGCGCCGAAAATTTTTTCAAAAAAATTTTTCTGATTTTGTTACAAACGTGTTTCCCCACGGGGTATAAACGCCGCACGGCACAACAACAAACGCCGCACGACAAAAACCCCGCCGCACAACAGCGACACGGGGACACGGCACAACAACAAGCGCCGAAAAAATTCCAAAAGAAAATTTTCAAAACTTGTTACAAACGCCGTTCCCCACGGGGTAACAACAGAAACGCCGCACAACAGCGGCGGCAACAAGTTCAACAGCACCGGACAAAACGGAACGGATGCCCAGAACAGGAAAATCCAGTGAATCCTATAATGCGCTGGACGATGTTGGCCCAAAAGAAATTATGGGCCGTTGGTGTCGGGAATCGCCGCCCACATGAACACATTCGCAAAAGTTGCGAGAATGTGAAAGCGACCGACTATGTGATGCAGGAAATGGCACCATGAAAGTGACCTGAAAAACGGCTACCAATGGATGTAATCGTAAGCTCCAACAGGAATGCAAGCCTAAACGCAAGCCCTGACTGGGGGCATCTAACTACACCTGCGGCCGATAGTGCTTTAGTCGGCGCTGGTATTAAAGGTGCAAGAGAGCGTACTGCAAACGCAATGAATGGAGATAGAATTGAAATCAATGCAAGTGATTGACTGAATTGGCTCCGTCAATGAAAATCGTTGCTCCATGGCCCCTCCGGGACTATGGATTCAAAGTATTCGCAAGCAATGATTGAAATGATATCGAAATTGATTGTGTGGTGATTTTAGCGATATTACATAAGACTGGCGCAAGCTGGCCTTGTTTGATATATAGCCCTCCGGCGGCAACGTCAGAGGGCTTTTTATATGTCACTGAAGTGGTTCAAATGATTGCAGTTCGATTCTGCAAGGTGGCGCAAAACATATCAAACGAGAGGTAAAACTTATGGAAACCACTACTACTATGAACACCACGCCCGAAACTGAGACCAAAGTCGAAACGAAAGCTCCTCAGACCGCTGAAGAGTGGAAGGCTGACGCAAGTCGCAAGCTGCTGGCTCTGGAGCTGGCTGTCGATGAATACAAGGCCGTAGTCAACACGAAAGACTACGACGCAATCAAAGATAAGCTGGGACGCGTCAACCTGGCACTGGCTGGCTACAATGGTTCGTACAAGATGGCCGTTTACGCTGAGCTGGCTGAAAGCGAAAACCCCATGAAAGCGGCCGTCGAATACGGCTATCTCAAGTGTAAGCGTGTGAAAGAAGTCGTTGATCGCGACACTGGCATGATTGGTGTTGAAATCAATGATGCAACCGTTGATAAGCGCAACGTTCTGAATCTCATTGAATTTACCCGCTTTACGACCGCAAAGTTCAATAACACAAGCTGGCCCTTCGCCTGCAATGAGTTTGCCCGTGTAATCAGCATGGATACTATGGCAGAGCATACCATGAGCGCCGAAGAGCAGAAAGAGTTTAATGAGGCGTATGCTGAAAAGAAGGAAAGCGGGCAGCTCGTCCTGAAGTCTGTTGAAAAGATGAAGGCCGGCGCAACTGTAAGCAACAATGACCTCATCACTGATATCCAGAGCATTTTCGATGCCATTCTGATGATCCCTGTTGAAAACAAGAAGGGCGAAACCGTTAATGCCATCAAGGCAACCAGCCATGAGCTTAAGTTCATTATGAACCGTAAGTCCGGAGCTGGTAAGAACGCTCGTGACACTCATGTGATGGGCGGAACGGAAATGACTCAAGCAATTATGAACATGATGTGGAACATCGCAAGCCATGTCGATGAAAAGGGCGAACATGATTATCATGCCGACTACACTTTCAGCTTTGGCAAGTAATCGCAATCGCTATGAAAAGCCGACTGAGCGGCTATAAAAAGGCGTTAGGCTCAGTGCGTAGGGCCCTTCGGGGTCCCGGTCGCATTACAGAAATGAACGGAAGTAGTGCGAAAGAAAGGATGAAAGCTGTATGAAGTTCAATATCTATTTTGATGATGGTGTCATACTTCCCACTGAGGACATGAAAACCGCTTTCAAAGCGTGTGACATGCCTGATCGTGTGGCCGCTGTGACTGCCGTGAACTACAACGGAATGGAAGAGATTCTGTGGGGTGAAAAGCCCTGCGAAACCGCTCCCGATAAAAGCGGACACTGGACGTATCCTAATCCCACCGTGACGAATGCAACCATTGATGAAGTCGGATTCAAAGCGCCTTTTGTTCTGGAAGCGAAAGTGCACAACAAGGAGACCGACCAGTATGAAACCCTTTATTATGAGCTGGATGCAACCGGTTTCAAGAACGCAACGAAAGACGTTGAGACCATGGTTGCCAACAAGCACTCGGACTGGACCAGAACCAAGCGAATCTTGACAGCAAGATTCTTCTCCAATAAAAATGGTCAGTTCAATATGGAAGGTTCGTTCAATTTCGCATTCTAAATGCAATCGCCTAATGAAATCGAAAAGGAGAACCCGTCAGGTATGAAATCAAAAATAATAACCGATGTCCTGAGCATGACGTTAAACTGCTTTGCCCTCAATATCAGAGCCTCCACGCGGCGAGGGTGGATAACCAACAAATCTGAGCTGGAATCCGGGATGAATCCATGATATAATAGCCCCAACGAAACCTAAGTCCAATGAAAGGGGTATTATGTTATGGATTGGATCGAAAAGCAGAATGATGATTTCTGTAAATGGCTCCAAGATATAGGAAAGCTCGAAAAAGTGTGCGCCAATGGTAAATCCTTTATGGTGAATCCGAAAGCCATACAAACCATTATGAAATTAAACGCTTTTTTCAAGACGAAATCAGATGAGCATATTCAAAAATGCAAATCTGTAGGAATTGAATGTCAACCATACTTAATAAAACTAGCTATGGGGAACGAATCAAGTCCTTGGTTTGGTTTTGAAACGTATTACATTGCGACAGATGAAGATGGTATTTCGTTTTCAAAAGAGGAGCAAAAGAAGTTTGACGAAATTTGTTCTGAAAATATAAACGGAATAACGTTTTCAGCAAACAAATACGATGGTGTTTCTATTACAATGGTTATCGAGAATTTCTATATCGAAGTAAAATAAATCCGGATTCCAAACGCAAGCCCTATGAGCATCACAGCTCGTAGGGCTTTTTCTTATGCCAAAACGTCGATGAATTCCTCTGGCGGTATCGGAGCGAATTCGTTCGGCGTTTTCTTTTTACCTCTTTTCCTTGTTCAAAATGCTGGGCGATTTACGGTACCAGGGCAGACGTAACCGTAACCACAACCAAACAAAAATTAAAAGGAGCTTAGCAAAATGAAATTCGTCAGAATCAATGGTGAGAACCACGCCGGTTACGCTCTGCTTGATATCGTCGAGCACAAAACCACGAGCATGACTGTTGCAGAGCTGATGGAAGCTTTGTCCAAGTGCAGCCCGGACGCATACGTTACGTTCGGCAATAATTACGATGATTATGTCATCGAAACCGTAAACCAGATTTGAGTATCAAACGAAAAGGAGAATCATCATGGATTACTTTAGCACTGAATTCATTTTCGCTTGCGGCATCATCGTTGGTGTCGCTCTGGCAATCGTAACGCAGTCTATCTGGCATGATTTTCTCCGGGCAGCACGCCATCACTAAGCGTCGCTGTTCGAATCTAAACCAAAAAAAAGAAAGAGGTATATCGTTATGAAATCCATTCTGAAATCGCTGAAGTCCATGGCAGTGACAGTCGCCGCTGTCTTTCTGATGGCCGCAATCTTTGCCCTGCCTGTTCCCACTGCAAGCGCCGCCGGAAACTCCGTTGTGAAACCCAATGCCGGTGGCCGCTACATCTTGAGCGGAACCGTTGTTCAGGAACCCATCATTGAATGCGAAGATCTCGATGGGAATAATATCCAGCTCCTGTACTGCATGATTGAAGATTGCAACGGCGAATCCTGGTGTTATGCATATGAAATGGACAACCTTAACGATGTGCCGCCCATGTATCAGAGTGTGATTCTGGTTATGAATTGCAATGGCACGCCGGAGGATATCGACGATGACATCATCGAAGATATTCTGTGGTGTAACTGCGACTGCGCCGCTGAGGAGGATTGAAAATGGAATTCGATGTGACAAGTATTGCGGCCGCTCTGTATGATGGTGGCTGGCGTGCTGGTGATTATGACTGGCTGGTGCAAGAGTACCATCTGACCCCGGAGCAAGCAAAAGCAATCTGTGATGATCTGGCGGCATTTGCTGCCAATTGATAAAACAAAAAAGAGAGGTAAAACAAAATGGATAACATGAAACTGCTCAGATACGCCCGCGCCGCCGCCGTCGACAAGTGGTGGTGCTATGACAAGATTGCCAATCAGTATGCAGGTCACCGCGCTGAAAGCCTGGCTCGTAAGTTGGCTGATGAAGCAAAGGCGGATGTGAATGCAATCGCTGAGATGATTCGCGCTGAAGAAGCCAAGCGGCGGATGAATGCCGATGTGATTGCAGAGCTGAAGAATCTGGCCGAGAAAATCGTCGCCAAGGAGCAGTCCGCCGAGACACAGCAGTCTGCCGGGGGCCAGCGCATGAAACAGGCCATCAAAGAAGCTCCCTACGTCCTCGTTGTTAAGTGGAATAATCCCATCATGGGCGAAATGGAATACCCCTGCAAGAGTTACGCCGAGGCCGAGAAGAGCTTTGAGGTCGCCAAGCGTGAAGTTCACAATGGCAACGTAACCGAAGCCCATGTGTACGAACAGATCGAAGGTCAGCGTGTTCCCATGATGGGCATTATGAGCGGCAAGCTGTAAGAGCACCGCTCCACAAGAAGGGAAATGAAATCGAATGCTGACTGTGAAACAAGTTTTTGAATTCGCTCGTGATGGTGCGTTCGAGACGTATAAGTTTGCAACTAAGTGCGAGAATTTTGACGCAGCACATGCGCTTGCTCAGATTATCAAAGAAATTCAGAATGTCATTGATAACCTCGACAAAAAAGAAAACTATATCGCCAGCTCGAATCCAGGCACTGAAACCGCTGTGCTCTTTGCTCTGAATCTGAAAGAAGGCGATGTACAGAAGCTCAAGGCAGCAAAACGTCCACAACCAGTGCAGTTGTATCAAGTTCGCGTCACCCATTTGACGGGCGACGAACAAGTGTTGCGATTTCCGATTCTGGCCGCAGCCAGTTCTACGCTCGAGCTGCTCAAATATGAGTTGGAAGTCGGGCGAATTCGTGGGGCAAAAATCGTCAGGGTAATTCCCAGTGTCGGCATGAAAGAAACTTTGGTCAGCATTGGCGAAACTGAAGAGGAGGACACTTTCTAATGATTTTGTCAGAGATCTATCAGATGCATGACAGATTGTGCGCCGTTGTGCTGGACCCGGAAAGCGGAACCCTCACGCCGATTCGTGTCGTAAATTTAGATACGAAAGAGCTGACCCCGCAGTTTTTCAGTGATGCGAGGGCGGGATTTCCTGATGCGAAACCATTCCGACCGTATAATCCGAATAGTCTGAACTGGCTCATCATTGAAAAATATGGTCTGCTGGTTGCATCTATCAATAATCTGGGCGGATTTATCGTGTTTGAAAGTCCTGATATGATTCCGCTGACAAAATCTCTATTCAGCAAGAAAGCGAGGTTGAATTATGAGAGACGTTTTTCCCCCAGAGAAACACGCGATCGCCGTGTATCCGCTCAACAACTGGGGCGGGCTTGAGATCACAGCGATTGAAGAGGCGTGTGTCGAAGTCGCAATCAACAATGGTGAGCGCCGCAAGCAGGCTGGCCGCCACAAAATCTATCAGACGAACAAGGGCCATGCGTATTTCATTATGCATGGCTCTCGTTATTATTTGGACGAATTCACAAGAGTATAAGCGCAGCAGCTCGTAAGAAGCGCCGCAGCGCAGCACAAAAACGTAGTAAGAAAGGAGCAATATGAATTATGTTCGCAACATACCTTAGTGACACGGATTCCACCTGGATGCAAGAGCGCCGTCATAAGCGCCGCATCGAATTGGCTGACCCGTACTTCCTGCCCTATAGCAGACTCCGGCCGCGTGTTCAAATCGAATTGCAGTTTCACATTCTGACTCTGCCATTCACAGTAAAGGAGGGTGATTTGATTGTTTGAGCATCCTATTGTCTGGGTGTTCGCCGCCATGTTGTTTCTGGTTGGCGCACTCCAGCAAATCGGAACCGGCCTGTATTATTTGGGATGTTTCCGCCGCTACAATCAGGTGATTGACACCCTGGCACGCTGGTTTGATACCGTAGATCCGATCAAAATGACGGAAACGATTCGCGATTTTTTCCTCATCTCGATCGCCCTGACTCTGTTGATTGCTGTGGTCGTCTAAGCGGAACGCAGTAATACATAAACGCACAAAAAATAAAAGAGGTAAAAAACTATGCTGTACTATCGTACCAAAAAGGAAGCCAACAACAAGCCCATGTATATGGGAAAGAAGCGGGACCACGAAGAAAAGTGGTCGATCTATATCGCAGATGAACTGTTCACTGAGAAAGAGGTGTGCAGGTTGAATCTGAATATGGATTATCTGGAACCGGTTGAAATTCCGCGTCTTCAGACTCATAAGCAGGGCTGTTTCCGTGTTGCGAATTTCGATGCCACCATCACCAAGGTGGGGCATAAGCCCGAAGTCGAGCCGCTGTCCAAGGAAGCCACGCGGGAACTGGTGAAGAAGATGAAAGACCGAGAGCTTTATAAGGCACGTATCAATCAGATTCCCGATGCCCGTCCTGCAACTATTATGATTCGACTCAAGATGCCGACCCCGAAGCAGGCCGGCGGTGCAAAAGCAGGTGGCGCACAGTCGAGCGGCGCACAGGAGTAATCCGGCGGCGCTACTTATAGCGGCGCACAATACATAACAGTGAATTTTAATCAGATTTATAATAAATGCTTTGCAGTTGCGCTCTGGTAAAAATTGGAGCAACAAACTGCGAAGCCTATGTCGGGCGACTGGTGGTACCGAGGTAGACGTAACCACATCCACTACATGCGTAGTAAAACAAATAGGAGGAAGTTGTAACCATGACGGTACATATCTTAGATAATTTCTATTCCAAGCGAGTTAAGGGACAGTCGTGGGTGATGTTCAGTCATTACAATGGGGATGTCTATAGCAGTCTCGAGTGTGCTATGAAAATGTTGACCGAAATGGCAAAATCGGTGAGTGCAGACCCGGAGTGTTATGATGTCGTGTTCGATGCCAATGGACGCAATCTTCGTTATCGTTGGAAAAACTGGTATGATGATGAGATTGAGCGTATTGTTCAGATCGAATCGAGAGAAGTGAAATAAGCATTACGAGGAGGCAGCCGAATATGGGCGATTATGCAGACGCTGGCTATCGACTCCAGCGTTATAAGATTACATTCTACGCCGACAACAATGGCAAAATCCCACTCAAGGTGGTCCACCGTGCATTCGCCAGCTATGATTGTGCCAAGATGTGGGAAGCTAATGTGATGTATCGAACACCTGAATATAACAGTGTCACAATCGAGATGGAATGAAAGGAGGCGGCACAGTATGTTTGTCTGGGGAATTTTCATGTCTCACGAAGCCCGCGACGAAACGATTCATGACGATAACTTCCATTACGAACTCTTCGCTACTGAAGAACGAGCACTTGAATATCTTAAAAGTCAGGAAAAATGGTGGCGTGACATCTACAATGATCCTTGTATCACAGATGCGGCTAAGAAGGAAATCTTTGGTGGTAAAAAGCCAGACGAATCCATTCGCTTATTCAAAGAGCCTGCCGAAATCTGCGGCGAAGAAGATGTATGGGTTCTTACCCGCGATTATATTTCCTCAACTGGAGCCGAGATGCGCGAAAGAATCATGGCAAAAGAACTATCAGTAAAAGAATAAGGGGGTAAACGTAGCAATGGTTCTCAACATGACTGAACTTTCTATCGCCCAATGGTCCAATGCCCAGCTCGATGCAGCTCGCAAGCTGTGTACAGATGGCGCTCTTCATGATTGTGCGCTACCTATTATCGTGCCGACTGATTCCTCTGTCCGAGTCAGAGTTCTTGCATGGGATACGGCTGATACAGTTATGACCATGAAACCGGAAGCTGTAATTCTTCAGGGCGAACCTGTTTTTGTAAACGCATTCCTTGAGCGATACGGTACAAGAATTCAGTGTTACTCTCCTTGCTACGCTGATGGCAAGTTCGTGCAGTTCAGGAGGTTCTGATTATGGCTGACTGGAAGCTCGGTAAGGACATGATTCCCAGCGATACGATTCTTGATCCTGTCACATTCGATGACTTGATCCTGGCTCTGAAATGCAACTGTGAGCGTATCACGCCGGATGCGGTCATTATTCAGGCGACGGAGATCGTCAATCAGCGTCTGGAAGATTGGAAGTATCTGATCGAAAACAACATTGACGAAATCATTGCGCTGGCAACAGATGAACCGCTTGAAGACGCTGGTCACGATGATATCACACTCGAAGAATAACGGGAGAGGAGGTTTTGCCAGATGACATTCAATGAAGCAGTCGGTGTTCATTTTTGTGATATTGACAACGAAACCGATAAGCGGCTTACGTTCCGCGAACTCAACATTCGTTATATCAATCATCTTGGAGGGTTAGATGTAATTAAAAAGCACATCCCGTTCGAACTCGACTACTTGATTCCGAAATATCAACAAGATCGTCATCTTAACAATACCTCTTTAAGAATCTGGGACGATGCTGCGAATGGAATTAAAGATCTTTGCTATCAACACCATGTTACATGTACAAGCCAAGCTGAACGAGTCTGCGTTCTGAAAGAAGCGGCCGCGATTCTGTGTGAACGAGCGGCGCAATAAGAGGAGTGTTAATTTGTATACGATCAAAGTAACATATCGTGCAGCAATCGCAACAAGCACGCGGCTCGATTATAAGAAGACTACTTACCAGTTCGAATCTGTGCCAAATGATGTGGTTGATACGCTGTGTGCTGCCATTGATACAGAGTATAAGAAGCGATCAAAAGAGCAGCATGTTGTGATGATTCACCTTGAGGCGGCGCTTGAGACCATGGAGCGATTCAGAAAGCGCATGTATGTGCCGAATTCTATCGAGAGCGTCGAGATCGTTGACGCAGAAGAAAATGGCGACTAATCAACGCCTGTTAGTTGTTGAGCAAAACGCCAAACGGTTGTATAATAGAAAGGAGCGTAACAGTATGAAGTCAGTACAGATTACATACGATGCAAAAGTTAAGATCGGAACCAGCTATGAGCGCGGCGAAGCATGTACGCAGCTCGATTTCCTTGACGATAAGGTTGTGGAGAGCCTGATCGCTGATGTGAATGCGGCACCTGCTGAACAGAGTTCGCACTGGTTCGATCTGCTTCAGACGCTTACTTTTATGAACATGCTGCAAGGACGAATCTTCATTCCGACTTCAATCAAGATGATTCAGGTCGTTGCTGAGATTCCGAATTAAGTCACAAAAGAACGAGTGATACGATAGCGATGTTGAAAACTCACTTGTTCAAAATGTTGAAAACTTAATCGCTGGTTCATTCTTTCGCTTGCAACAATAATTCATTCCTATTTCGAACTCGAACTCAATTACGCAATCGCCAATGAACAAGCGACGCGAAAATAAAATTGATGATTATGTAGTAAGGGATTATAGGGATAAGAGTAGTTTGTAAGGAGAGAGAAGACCATTCCGGGAAAGAAGTAGAAGGAAGTCTTGGCGGCGAAGATGCTCAAAACGAGAGGAGAAGATTTTAATGGCTAATCTGACTATGGGTGTTCACGAGTTCAAACCGAGCGAGCTGGTCAAGCTGATCAAACAGTACGATTGCTTTATGATCTCGCAAGGCGGCAAGTCGTTTTTACAGATCCGGGTGCCGTCCAGGTGGGTCAAACTGGAGATGGGAACCGATGGCGTAAGCTACATTACCTGCCGCAATAAGCGCAAGCGGGACGGTCATCTGTTCGAAATCTACGGTAATAAGTTCGTTTTCGACGTTGACCATAACAGCGGGCGACTGAGCGGCCACCTCAAGACGGATCTCGATGAGGCCGATTATTACGTTGTCATGTGGGGCAGCACCGATGTCCCTACGGACGATGACGAGTAAGGAGAATTCAATGCGATTTCGTAAGTTTTTCATGGCAATTGTACTGGCTGCTGCACTGATGCTGACTGGATGCGGCGGAAAATCTGAGCCGGACGAAAATCTTCACCGGGTCAAGTATGCCAAGATCTACAATCCTGATGGCACGCTGTTGACTGAAGGAGAGTATGAATCCTGCTACTACGGCAACCAGGTCGTTACGATTGAAATCAACGGTGTCGAGTATCAAACCGCCTATGTCAATGTCGTCACGATGTGGTGGTATGAGTAAGCCCAACAGAAGAAAGGAGCGATAAATCGTGGAAGAAATCATAATGAAAGCCATTCCTGAGCATGGCGGCGTTTCGATGTCCCGGGCTGAGCAGGAGACCATTATCACCATTGGCGCTCTGGATAAGACGGCCGATGTGTGCACCAACGATCCTGTTTACTGGCGCAAGCTTGATGCCATGTGCGAGAAACATCCTGACGAGTACAAGCTCGCCAAGATCCACCGCACGAAAGACGGGTTGATCCTGTGCAAGTGGTATTCGGTGCCGCGTAAGCTGGTTCGATTCGGAACGCCGACAGCGCCTCGCGAACTGACCGATGAACAGCGTGCAGAACTTCGTGAGCGAATGAAAAAGGTACAAGCGGCTCGACAGAATAAGGCCAGCATCGATTCTCAGCCGAATTCATAAAGAGTTTGACTGTATTCTAAACATACATCATTGTTCGGTAATGAAATTACTCTACTGAGATGTGTTAGGTGTTTTTGCCTTGTAATTCTATTAGAGAAAACAGCAAGGTTTGAATCAGGAGGTGAATGAGATGAACGCAATGCCCTTCGACGATTCCGCATAGCGCAAGCAGAGTCGCCGCGAAACAGATTGAGATGAATAGCAAGTCGAAAGGTTTGCACGTTTAGGCCAAGCCAAACGGAACGAATTGTTAGAGTGAGATACCCCACCCGTGGCTGCCACTAGAGGACCGAGGAGCTCATCAGGTGACCCTACCGGGAGGAACTCACGGTCGTGCCAGAATGGAATACAGCGAAAATGCGTCACTCTGAAATCCAAAACGTGCTCGCAGCTCATCCGCAGCTCATCTACTTGCTGCCGGCTGCAGCGATCGCATGTGAGGCACAGGACTCCACAGATATTTAGATCTCAATTTGAAACAAAAGTACATAATAAAATAAGAAAGCGGGTTGAAAACTATGTTGAAAACCGGTCCTCCCATGTGAGGAATCCCGTATTTTACGAGCAGATTTGTGATGAATTGTTATCTGGTTTTACCACGATAGCACGTTTAGGCCAAGCCGAACGGAACGAATTGTTAGAATGAGGGGACACCCCCGAGGAAGGCGGAAGACGCGTCGACTGCAGGTACCAGACATCGCTGGCCACACCAAACGGTGTCATCAGGGGAATTGAAAGAGCCTTATGACACCTCAACCGACGCATCCAACAACCACATTTGGGCCACAACCCCTGGTTCATGAAAGATCACCATCTCCAGCTAGTAGCTTCAGATAGATTTAGATCACAAATCGCCTATATTATAATAATGAAGGTTGTGATAAGAGCGACAAATACAAACAAAATGTAATGCTGTCATTTGTGAATATTTTCCAATTGACAACGATACGTTTTTGTGTAATACTTGTTTCAAGCGAAACACACTTTACAATGCCAAACGAAAAGGATGAGGTAAAAAATGAATGCGAATGTAGTAATGCAAGTAGCCACCACCAAGCAGTTCGGTGACATGGAGATTCAGGTCTATGAGAATCCGGCGGTCGATCACACCAGAGCTCAGGATGATTTCTATATGACCCGTGAGCAGATTGGCACGGCGTTGGGATATAAGAATCCTTCAATTTCGATTGGAACGATTCACAAGCGCAATGCGGCTCGTCTCGACCCGCTTTCAGGGTTAATCAATTTGATTACCCCTGGTGGAAAACAGCAGACCTACGTATATAATATGCGTGGTGTCATGGAGATCTGCCGTTACAGCACTCAACCCAAAGCGAATGCTTTCATTGATTTCTGCTGGGATGTGATCGCCGCTCTGATGCGGGGTGAAACCGTATCGCTGAATGCCAATCAGACTGAGCTCAAGCGGCAGGAGCGATTCGACCGGATGACTCAGGCGCTGGCGGAGATTCATTCAAAGATGGACGCTCTCGAAGCAGCACGACAGCAGGACCGCAACGCTCTCGACAATGTGTTGTTCGTCTGTAAGCAGCTGGAACGAAAGCTTATCTCGATGGGTCAGCCGCAGAAGCAGCCTGAGCAGACTGCCACAGCCGCCGCAAAGGAAACCCATAGCACTACATACAAAGGACGCAGCGAATGGCGGACTGAGATCTACAAGCTCGGCAATTCCATCGCTCGCATGACTGGTCTGACGCTGAATGCGGTTCTGAAACAGGCTTATGATTATATCGGCCGCAACTATGGCTGGTATTTCAAAGACGAACGCAAGGCGTATGTTGAGCGGGTCGGTTACATGGGTGACATCAAGAACCTCAGCGGCTTGGATATCATCGAGGACAGCGAAACGTGGAAGTCGATCTTTATGTCGATCATGAAGGATCGGTATGATAACGAAAAGCACGACGCTGAGGTCAGAAAGGGGATTAAGTCGGCACTCACCAAGAAGCCGCCTATGATCCCTGCTGATATGATCCCTACTCGCCATAGGGCAGAACCCGCTCCTGAGGTCGTTGCTGAAGAACCCGCACCGGTCGTTGTGGCTGAGGCTCACGCAGTCGAAATTGAAACACCGGCGGCTGAAACACCGGCAGTCGAAACTCCTGCGGCTGAAGAGCCGAAAAAGAAATATTATTACTATAAGCCGAGTATCACGCTTCCGATCGTTGAACCCATTGCAAAAAAGCTGGGCGATAAGACGCTTGGGTATTGGGTTACCTATGCAAAGATCTATGACGCGATCGGCACTGCAAAGATGGACCGAATGCGTAAAGCGTATGTACGTTCTCACAATAAGCCGCCTAAGTCTACTCCTGATATCTTCCAGAATTCTGATAAGAACATGAAAGTGTTTAAGGAGGCTGCAAAGATCGTGGCGGCAGCTATCTAAGCTATCTACTTCCTCCATTAGCCTTTGAGGCTGGCAGCCGGGAAAGACCGGCATATAACCGGGTGTGGCGAAGGTGGTATCGCGCTAGGTTTGGGACCTAGAGATTTTCGCCCGTTCGAGTCGGGTCACCCGGACCATAGCATAGGGCTTTATCCTTTCTCCCTGTGCAAAAAAAAGCGAAGTTTTTTCTCTTTCACTTTTCCTTTTTCTTCGCTCGTGGCTGAAAATGCCGAGCAGGTACGATAACCCTGCTTTGATATGGAGTTGATGGTCGTACAACAGTTCGATTCTGTTGGGCTCCAGCTAGGTTCGATGCAGCGGCGTAGTGTAGTACAAAGCTGCTGGGGTGGCGCAATTCCACCGTGGGTGATCATACTCCCCCTCTGACACACCCATAACGCTCTGACCGAAAATAATATCCATGATGCAACGGGAGTAGCTACCCGCCACAGTGGATGTGCATGGCTCTATTATGAGTAGGCGAATTTGGCACTGCCTGCGAAAGTGGCATAGATGCTCGGTGCCCAGAGTATCGGAGAGTGAATTTGAAAAGGGCAGCCTTTGAGGATGGACACCATAAGAGACCAATTCGCTTATGTGTTGTATCCGCTGACGCGACTGAGTATTGCGCAAACTTTGTAAGCCGCTTGCTCCTCGTCGATGCCGTTACATGGTTAAATCCTCCTCTCTGGGACGTTAGCTTAGTTGGTTAAAGCTCCTGGCTCATAACCGGGTGATGAGGTTAATTCTTCACGGGGGTTCGAATCCCTCACGTCCCACCAAATGTGCACGAATATCAACAAGTAAAATGAGGCTGCGAAAATGGAAACAGAAAAAAAGTTTGAAATCTGCACTAAGACTACTGTTTATTTGACCCAGCAGGACATTGACGACATCATGTTGTCCGCTTTTGAAGGTGGCATCAACTACTGGTGCTGGCGCGTTGTCGTGCAGGGTGACTACCTCGGTGAGTACGCCAGCGAGCAGATTTCGCGCGGCGGAAAGCTCGCCGTCTGGATCGATGAGCCGTTTGAGGATGACAAGACCTGCTATATGCTCGACCGCGACAAATTCCTTGCCGGCTTCAAGCTGTGGTTGGAAAAAGGCGGAGACAGCTATGACGCGATCGACTACTCCGATGGCTCCGTTGACTGCGGGCAGATTGATGCCACCTGCGCCGACGAAATTGTCCAGTACGCACTGTTTGGCGAAGTCGTTTTTGGTTAATGAGGAGATTAAAAATAAGAATCTCCGAAAAAATCGAAACGATGTTCAATCGTGAATTCACAAAACAATAGATAAGAAAGAGGTAAATCAAGATGGCCGATAAGTATCTCAGTATTATCACGAACTTCGGGTGCCACTACAGCTGCCCTGAGTGTATCGTCCGCAATAACAAGCTCAAGATGACGCCGACAGGGGAGTATTCTTCTCGTGATGAATTATGGAGCGCCCTTTATAATGATTGTGCTGATTGCAACTGGGTGTCCGTATCAGGCGGCGGTGATCCATTATGGCAGTGGTCTCATCATCAGAAGTGGTGGGCACACTTTTTCGATACTTGCAGAAAGCTTGGTCGTCAGACTGAATTGCACACCAGTTATTATGATGTTAAGAATGATCCAGACATCATGCTTTTCCCGTTTGAAAGATTCGATCGGGTTGTTTATCATCTGCATCATATGGACGAACTGGACAAGATTCATCGTGTTGGCGGTGAAATCGTTCGTGTGGTCTTTGTTGTGGACGACGATATGACTGAGGACGAAATCAATGGAATCGCTGATTATGTCGAAACGTCTAACGAGATCGACGAGCTTACCTTCCGGCAGCGTGTGGACGAGCACTACAAAGAAACTTACCATCTGCACGACTTCCTACTGGCTGGTCATCAGAAACGCTGGTGGTATGTCACCCAGTGCGATTACAATACCTACTTCCATAACGGTAAGCTGTATACCAAGTATACTGATATCTTTGATAAGGAGTGATTCAGATGTACATCGTCGTAAGCGATTACACCAACGAGAAAGCTGATATCTACAAGTCGGTAAGTATCGATAAAGCATTCAAATCAAGAGACGATGCGATTGCTTTTGCCGCTGTCAGCTTTCAGTGCTTTCTCAATGGGATGCCTGAAGATGAGGCCGCTCGGTACGAAGATGCAGTGAAAGTTGACACTGAATCATACGCTGATTTTTGCGGATGCGAGTTGAACCCATATCCTGAGTATGTTATCGGAGCAGCGGTCGATAACGGTGAAGATAATCACATGTACTACATGGTGTTTGAAGTAGAGGAGTGACCTGCGCAAGCAGTGGCGGCTCGGAAAGACGAGCATATATGTTTCGGTGCTGGAATCGGCAGACAGGGGAGTCTCAAAAACTTCTGCGCAAGCATGTGGGTTCAAGTCCCATCCGAAACACCACCGGCTCGATTGAGTCGGGAGCTTGTATGTAGAGCGAAACGGTTTGACAAATCGGAAAGACGGTTGGCTGCTGGACAGACAGCTTTGATATGCTACCGTGGTGGAATGCATACACGTTCGCCTTAAGAGCGAATGCCAGCGATGGATTGCGGGCTCACATCCCGCCGGTAGCACCACCCCGAAAGGGGTAACATAATAACTCTTGTCAATTATTCTCGGCTCGCTCGAAAGGGTGCAATTGGCCTTGTAAGCCGAGTATCTTATGCGATTGTAGCTCAGTTGGTAGAGCAGCAGGCTGAATGCGCGTCGGTGGTTCAAGTCCATCCAATCGCACCAGGGTTCCTGTCTTTTTGGTATGTTATTCAGCAGGGACCTTTTACCTCATTCTTGTTATTCCCGGCTCTTTTGATATGATGCCTCGGTCTATATCGTATCAAAAGCAACAAGGCTTTGTAAGCTGGGTTTATATGCAGCGATCGTATAACGGTGAATGTGCCAGCCTTCCAAGCTGGAGATGTGGGTTCGACTCCCATTCGCTGCTCCATGCCGCAAGGCAAGACAGCTTTGCCCATTAGGTCTTTAACAAAATGGGGAATAGGTACATGGTGGTAAAAGTACGATCAATAAAATAGCCACGACTTCCTTGTTGCGCCCTAATGTTTCGGATATTGTGGTCCGGAATGGAAGTTGTCCTGCTTGGAGAATCGGGAGTACAGGTGTACCTAATTTATAAGCGGCTATGGTGGAATAGGCAGACACGCTAGATTTAGGATCTGGTCTTCGGGTGAGGGTTCAAGTCCCTCTAGCCGCACCATGTTCGAATATCAACAATAAAAAACCGAAAGGACGAAGTATTATGAAAGTGATTATTAGCACAACTCCTCTTAACGGCGTACTGACTGATATTACTCTCGACACGGGAGAAGATAAGGGCGACGTGATGGAAGTGGTTGGAAACAGCATGATTACCACTACCATTGATTGGCTCAACAGCACGAAGATGTCGAAAGAGGCCAAGAAAGCATACACTGATTCCTTGTGCAAAGTCCTAAAGGAAAATATCTTAAAAGGGCTCAAGTAAGGAGGGAACAGCCGTATGAACTCCATTATCAATCCTTGGGTGTTCTACTGGATTGGCATCGTAGATAGTGTCAGAACACTACTAATCGTCATTCTAACCGTGCTTATGATCGGAGGAGCGATTATGTTCATGTGTACTATGAGCGATGCAGACGATCGTGGCTTTAAAGACAAAGATGTAGCCGAGGAAGTAAAACTCTGCATCAAGGTTGCAATTGCAACTTTTGTTGTCGCGGTTCTGGTTTGTGTGGTCCCTTCTGAAGATACCTGCTATAAGATGCTCGCCGCTGATATGTTTACGCAGGATAACATCAACAACGCCACTGAGTATGTCACTGACGTGATCGATTATGCGGTCGACAAGGTCAAAGAAATGGATAGAAAGGACTGAGTAACATGGACGAGAGAAAATTCTGTATCGGTGATCGCGTAAGGCTTGAGTCTCCGTGGGGTCCTGATGATCCCAATGAGGGTAAAGAGGGAATCGTTGTTGGGTATACAGAAGATACCGATTGTCTTCAAGTGCAGCTCTGCGATGGGTACACATGGAGCAAGCCAGAATTTCGCCTGATCGAGCATCTGCATGATGATTGGTGGGCACCTGTAGAGTCAACCAGTGAATGCCGCTGCGAGTCTCTGCTTTAATTTTTTCGCCATCCAAACACACTTTACACTGTCAAATGAAAGGAGAAAACGGATGCATATCAAGTATGTGGACGGCCATTATGAAATCGTGTCGGCGGATAATGGCCAGTTCATTCAGTCGGCCGACACATGGGACGAGGCTCTTGACGATATGAAAGAGCTGTTAACAACAACGGTATAACGAGCAAACCGGCTCGTTTACATAACATTTTTTTATTATAAAGGAGATCAATATTATGAAGGCAACTGTTAAGTACAACAACGTTTTCGTCACTTCCGCTTACGACATCGAGACCCTGAAGAAGGTCAAGAAGTTCCGTCCCGAGGCTCTGGTTCTGTACAAGGGCGAGGGTAAGGAGAAGGAGCCTGTCTGCGCTATCGGTGTCAGCGGTTCTGCTTCTGCCAATGAGATGGGTGTGACCTTCGCAAAGAATTCCGTCACCACTCCCAAGGTCGCTACCATGAGCATCGAGCTGCCCAACGGCAAGACCACCGTCGAGGAGATCAACGAGTTCGTTCGTGAGAAGCTGGGTCTGGCCATCGTGAACTGCACCAAGATCGAGGAGCAGATCGCCGAGGCTATGGGCTCTATCGCTGCTGATGAGGCCGCTATGAACGCTGCTATCACCATCGAGAACGACGCTGAGCCTGAGGCCGCCGCTGAGTAAGAGCGCCGCCTGGTAAGAGCGCCACTGTGGTTCCACGCCGGATGTTCCAGCGCAATACGTCCGGCATTCGTTTTAAATGATTCGTCAATCCGACGTTTCAACAATAAATTTTTTCAAATTAAAAAGGAGTACATATTATGCTGAAGATCACTGTGGGTACCAACACCAACCGTAAGACTGTCATGGCTACTGAGGACACTACCCTGCGTCAGTGCCTGGAGGAGAACGATATCAACTACTCTGCTGGTCAGACCTCTCTGGATGGCTGTGTTCTGCAGCCTGGCGACATGGACAAGACCTTTGCCGACATGCACGTTACCGAGAAGGCTTATCTGGTCTGTGTTCAGAAGATGGAAAACGCCCGTTAAGGAATTAACGGAGTCTGATCCTGAATCTGTTCGAGCGAATCTCGAATAAAGTCCGAATATAAATCTGTTCTGGTTACAACAGATAAGTAGCATTGCAGCCGCTGGCAGGCCGGTTAAAGTCTGCCTTATATGTGTCCAGTATCTGGGCTTTTTAAATGCAAGATATGAATTTAAGGAGGAAGTAACTATGGCATTCACTGGTTTGCTGACGAAGCTCGGCTCGAACGAATGCAACGAATTTTTCTCTGACATCAAGAGCAGGAACAAATTCGAAACCGAAGATAACACCGTCCTGACCGTTCTCCGGGCAGTGATGAACGAGGAGCGGCTGGCGACTTTTACCGCTGATCCAGAGAATAAGGGCATCATGCAGTCTCTGGTGGTCGAGAACGAGATCCGGCTCCCGGACGATGAGAAGTTGACAGCAGCCTATTACGCTGGTGAGCGTGGTCCGTTCACAAAGATCAAGCTCGGTCTGTATTTCCATTTCATCCCCAACAAGAAAGCAGCCGATTACATCAAGCAGGTGAAAATGTTCGACGAGGACTACAAGAAGGCGGGCTGGGTTCGTCTCGAGGATGTCTCTCTGTATGTCGATCGCAGCGGTGACGCTCTGGTCTACCAGAACGAAACCAAGCAGGCGACCATGGTGTTCGCTCCTTCACCCAAGAGAATCCAGGTTATGCAGATGATGATGAGCTGTCTTCCTCGTCTGCTTCCGTGGGCATTCAAGGATCACCCGGCAACCAGGGATGAACTCGATCTGCTGAAGATGCTGGCTGAGCAGAAGTATGACAAGTTCAATGCGGCAATCGACAAGATCTGTGCAGCTTATGACTTCTACGGCAAGAAAGTCGAAAGCATGCTCAAGGGATTCTGCAGTCAGAACTTCACCCGCTCGATCCACGATCAGGAAGAACGTGTCCGCCGGGCAGAAAACAACGTCAACGATTATATGAGCAGCGCCCGCAATGCCATGAAGCAGGTGGATGAAGAGCAGATGAAGCTTCTGGTGCTCCGGAATCGTGCCTGCAACTCTGGAGACGATGAGAAGGAGCTGGTCGATTTCTTCAAGGCGAACAAATCTCTTATCGCTCTGGATAAGTCCGGCAATCAGCTGTGGGTCGGCGTGAACTGCTATCTGAATGACTACAACGAAGATATCTTTAAGCAGTATGTCGAAAAGCAGGATAAGATGTCCAGCTACATCTACGAGGAGAGCCCGTATGATATGGATCTTACCAAGAAGTTGTTCCTGGCTATCTGGAAAGAGCACCGGTTCAATCTGCGTGTCTACTGCGAGTGGATCGTCTATGATGACTGCCGCGTCGAAGCCGTCAGAAGCACTAACATGAATCACCGGGAAGACCTGATGAAGGATCGTTTTCCTCAGCCTCATATCGACCGGTTTACCTGTTACGGCGGCTATCGCGGTATGCTTCAGGATCTGGCTCTCCGCCGTGATTACATCGGCGTTTTGTCTACTCTGGTGACTTCTTCTTCCTATATCAACTGGACGGATTCTACGGTCGTCAGCTGGATGATGGAAAAGCTGTTCGGCGATTATAGTAATCGGAAGTGTCTGGAAGATAAGGATGGCAATCTCTACACCATCAAACAGGTGATTGAGATTCTGGAAAACGAAAGCAATGAAACGGCATAAGGAGGTTTGAAGTATGCAGCCGGTTAAGATGAATGACGAACTGATCCAAGGGATTTTGCAGGAGTTCTATGCACAGGCTTCTGCGTTGGGTAATCTGCAGGCGGATAAGTTCTCCTTTAACAAGAATTTTTCCAAGCCTGCCAAGGACGCAGTCGAGGTGAATTTCACTCTGGAAGCTTATCACGAGATGTGTGCCCTGATCGATCACTTCAGTACCGAGGTCGCCTGGCACGGTCTGGTGAATCGCATTGATAAGACTCACTTCCAAATCACCAAGATCCTGGTCTATCCGCAGCAGGTCACGGGCGCAACAGTGAATACGGACCAGGAAAAGTATACGACCTGGTTGTATGAGCTGGACGATGAATCCTTTAATACGCTGCGGTTCCAGGGCCACAGTCATGTGAACATGAGCACTTCTCCCAGCGGCGTGGACATGCAGAATCAGTGGGATCTCATTGATACCCTGAGCTCTGAAGACTACTACGTCTTTATGATCTGGAACAAGCGGCGGGAGTATAACGTCCGTGTTGTAGACATGGCGGACAATGTCATCTACAGCGGCGATGATGTCAAGGTGACGATTGGAGAGGCCGATACGAAAGGGTTTCTCGAACAGGCGGAAGCGCTCGTCCAAAAGCCGGTCACAACAACATACAGCGGCTACAGCGGCAACTACAATGGTGCAGCTTACTCCGGCAGCTACAGCGCGGGTACAACAGCTTGTCGGGGAGGCGCGTTCGTTGGTAACACAAACACCGCAGCCGCGTCCACGAAACCGACAGCAAAAGCAGAAACGAAACCGGCAGCCACGACGAACCCGGCGCTGAAAACTGTCACGGGTGGAGCCGCCCCTAAGATCGATTCAGCCAAGAGCAAGGGAAGCGAATCCAATCTGATGAAGTATTATCAGGAGAATCCGAATGACCTGATGAACAATTGGAATACGAGCTGCTATCCCTACGCTGACGCATTCCAGGACTAAGAAAGGAAACAACAATGGATCTGAGTAAAATCGAAATGGTGTTTGACCCTGCGTCTGTTAAGGGTCGCATTCATATCATCGGCTGTGGTTCGGTCGGCTCTACTGTGGCTGAACTGCTGGCACGATACGGTTTGACCAAGTTCACCCTGTGGGACATGGACTTTGTTGAGTCTAAGAATATTGTAAACCAGATGTTCTTTCAGCCGAACATCGCTCATTCCAAGGTTGAAGCACTGGCAAATATCCTGTGCAGTGTGAATCCTGATATCAAAGAGGATCTGGTTCTGATGCCCAATGGCTGGCAGGGCGAAACCGTCAAGGGTTATGTGTTCCTGGCCGTGGACAGCATCGAGATCCGCAAGCAGTTCCTGGAGAAGAACAAGTACAATCCTGAGCTGCTCGGTGTGTTCGATATCCGCACTGGCCTGTATGATGCACAGTGCTGGTCGGCCGATTGGAAGGATCGCAAACAGATCGACAATCTGAAGAACTCCATGAACTTCACTCACGAGGAAGCAAAGGTAAGTACGCCGGTGTCTGCATGTGGCATCGTTCAGGGTGTTGCACCGACCGTTCGTTTCATCTGCTGTCTGGCGATTACGAACTTCATCAATTTCGTGGAGGGCAAGCCGCTGAAGAAGCAGATCGTTGCAACCCCGTTCATTCTGGGTGAAGAGAGCGTCATGGCGTTCTAATAAATCGTAAATAAAAAAATCGTGATGAATAGTTGTTTTTCATAAACAGCGCACTTAGGCCAAGCCAAGTGTATCGCATTGTTAAGATGGGGAGGGGCCTCCCAGGGGCATCAACATTGCAAAACTGAGCTCGCACCGCCTGCCGACGGCGCTCCCACAGAGTTCGAAACGACCTTTTTTGGGTCGCCTAAAGGCGGTTATATAGCCAATCTCAGCATCCAATCATGATCGGGACCTCCTGCTGCACGCGTTTTAGCCTCAAGAAACCCATTTAGATCACGATGAAATCATAAAGGAGAAACAATGTACATTACATATCTGAATCCTCCTAAGACCCGGCAGATCACTTTTGATGAGATCCTCGCCGGTGTCCAGAATGTAGAAGCACTGCACTATGGCGGCAGCAACACATCTACAATGACCGTGTGTCGCAACGATTTAACCGCCAAACTTCGCGCTATCACCAATGTTCCTGAGATGATCGAGAAGCTGACGGCCTACAACGTAAAGTATGCGGCGCTTGAATCCAGCGATATCCCGAGTCACTATTCTCACTTTGAGATTCCAAAGAAATCTGGTGGCTGGCGACCCATTGATGCGCCCGATGAAACTCTTTCTGATGCACTGATCGAGCTGCGGGAACTACTGAAAAGCTTTATGATCGTAGATTATCACACGAATGCTTTCGCATATATCCCCAATCGCAGCTTTATCGATGCAGTCCGTAAGCATCAGGCAGGTCACAATAAAACCGTCGTTGATGAGGCGACCGGTATGAAAAAGGTCGTCAATTATCAGAATCATTGGGCGGTCAAGTTTGACTTCCATGGTTTCTTCCCCAGTACGACACCGGATTTTCTGCTCGGCATGATGAGTGTGATCTATCCATTTGCTCTGATCATGCGGGATGCACGTGGCCGAGATGAATTGGCAAAGGCGGTCAACCTGTGCTTCCTTCGCAACGGCTTGCCGCAGGGAACTCCCATCAGTCCGTGGCTTACCAATGTGATGATGATTCCGTTTGACCACTGTATCACTCGCAAGCTGTGCTATGGCTACAAAGCAAAGGACGGCATCGATCGCGAGTTTACTTTCACACGATATGCAGATGATATCCTCATCAGCTGTTATCATCACTTTGACCCGATGGAAATTCAGCAAATTATCATTGATGCGCTGAACTTCTTCCATGCGCCGTTTACTCTGAACGAAACGAAAACGCATTACGGCAATCGGCATTCCAGCAAAAACTGGTGTCTCGGCTTGATGTGGAATAAGGACAATCAGATCACGGTTGGCTGGCGCAATCTTAAAATGTTTCGTTCGGCTATGACGAATTATATCTATGCAAAGCAGCACGGCAGAACCTGGGAGCTTGAAGATCTGCAAAAGTTCAATGGCAAGCTCAACTATTATCACATGGTCGAGCCTGAGGTGATCGACGAGCTGATTCGTCGTTACAATGCAAAGTTCGGCACTGATATTATGGCGATGCTTAAAGAGGATCTTCGTCCCAAAGAGGGCGTTGTTGCATAAAAAAATGGAGACATACACAAGGAGTGATGATCTATGATTGAAATTATGTGCCGGGATGGAAAGGTCCCATCGAAGGAGCTCGAAAAGGTCGCGGATATGATCTACTATTCCACGGGCATCGAAACAGAGGTGGTCTACGAAGAGGATCGGCGAGCCCTGGTGTTCTGGGGTCCTGAGGATGTCAAAGAGATCGTGGAAAGTTTGAATCTGAAATCGATCAACACAGACGATACCAATTTCTGCGATACCATTGTGGCCGCCGCAGAGCCGCGCATTCACCAGGCAATGTTGGAAGCCGGCAGAGATGTCTTGTTTGACGAAGTCTGTGAAACGGCTGCATCCATGGGCGAACAAATCGAATTCGATGAGCCCAATCAGTAATCAGTAAATAAAAAAATCACTTTGCATATCGTTCCAAAAGAGCGAGCATTACGCCCAAGGCGGATGTTAAGAAGAATACCCTAGCAATCGGCCGCTGCACTCCGCCATAGGCCCCTGATCGTGCAGCTGGCCTCAGCCAATCCTTGTCAAAGAAACACTCGTCCTTCGATCCGAGACCAGGGTCACGCGCCAGGTCGCGTGACGAATGTCTCCGATCGTGCGTCCTCCCGTTTCCAGAGCATCGGATTTAGAAAGTGATTTTGATAAAAAAGAAAATGAGGTAGAAATATGGAATTGATGTATAAGCCAGGCGATAAAGTAATGGTTCGCCCGGATCTGAACTGCAGTGAAATTTATCGTATGAGGTCAGGTCGCCACAATGGGGACAATACCTACTACGGTGTTATTGATCAAATGGCGGATCAGGCTGGAAAGATTTTTACGATTCAAGGTCCTCGCGATGGGGAACGTGGGTACACTCTGAACGAGATCGGTTATGGCTGGACCGACGAGATGTTTATTTCTATCAATGAGTGTTGCTGTGATAGCCTTCTGTGAGGTGAACTATGAAATACAGATATGATGTCGGTGACGCAGTGATCGTAAAGCGAGATCTCAGAAAGAATTGCAGCTACTTTATGATGTCCGGCCCCAATCCCAAAACATACAACACTGTTGTCGACGAAATGAAAGAGCTCGAAGGCAAGACCGTTCATATCGCAGGACATATTGATGGTCAATACTTCATTGAAGAAGACAATAAATCATATGCCTGGACGGATCAGATGTTCCTGACGCAGGACAAATACAGCGCTGCTTGTGTTTGCGAAAGTTTACTATGATTGGAATGATTTGAAAATGCAGAATCCCTGCCATTATTGTGTGGCTCCCAAGCGTTATCCCGGGTGTCACGATCACTGTCAGGAGCGCCAGCAGTACGTCGAAATCGAGCTGACACAGCAGCACCAGTACAAAGAGAAGTGCCGCATGATCAACGATTTCGATAACGAGCTATACACTTATAACCTGCGTTACAGAGCAAAACATCAACACAGATATTGATTTACATAGAAAGGATGAAGATCAATGGCAGAACCGGCACGTAAGCGTAAGGATCGCGTGGTTCAGTTCCCGCAGCAGCCTGGTTCCGAAGCTCACATCACCATGAGCGAAGCCGAGCTGAAGGAAATGATTTGGGACATCGTAGCTGCCGCTCGCAAGAAAAGGCACAAGACAAAGCCAACCAACAGCCTTTATACAAAGGATGGCCGCATCAAACCTTCGCCTGCTGATCCGATTCGTTCCAAAGAGGATTTCCAGAAACTGGCGAATTATCTCGCTTCCAATGGCGATCCCAAGTTTCGTCTACGCAACAAGGCGATTTTCGTGTTCGGGTGCAGTCTGGGCATTCGTTGTGGCGATCTTCTCAACTTGAAAACGGCAGATGTTTATGAACAGGATGGCAGTGTGAAAGAGCATGTCGAACTGATCGAAGAAAAGACACGTAAGCGCAATGTGTGCAAGATCCCCAAGATGGCAGCCGACATTTTGGAAGATTATTTCGATGAACAGGATTTCGAGGTCAGTCAATCTGATTATCTGTTTCGCAGTCGCAAGGGTGGTCCTCTGACAGTGCGCGGATTTTATCGGATCTTGAAAGAAGCAGGGAAAGCGTGTGAGCTGGATATCGATCTGTCCACTCATACCATGCGCAAAACCTATGCAATGGCTGCACTTCACAGCGCAGAACAAGCAGGCGAGGCAGGGGATGCGCTGGCTATGCTTCAGATGAAATTCAAACACAGTGATGCCCGTGTCACGATGCATTATGTCAAGGCAGACCAGGATAAGATGGACGAAATGTCTGATCGTGTGTCGGACTGGTTCGATGATGGAGGAACGGAATGACTGATTACATGTATCACCCAGGCGACAGAGTCCGCGTTCGACTTGATCTTTCGGAACATGAAGAATATAAAATGTTGTCTGGCGAAAATAAAGGTCAACGCTGGGTGATTTTTGACTGGATGAAAAAATACGCAGGACAAGAGATCGTCATTCAAAAGATCGCACAAACTAGTGGTGTTTACAGAGCACAAGGAATCGATGGCTGCATCTGGGCTGATGAGATGTTTGAGCCGCTTGTCGTGGACGAGTGCGTTTGTGATTCATTGCTGTAATGGAATGGAGGAAGTAGAGCAATGTCAAGATATTATCAGTATAAAAACGGAGAGGAAGTGTTTGTTCGACCTGATCTGGAGCGCGGTGTTCAGTATTATATGCGTTCCGGTTACCGAGCAAATGATGTCAGTGCCACCCTTACTTATTCTCAGGCGCAGCGGCTTGGCACTGTGGTTCATATTGCCGGCAAGCGCAATGGCCGCTATTACATCGACGAAGATTATGGGTGCGATCGGTGGACTGACGAGATGTTTGCAGCGCCCAACGAATGTATCTGCACGCCGCTGCTGTGAGGTGAATCATGGAAGGGAAATACCTGTATGAAATTGGTGACCTCGTAAAAGTTCGCGACGATATTAATCGAAACATGCAGTATCGTATGCGTTCCGGTCCCAAAGCTGGATGCGAACCCGGGACTGTATATCATATCGAAAAATATAAGGGGTCAGTCCACAAAATCATTTCTTATGAGCTGGGTTATTACAAAATCGATAATGACCTTGATCATCTGTACTGGTCTGATGAAATGTTTGAGCCGATGTCGGTAAACGAATGCTGTTGCGAATCTTTGTTGTGAGGTGAATGTGATGGTGATGGATAGTTTATTGTATCGGCCGGGTGATCTGGTAACGATCCGTTCGGATTTGGTTGGCGATCGCTATTATCCCGTTTTATATGGTCCTTCGGCAGGCAATCGAGATCTTTACTGTAACGACGATATGGTTAAGTATGGTGGCAAAACCTATGAAGTCGAGGATTATGGCGATGATGATGATCTCTATACGCTAAAGGGAATTCCATGGCTATGGACTGAGTCGATGTTTGAAAGCCCGACCGAATGTATTTGTGACAGTTTACTGTAATTTAAAAGGAGAATGAAAACAATGGCAAACTTCAAAGAATTCCGCACTCTGCTTCAGAAGCATTTCGATGAGATGGTCAAGGATGGCGCACCTCTGTTTATCACCAATGCCGACGAGGACAAGCTATATAACCTCTATTTGGACAGCTTCCCGGCTGGCACGAATCCTACCTTCCGTAAGCGCCGTGAGTATGATTGCTCCTGCTGCCGTCGCTTCGTGAAAAACATCGGTAAGCTTGTTTCTTTCATGGATGGTCAGATGGTCACTGTCTGGGATTTCGACACCAAGTCTGACGTTTATCAGCCGGTTGTAGATGCGCTGGCTGCCTATGTGAAAACCTGCGCCGTTGTGAATCCGTATTACATCAGCCGCAACATGATCTCTGATGGCAAGTTCGGCACAGAGATGAACTATGAGTATGACGCTGATCACAAGGCGGTTCGCACCTGGGATCATTTCGCTGTCGAGATTCCTCAGCGGTTCATTGTCAATTCCTATGATGTGTCCACCAAGATGGCCGAGTGGCGTGATTCTGCCAATGTGTTCAAGCGCTCTCTGGAAGAGCTGACTATGGACGCTGTGGATACTGTGCTGGAGCTGATTGCTCAGAACAGCCTGTATCGCGGCAAGGAGTTCGAGGGTTTGGTTCGTGGCTTCAAGAGCGATAAGCAGGTGTATGATCGTCTGCCCGATGAAAAGAAGTCCGCTTATGTCTGGATGGCTCCCGGCGGTGCATCGATGAACCGGCTTCGTATTCGCAATACGGCAATCGGTACTCTGCTGGTAAACCTGAGCGAGGGCATGGACGTGGATGCTGCTGTGTCTGCGTTTGAGGCCATTGTTGCTCCTGCAAATTATAAGCGTCCCAAGGCGATTTTCACCAAGAAGATGCTGGAAGACGCACAGAAAACCGTTACTGAGCTGGGCTATATGAACAGTCTGGCTCGTCGGTTCGCCACTCTGGATGACATCACCGCCAACAACATCCTGTTCTGTAACCGTGATGCTGCTCATCGGGTGATGGGCGCTGCGAATCCGTTTGAGGCAATGGCGAAATCTCTGGGTACTGATCCCAAGAAGTTCGGCCGTGCAGAAGAAATCGGCATCGAAAAGTTTGTCAAAGAAGTTCTGCCTACTGCGGCAGGTCTGGAATTGTTCATGGAGAATCGCTTCTCGAAGAACATGGTATCTCTGATTGCGCCGCAGGATAAGAGCGCGCCAAGCATGTTTAAGTGGTCCAATGGTTTCAGCTGGGCTTATACCGGCAATATGGCAGACAGCGATATTCGCGAAAACGTTAAGGCTGCTGGCGGTAAGGTGGATGGTGTGTTGCGTTTCTCGATTCAGTGGAACGATGTGCCGGGTGAATGGGATGAAAACGATGAGGATGCTCATTGCATTGAACCCGATAAGAATCACATCTATTTCGGCAACAAGTGGCACCCTCGTACTGATGGCCGCCTGGACGTTGATATCACTTGGCCTGATCAGGGCAAGGCTGCGGTCGAGAACATCACCTGGCCTGATATTAAGAAGATGAAGGAGGGTGAGTACAGCTTCTATGTGCATTGCTTCGCTAGTCGTGGCGGTAAAACAGGTTTCCGTGCTGAGATCGAATTCGATGGCAACATCTACTCCTTCAACTATGATAAGCCGCTGCATGGTGGTCAGAATGTCGCCGTGGCAAAAGTCACACTGAAGGATGGTAAGTTCTCTATCAAGGAGCTGCTGCCCAGTTCTACCAGCACCCGCGAGATCTGGGGTGTGAATTCCAATCAGTTTGTACCTGTGTCTGTGGCGATGTACTCTCCGAATTACTGGGACGAACAGACCGGCAATGGCAACCGTCACTACTTCTTCATGCTCAAGGACTGCGTCAACCCCGAAAAGCCCAATGGTTTCTACAATGAATTCCTGAAGGCAGACCTGCTGCAGCATAAGCGTGTGTTTGAGGCGCTGGGTTCTCAGATGGCAGTTCAGTCCGTGGATGACCAGCTGTCCGGTGTTGGCTTCTCTGAGACCCAGCACAACAGCTTCATCGTTAAGGTGCAGGGGGCAACCGAGCGAGTTCTGAAAGTGGTGATTTGATGAACTATCGTTATAAGCCGGGTGATCGTGTCGTGGTGATCAATGAAATTCGAGAAAACGGAGATTACTACATGCGCTCTGGGAGTCAGTTCCCGCTTGCTAATGTGATCTGCGTGAGCGAAAGTACGATTCGCGCACGAAAAGCTTTGGAGGGAACGGTTGTCACGATTCTTGAGTATTGCCGCAATCGATATATCATCAAAGAAACGAATCGGAAAATCCTGTGGACAGATGATATGTTTGTTGGTCTGGCGAACGAAAAAGAGTGCTGCTGTGAATCTCTGCTATGAGGTGTCAAATGGAGTATCGATATAAAATAGGCGACGCTGTTTTAGTTCGAGATGATCTTAAGTATGGTGCCTTTTACGATATGAGGTCTGGTCCTTATCCAAAAGCCAACAGTAACATTGTGACATTGGATATGTCGGAACTTCATGGGCAATTGGTTCATATTAAAGATTATTCTTCTAACGGGCACTATATCGTAGAAGAAACGCATGATTTTAGATGGACCGATGACATGTTTTCTGGTTTGGCAGACAATGAGTGCTGTTGCGAATCTTTGTTATAAGGAGGCACAAGTTGCAAGATACAAAATATCATGTAGGCGATGTCGTTATTGTCCGCCAGGATTTAGATTTTAGAAAATGTTATTGGATGCGATCAGGTGGAAAAGAAAACGCTCCTTGGAGGAACGTTGTTTCAGATGTTGTAACTGAAGACATGATAGAGCTTTGTGGACAGACTATCGAAATCGAAGAAATAGTCGATACGATCGATGGTAAAAAATACAAAGCAAGAGGTCGCTACTGGACAGACGACATGTTTTCTGACCAAATCGGCAACGAATGTTACTGTGAATCACTTTTGTGAGGTTCGTTATGGATTATGTAATTCCACTTCAATTTAAGCAAGGCAATCATGTTATGGTTCGTCCGGATTTGAATATCAATACGGTCTATCAAACATTTGGAGGTAAGAATGCCGGTTATCGTGCAACTCCAACGTTAAATATGGTTCGCCTTGCTGGGTCGGAATTTGAGATTAAAGAATACTCTAGGTCTCAAAAAACTGTAAAACTAAAATGCTGTAGTTCTTATTGGACAGAACAAATGCTAATTCCCAAAAGTTTTGTGGAACAGGAATGCGTTTGTGAATCACTTTTGTAAATCTGAAAGGAGAAATTATCATGGAAAAGAATCTGTTTGAAATCGCAACTCGTAATCGCTATCGCTTTAACTACAAGGGCGTTATGACCGTAGAGGATCTGTGGAGTCTGCGGGTCGAGGATCTGGATGCCATCTTCAAGATGCTGAACCGTCAGAAGAAGACCGCCGACGAGGATTCTCTGCTGGCCACTAAGAGCGCCGAGGATCAGGATCTGGCCAATAAGATCGATATCGTCAGATACATCGTGTCTGTCAAGCTGGCTGAGGCAGCGGAGCGTGTGTCCGCCGCCGAGAAGAAGGCACAGCGCGATAAGATCATGGAGATCGTGGCAAAGAAAAAGGATAAGGCGCTGGAAGACATGGGCATCGAGGATCTGATGAAGAAGCTGGAAGAGCTGAACTGAGAAGGGAAGTATCAAACATGAAAGTTGTTGAAAGCGCAAGCAATCTGTTCCTGTATGGCGACGATATGAAGGCGTATGACAAGATTCCGGCGGGTACCTATGATATCCACTGTTCTGAGATGACCGGTTTCTATCTGTCCCGCCGCCCCGATATGGTCATCAACGAAAAGGTGTATGGTGTCCAGAGTGGCAAGGTTGCCAAAGTGCTGAATTCATTCAAAGTGTTCAATCGCAACCTGGGTGTCATCCTCAGCGGCAACAAAGGCATCGGCAAATCTCTGACCGCTAAGATGATTGCAATCGAGGCCGTCAAGCAGGGCTATCCTGTCATTCTGGCTAACCGCTATATCGGCGGTATCGCCAATTTCATTGAATCCATCGATCAGGAAGTTATGATTCTGTTTGACGAGTTTGATAAGACATTCAAGGCCAGGGACAATGAAAGTCCGCAGGATACGATGCTGAGTCTGTTCGATGGCACCAGCGCGGGCAAAAAGCTGTTCGTTGTCACCTGTAACCAGCTCAATGGCCTGAACGATTATCTGGTCAACCGTCCTGGCCGCTTCCACTATCACTTCCGCTTCGATTACCCGGGCGCTGATGAGGTCGAAACCTATCTCAAGGATAAGCTCGAAGAGAAGTATTATGATCAGATCCCAGCTGTGGTCGATTTTTCTGGCAAGATCGATCTGAACTATGACTGCCTGCGGTCTATCGCCTTTGAACTGAATCTGGGCACTTCATTCGCAGAGGCCATCAAAGATCTGAATATCATCAATATGAACGAGACCAGCTACAAGCTCACTGTTATCTTCAAGGATGGTTACCGTGCGTCCAGCACCAAGCGTTTTGATATGTTCAATGGTGCACAGCGTATCTGTTTTGATGTCAAGCTGAAAGATGGCTACTGGCCTGATTGCTACATCAACACCGAGGATATCCAGTATAACCCCGCAAACGGTGAGCAGTTCATTGATGGCAAGAAGGTTGATGTGATCAATCCGTATTCCAAGAGTGATGACGATGAAAAGGATCGTTATGAAGCTTTTGAAAAGGACAACGGTGTGGTCAAAGTCATCATCTCCCGTACTCGTGAAAGAGACATTCACTACATGGTCTAAGGAGGTTCAATATGGTCAAAGCAAATCATTATAAAATCAGTTCTTTTCCTGACGGTACTCCGCTGATCAAGAAGGATCTGACCATCAATTATCTCAACGTGATCAGCATCGTCTGGACGTTTGAATCCATGGCCGAGCTTCCCACGGTCATTATGATCGCAAAAGACGCAAAGGATAACGGAGCAGACGTCGAGCTGTTTATGCCGTACATCCCGAATGCTCGTATGGACCGCGCCTATCACGACGAAGATGTGTTCACTCTCAAGTGGTTCGCAGATGAAATCAATCGATGTGGATTCAGCTGCGTTACCGTGTTTGACCCTCACAGTGATGTGGCCCCCGCACTGATCGATCGGTGCGAAGTACATACTCCGATTCGTGAGATTTGTCAGGCAATCGAAGAAAGTAAGCCTGATGTGATCTACTTCCCGGATGCCGGCGCAATGAAACGATATGAGGAAACTGTTCACTGGGCATTGGAGCGAGTCAAGTGCAACGCCTATATCATCCATGGTGATAAAAAGCGGGACTGGGCAACAGGCAAAATTCTCGGTCTGGATGTTGTTGGTGAAGTGAAGCCTGGTGAAAAGGTTCTGATGATCGATGATATCTGTTCTTACGGCGGTACCATGTTCTATTCGGCCAAGAAGCTGAAGGAACTGGGTGCTGGTGATATCGATATGTATGTCAGCCATTGCGAAAACAGCATTCTGGATTCTGAGCGTGGCCATCTGTTTGATGATCCGGAACTGATTCATATGGTCTATACCACAGACAGTATCTTTACCGGCCATCACGATAAGATCACTGTTTTTGAACACAAGTGGGACGAGGACTGATATGGAAGTTTGGGCATTAGATATTCATTTTAATACGGATGGAGATTTTGGTTGGCGGCTTGCTCCGGTTGCAATGACCTATAATGCCAACAATCAATTTTACAGGCTGAGTGTAGTTCGAGAAGTTAAAAACGATGTCGAAAAACGTCAAGTGATTGCCGAATTTAATTGGATTTTGGAACAGCTGATTAAAAATCTTTATACCACCAGAGAGTACGTTTCCGACTACGTTGAAGAAATGCTAAATGACTCTCTTGACGAAGAGTGGAAAGAAGATTTCTATCATGAACTGTCTGGCAACTACGATGGTTCCTATGTTCAATTCCGAATTCATACGTCAAAAGATAAAATGTCTTTCAAGATTAACTGCACAAGAGAAGAATACGAAAAAATTCAAAAGAAGTATGGAGACTGCCTTGGAATCGATGGAAGGCAGGTTGTAAAAGAATTATTGAAGGGCTAAATATGAAGTATGCAAAAGGTGAAATCCTTAGTGCATATCAGCGCTTGACGAAAAGTATCAAATATGGAGATGCATACTGGTCTGAAAAAGCAATGATAAGTGATGTTCTGAGTGATTACTTCAATCGAATCGAGAGCAAGAAAGTTGTAATCGATCGAAAGTATGAAAGCTACAGATGCCCAAAGTGCAATACAACGTTAATTGGTCAATATGATCACTATTGCGGACAATGTGGTCAGAAATTGGACTGGAGGATTTGAAATGATCAATATCAACCCGATGCTGCTGTGTGATTTCTACAAGACAACCCACAGTAAGCAGTTTCCGGCCGGCACTACCAAGCTGGTCAGTTATTTTACTCCACGCATGAGCCGACTGGATGGCGTGGATGAAGTCGTTGTGTTCGGCATTCAGGCGTTCTGCAAGGATTATCTGGTACGATATTTCAACGACAATTTCTTCGACGAACCAAAGTGTATTGTAGTTCCTCAGTACAAGCGTGTCCTGGATGCGACCATTGGTAAGGATGCTTACGATCTGAGCAAGATTGCAGCGCTACATGATCTGGGATATCTTCCTGTTGAAATCAAGGCACTGCCAGAAGGTACTCGTTGCCCCATCCATGTGCCGTTTCTGGAGATGAGCAATACGCATCCTGATTTCGCATGGGTTCCGCAGTTCCTCGAATCTTTTATGAGTTCTGAGCTGTGGCATCCAATGATTTCTGCAACGGTCGGAACTCTGTATCGCGATATTGTGGACAAGTATTACGATGAAACCGTTGAGGATGGCGTGCCTCATGCTCGTGCTTTGGGTGATTTCAGTTTCCGTGGTCAGGAGTGTATGCAGTCGGCAGTTAAGTCAAGCGCCGGGTGGTGTCTGAGTTTTCTGAATACGGCTACTGTCCCTGCGATTCCGTATCTGGAAGAAATGTATCGCTGCAATTGCGAAGAAGAGCCCGTTGCGTTTGGCGCTGTCAGTACCGAGCATAGTGTGATGTGTTCTAACTTCGCTGTCGATGGCGACGAGATCACTTTCATCCGCCGGGCGCTGACGGAGCTGTATCCCAATATGAGCTTCAGTATGGTGTCTGACTCCTATGATTACTGGAATCTGGTCGATAATATCCTGCCGCAGCTCAAGGATGAAATCATGGCTCATAATGGTACGCTGCTGATCCGTGGTGACTCTGGCGACCCGGTCGAAATCGTCACGCAGACGGTCTATCATCTGTGGGATATCTTCGGCGGCACAGTCAACAGTAAGGGCTACAAGGTGCTCGATCCTCATGTGAAGGCTCTGTACGGCGATTCCATCACTGTGCAGCGCTGCGAAAAGATTTATGCCGAACTCAAAGCACACGGTTTCGCCTGCAACAATGTCAGCCTTGGCGTTGGCTCTTTCTCTATGCAGTGCATCGAGCAGAATGGTCAGTTGAAACCGTTCACCCGCGATACGTTCGGCATGGCTGTCAAGGCAACTTATGGCGTGGTCAATGGTAAGGAGATTCAGATCTTCAAGGACCCCAAGACCGACACTGATCACTTTAAGAAGAGCCTGAAGGGTATGTGCTATGTCACTAAGGATGTAAACGACGAGCTGGTTTATGTCGATGGACTGATGGATCATGCCGCTCATTCGGATGGTAACCTGTTGCAAACCGTATTCCGTAATGGCGATATGGTCAAGGAGTACAGTTTGAAGGAAGTCCGCGACCGGCTGTGGGAAGGTGAATTCTGATGGAGAAGCCGATTCTTCAGTTTTGGAGTAATCAAAGACTTATCTGGAAAGGTGAGCGGAAAGATGCTGTGAAGCTGATTAAGGCAGGAGCGTTTGACAATCTGAACGTGATGGTATGGACGCAGGACCTTGAGAATTTTAATCTGCACAGTCAACGAGGAGCACAATATTTTGGAATCAAAGAGCTAAATCGGAGGTGAAATATGGCTGTTGTAATCAAAGAAGGCAATGTGTTTGATTCTGACGCTAAGATCATCTGTCATCAGGTGAATTGTCAGGGCGTTATGGGGTCAGGTGTTGCCAAAGAAGTTCGTAAGCGGTATCCAAAGGTGTACGAGGAATATCACATTTACTGCGAAAGCAACAAGGATTGTCCTGAACGAATGCTGGGTGTCGCTCAGATGGTTCCAGTTGATGAAAAAGGTTCTCGATGGATCGTCAATTGCTTCGGTCAGAACGGTTATGGATATGACGGAAAGCAGTACACGTCTGTTGGCGCACTGTTTGAAGCATTCAAAGAAGTGGCCAAAATCGCCAAGGCATCAGGAGTCAAAGTGGCTATGCCGTATGGGATCGGCTGTGTTCGTGGCGGTGCAAAATGGCTGCTTGTGAAAGAAATCATCGATTTTACATTTAAAGACGTTGACGTGGAACTGTGGAGATTGGAGGGTAAATAATATGCGCAAGTATGAATTTGACGCAGCAAAAACCAAGGATGAAATCGTCGAGTGGATTCGGAACTATTTCCGCAAGAATGGTCCTGATTGCAATGCGGTGATCGGCATCTCTGGTGGCAAGGATTCCAGTATCGTGGCTGCTTTGTGCTGTGAAGCGCTGGGCAATGGCCGTGTAATCGGTGTTTTGATGCCCCAGGGCGCTCAGAGCGATATCGATGTGGCACGGGAACTGGTCGCTCATCTGGGAATCAAGTCCTTCGAGATCAATATCGCAGAGACTGTGAATGCGCTGCTGGCCAATGGGCGGACGGCTGGTCTGTGCGATTCCAAGCAGGCTCGTGTGAATCTGCCGGCACGAATTCGTATGGCGACTCTGTTCATGGTGTCTCAGAGTATGAATGGGCGAGTGGCTAACACGTGTAACTATTCGGAGGACTATGTCGGTTGGGCTACGCTATTTGGTGATGGCGCGGGTCAGTTCAGTCCTCTCGGTAAGCTGACCGTCACCGAAGTTAAGGCGATTGGTCGTGAGCTTGGTCTTCCGGAAAAGTTTATCGAGAAAGCGCCCGCAGATGGTCTGACTGGCAAAACCGACGAGGACAATTTCGGCTTTACCTACGACTTCCTTGACAAGTACATTCGCACTGGTGATTTCGGCGGTGACACTGCAACTGCAGCCAAGATCGATCGAATGCACGATGCGAACGCATTCAAACTGTTGCCGATGCCTGTGTATAAATCTAATTTTTACAAGGTTGAGTGGTAAGGGAGAGTTTTTATGGGAAAAGAAAAAGTTGATGTTCTGATCGTTGTCGATATGCAGAACGATTTTGTCACCGGTCCGCTGGGTACTCCTGAAGCGCAGGCCATTGTGCCGAAGGTTGTGGAGAAGATCAAGAACTGGAAGGGTGAAATTCTGTATACGCAGGATACGCATTATGACAACTACCTCGAAACTCAGGAAGGTAAACATCTTCCTGTAAAACATTGTATCGAACATACGAGGGGCTGGTTATTTGTTGATGAAATCGAACACGATCTTTTGCCGGAAATGAAAGATCCACAAGCAAAAATTTATGAAAAGAGAACTTTCGGTTCGACATTGCTAATGGAAGATTTATGCGACTCTCATTTCTCTACAATTGGAGGAATGGCAGATTTTAAGATCAATTCCATTACTCTGGTCGGCCTCTGCACGGATATCTGCGTCATTTCGAACGCGCTTCTGCTTAAGGCAGCACTACCTGAGGTTCCTATCATTGTGGATGCAAGTTGCTGTGCCGGTGTGACTCCTGAGTCCCACAAGAATGCGCTGGCAGCTATGAAGATGTGCCAGATCGAGATCGTGAACGAGGAATAAAATGCACTACGTTAATAGTGATATTATTTTGGACGCTGACGAAGCAAGACGGTTTCAGTATCTTCTAAGGCATCCAAACGTAGAGGAAATACAAAGGAAGTTAAAGGCTTGTAACGATGCTCTCGCTGAAATGAATTATCGAGAGAACGAAGACGGGACTGCTTCTTTTGATATTGATCTTGAGGTGTAAACCATGGAAGAGATTATTATTTTCGGTTAACGTCCGGATGCCAGGTGATTAGCGGTACTGGGGCAGACATAACCGCCGCCAGAATAATTTGCAAAGGAGAATGGATATGAACGAAGAAGTTAAAAAGAAGCAGGACGAACTCAAAGGCAAGATTTATGAAGACTTGAAAAAATATCTGACGTGGGATGATTATATCAAACTCACCCAATGGCTGAACGAACATGAGTTTTGGTTGGCTCCTGCGTCTACAAAATATCATGGCGCGCATCCTTGTGGTCTTGCCGAACATAGTATTGCCGTTGCCAAAAATCTGGTCACTTTGACGGAAAAGCTCGGTCTGAAATGGGCTAATCCACGCTCTCCATTTATCATTGGGCTGCTGCATGATTTATGTAAGACAGATCAATACAAGCTTGATAACACTTATATGATTGATCTTGTTACGACAGGGTATCATTATAGCTATCGAACCGATTCCATATTCAGTCATCACGGTGAGAAGTCGATCTGTATGCTGGCAAGCATCATCACTCTGACTGAGGAAGAAGTCGCGTGTATCCGCTGGCACATGGGTGCATATGAAACCGACACCAATGAGTGGAAATATTATGGTAATGCCATTGCAAAATATCCTAATGTGCTATGGACTCATACCGCTGATATGATGGCCAGCCATATTGATGGTGTATAAGGAGGAATTACAATGTCGCCCTGTTTGATGTGCGTCGAAAAGAACTGTCACAACTGTCCATGTGCAATCTGTGAGGTCGTCAATGGCAAGCTGCAGGATAATTTTGTAATGCAGACAGCAATGAAGAATAAAGCGGACTGCAAGAAATTCATGGTGCGTCTTTCAGTAGAGCTTCAGCAAATCGGCCAGATGAAATCCAGGAGCTGGACGGATAAAAACAACTGGCGCGGGTTCCCGGCGGGCTGGTTCAAGCATGATGATCTGGTTTCGTGGTTGCTCTGTCATTGTTAAAAGGAGATGGCAAGATGGGATACACAGTATATATTACGGCAAATCGCTATTATGAAGTACATATCAAGGATGCAAAAGATACAGACGATGCAATGCAGCAGGCTCTGGCAAAGTATGATAACGGAGAGCTCGAAAGTTATGAGGATGAGTTTGAATCGGCGTTCGCGGAATCGGAGGATGATTGATTGGCAAGCAAGTGGCAAACCTGTCGGCTATCAGAAACTCAGGATCGTCGGGTGAAGTTGACCAAGGCCAAAAAGGAAGAAATCGCCCGTAAGTTTGAAACCGGCGAATACTCACTCCGGGGTCTGGCGCGGGAGTATAACGTCTCGCACAAAACGATTTCGCTCATTGTCGATCAGCGGGCAAAACGAAAGAACGACGAATACAACAGAACACACTGGATGTATTATCGTCCGGATGCAGAAACAATGCGGGAAGCGCACAGAAGATCAAAAGAATATAAAAAGCGACTGTACGAAAGAGGAGAGTTGAAATAATGGGACAGCGGTTGGTTATTACGGTCCATGCGTTTGATGAGGATATTGCCACGATCTATTATCACTGGTCTGCATATACAACCAGCGCACTGGACGAAGCTCAGAAGATCCTTAAAAATGTCAAATGGGAAGATACCACGTCAAAGGACGAATTGATCCTGCGTATCGTTCGCTTCATGGAGTCCAATGGAGGCTGTATCGATTTTGAGGATAAGCCGGAGTTCGATAAGCGCTTCCCGAATGTTAAGTTTAAGGACGATGGCTCCCGCAACGATGGTCTTGTTGCAATCTCTGAGCAGGTAATGGACAAGCAAAAATACTGGTCTGAGGGCGATTTGATCATTGATTTTGATAACGAAATGATTTGCAACTCGGTTTTCTGGTGGTATGATTCGGACGAATCTCTGCGGGATGAACTTGGCGAGGATTGCGATATTGATTTTGACACTATTCCGGAGCTCAAGATCAATCCCGGCGAATTCTCGTTCGATGATCTTACATATATGATCAAGACGTTTACAGATGGCTATAGTTATCATCGCTATCGTGGGGAAATCTGGGAAAGTATTGATGGATGAGTGAGGTGATAAAAAATGACACGAGAGGAATTGCAATCAATCATTGCAAGCGAACCGTATAATTTTCTGCGCACCAATCCAAATTTGGGCAAGCAAGTGATGTTTTTGACCATTGGCGGCAGCCACGCCTATGGAACGAATGTGGAAGAGTCAGACGTTGATATCCGGGGTGTCGCACTTAACACAGAACATGAGCTGCTTGGCATGGACACGTTCGATCACTGGGTCGATGAAACTACTGATACAACGGTATTCAGCTTCAACAAAGCAGTCAAGCTCATGTGCAGCGGCAATCCGAACATGCTGGAGCAGCTTGGGAATGCTGACGATCTTGTTATCAGCTATCATCCTGCCACAAAGCTTTTGATGGATAATAAGAAGTTGTTCCTGTCCAGACAGGTCGTGTATTCGTTTGGTGGCTTTGCAGATAAATTGTTCAAGAAGGCAGTCACTTTGGGCGAATGGTGTAATCAACACCCAGAAGATCAGAGTACGAAGAAGCGAATGAACAAAACCATTATGAATATGATTCGTCTTTACCTTATGGTCTTTGATATTCTGGAAAAGGGTGAGATCATTACGAATCGGGCGGAGAACCACGACCTGTTGATGATGGCTCGAAACGGTGAATTCCAGGCTGCTAACGGTTATATCAAGCACGATGTAAAAGATTTCCACAAAGAATATGAAAAGCGCCTGCAGTACGATAAGGCGAACACTGCTTTGCCGGACACCATCGATAGAAACCGTGTCAACGAGTTAGTTGTGACTATCAATCGAATGGCGCTAGAAATGGCCTGATGTCCGATTTATAGGACTGGTCTTGTAGTATTATAATAAGGAAGGAGTATACCCTCCACGGATGAGGGTATGAAAATTGAATATGTTAAAGCTGTCAGTGTCGAACGCAAACAGCAAGATGGGGAGTATCAAGTCGATCTCGATGCCCCGTATCAAAACCTGTGCTCCAGGCGTTCCGTGCGCAAAAACGTGCTATGTCAGTCACTTCGACTGGCGAACCACGGTACGAAACGCCTATGACAACAATTTGAATCTGTGGTTAACAGACCCTGACGGCTTTGAAGTCCAAGCGACTGCAGCTGCTTATGGGTCTTTTTATTTTCGGTGGCATGTCAGTGGAGATATCGTGGATGAACGATATTTCGATATGATGTGCCGCATCGCAACTAGACTCCCTCGCACCCAGTTTCTCGCATTCACCAAGAAATACGATCTGGTTAACACATTTGTGAAATCTGGCGGTACGATTCCCAGAAATTTACATATTCTCTTTTCATCCTGGCCTGGCTATAATGTAAATAACCCCTATAATCTTCCAGTTGCTTATGTGGCATTTAAAGATGGATATTGTGAAGCGCCAGCAGATGCATATGAGTGCTCTGGCCATTGCGAGGATTGTGCTTACGCTGGTAAAAACTGCTGGGTCATGGGGCGAGGCCAGTCCATTGTTTTGAAAGAGCATTAAGGATTTTATAGACCCCTATTATAATAATGTAGGAAGGATGATATAAATGGCGTATGTTCTTACCAACGGACACACCTATATCACAAAAAAGCCGAATGGCAAATTCACAACAACATACGATTCAAGCCTGGCCTCGCAGTATGATGCAGAAAGCAAAGCCTGGAACGTATTGAATTGTTTGCCGCGTACATATAAAGAAGCCGGGTATCTCCCAAAGAAAATTGAAGTCAAGGAAGCGTCGGCACAGTTAAAAGAGCTGGCCGCTCCCGCACAGCCAGAACGAAAGCGGTTCGATCCTGTATCTTATCCAATCGAAGATTCAGAGTGGATGACTGATTTTAAAAAGAGTCTCAAAATTGTCGATAAAACTCTCAGCAGCTTAAAGCCGATGTATGCAAACCTCTATTCTGATCTAACTCGGGCAACAGATGAGATTGATGATCTGGAGCACGCCATTGAACTCGTTAAGGCAAACGCAGTCCAGCGCTGCTTTCTGGAGAACGAACTAAAGAAGGCGCGTAAGATCCGCCGCGAGTGTAAGGATGCGATGAGTCTGATCGAAATGGTGCTGAAGTTTAATCTGGATGACTGGGGAACTGGCAGGGTGCAGTCTGAAATCGTTCGCCTGGAAACTCGGTGTTATACACCGAAAGTCCGTGATGATATTTTTGTTTAAGGAGTGATTTATTGTGAGTGGAGCAGTATCGTTTGTTTTAGGTCTACTAGGGCTGGGTACCGCTGCAGGTATTGATCTTGGTCAAAGTGTTAGCCAGAAGCGAAAAGAGGCTGAAATGGCTAGAGAGTGTGGCTGGGATGCCAAAGGAGAAAGAGCAAAGATGTATGAGCGGGTTCGCAAAGAGTGGAGTAGTATTCCGGATGGTCATCCGAATTGCCTTGAAAAATGGAGGATCGACTATCCATGCGATAAGGGGCCTGCCTATCGAACAAAGTATTGGTTCAAAGATCATTTGGACGCAAAGGGGATTCCTTATGACGATATAATCCTTGATGAAGTAACAGGCGTTAACTATGAAAAACTGTTGAGCAGAAGAATGAGAGAAGCAGGCAAGAAACGTCGTGGCTGGTTCTAAACAATTAAAAGTTGTTATTTCGGGTTGAAATGCGCCATGTTTTGTGGTAAAATAACAACCGAACTGAATTTGGTTAGAAAAACAGGACATCTTTTAGTTGTTTGGAGGGCAAAATGCGGATCACATATACTGCCCAGGAAATGTACGAACATATCCGATCATATGACATCATTGAGTTCTGGGGCAGCCGGAACGAAGAAAATGTCTGCATGATCAAAGCCAAGTCATCCTGCGTTGCACTGAGAAAAGGCAAGCGATACAACTACATCAGTATCGAATGCCAGTTTGACCACAGGTCAGACATCCTTTGTTGCTGCTGCAACATTACAGGCAACGTGTTCTCTTGTGAAGTTGAGAGGGGGAAAAAGTCTGAGCACCTTATTATTACATCCGATTGTGTAGAGGAGCCAATCACACTTTTTTTAAAAAATCTTTGAATTGGTATTGTAAAGTGTGAATGAATATGGTATAATAAGGACACAAAGTAAAACAGATGGTCAGCAAGGAGGTCATAATATGTTTAAGGCTGGCTCAAGTGTCCCCAAAATCGGTGAGATCCGTCTCGGTTATGTTGCCGATATCAAGCAGGAAGGAAAAACTGTTCATAAATATTATGGCGTTCATCCTTATCTGATCGTCAGCAACAACGTCTACAACAAAAATTCTGGCCAGTGTGAGGTGATTCCTTTCACCACAAAACGCTGGAACAGCCGCAACCCGGTCCATGTTGATTTTGGTGTAGGTGAAGTCGATGGCTTACCGCATGAATCCACTCTTGTGATCGAAGGCCGCGATACGCTGTTAAACTCTCAGCTGAGCGAACCAATCGGAACGTTCTCTGATAAGAACTGGCAACGCGCAGCGAACGCCATGGTGATCCAGTGTCCGATGCTTGCGGCGGCATTCAGTACAAATCTGGTCTCTGCATCATAAATTCTACGATTCTGTTTGCAAAATCTTCTTACATAGTGTACAATGAATCTAATAGTTCATATACCGACCCACTGTGTAAGGAGATATCAAACGATGAGACAGAGTGCGGAATATTATAATGAAGAGCTCAAGACCAGATTTATTCTGGATAAAATGTGCGAAAAAGATTCAAACGGAGATCCAGCCAAGGATTCCGCTGGAGAATATATCATTCTTGCTAATAGTAAGAACAGGTATAACAAGGTTCGTAGCATTTTTCATAAGCTTGCCGTGTTCGAACAGAAGTATGAGAAAGACTTTTATGAGATCGAGTCTGACAAAGACGAAGAATTTATAAATGATCTGTTCTCAAGGTGGATCTCCGAACTGAATGAAAACTACAGCATCTTTGTGTTGTCTATTTTCAAGCAGTATATTATGTGGTGCAGAGATGAGGGTTTGCTCTCAACGCAGCGGTACTATCAGCATCCGTTCTTTGACATGGAAATGTCCGGATGGAAAAAGAAAGACACCAGTTCCACCTTCCGCTCTGAGCGTGTAAAGAACCAGCTGGAAGCCATTGCAAACAAGAGTACCGATGAATTGGCTGAAAACTATGTGTTTCCATCAGAAGATGATTTCTTCACCTACGTCGTTTCTGTGTTCTCGGAAGAAGGGGCGATTATGACAGGCGCAATCATGTGTCTGCTGTATTATGGATTCCAGTCCGAAGAGATTCGCGTCATCAAAAGAAAAGACATTGATGTAGACACGAGAACCGTCTGCGGGAAATATATCGATCACGATATCGCATGGTCGATCATCTGTAAAGCCAAAAACACGACCACCTATCTCAAAAACCACGCAAAGGGACAACTTGGGAAGTTAGAAATGAATCTCGGCGATGGTCCATATCTTATTCGTACAAGCAGAGAGAGTTCCAATGATAACCCTGTGCCAATTGGATACTTCAAAGACCTGTATCGAAGAGAAAAGAAAATTGTTGAGGGGCTTCCGCCAACATCTAACTATAAAAACATCCTTGTTAAAACAAGCACCATCAAAAACCTGCGCGAATTCTATGAGATCATGTCGGAAGAGCACGAGTATGGTATCGAATATGTCGCTGAAAAATTCAGACAGAACCAATATGATACGCCGCTCACATTCCGAAAGTATCAAATAATGCGCGAGAAAGCAAGAAAATTATAAAAATGAAGGGGCCTGACCAGCCCCTGAATTTTTCCTTTACCATTCACACTTTACACTGTCATTATGTTGAATAGGAGGTGATTGAAATGAGAAAGACGATTGCAGCCATTATTGTAACCGGCGTTTATCTGCTGACGAATCTACTCAGCGTGGAAGCAGCGGGTCCGGTCGAGACATATCAGGGCTGGAGCGATGAACTCAAATCGTATACGCAGTCTGTATGTGACGAATACAATGTCGATTATTCGTTGGCGCTCGGTGTGATCTATAACGAAAGCAGGTTCCAAAGTGGCCTGACTCACGTGAATTCAAACGGCACAGTCGATTACGGTCTGATGCAGGTCAACGAGGTCAACTTCGATTATCTCAACAAGACGCTTGGCGTTCGATCTATGTCTGAACTGCTGGATGATAGAACGGGTATCAGATGTGGTGTTCAGCTGCTGGCGTATCATAAGCAGTACACTGGCAACGATTCGGCGGCGCTTCTTCGCTACCAGATCGGGGCAGGGAAGTACAAACAGTACCTGAGGAAAGGTCGGTACACCAACCAGACGCATCAACAGGTGCTTACATATCAGAGCGAACTCGCTTCTTATATGGATTCCTTACAGTAGGAAAAAGATCGGGCGGTAGAAAAACGTCTGTTTGACCTGATCAATCGGTGGAGTGAATCCACCTTTATATGCTGGAGTGGCGCAATGGTAGCGCAGGAAATTTGTAATTTTCAGGTTGCAGGTTCAAGCCCTGTCTCCAGCACCATTAGAACAGCGGGCAACCGCAGTCAAAGATTATAAATTACATAAGGAGAATGATTATGACTACTGAAACTATGACAATCCATCGTGGTCTGGCCGAGCTGAAGGTCCTGGAAAATCGGATCATTAAGACGATTTCTGGAGCCAAGTTCTGTGCAGCAGCCAAGCAGAGCATGAAAAAGCTGAACGGTGTGCCCATCGAGGATTACAAGAAGGACGCACAGAGTTCTCTGGACTCCATCAAGGATCTAATTGCTCGTCACGATGCGATCAAGCGTGCGATCTCAAAGTCCAATGCAGAGACTCATGTGACCATTGATGGTGTTGTCTATACTGTTGCGGAGGCTATCTATATGAATCAGCACGGTATCGAGTTCAAGCGTGAGCTGCTCGCTATGATGGAGCGTCAGTATTCCAGCGCCATTGCCACGATCGAAACGACCAATGCCCGTCTGAGTGATCGTGCAGATGATTACACTAAGGGTCTTGCATCTGCTTCTGAAAAGAGCAACATGGACCCTGAGGCTATTCGAGACGCACGTGACAGTTATATTGAGCGCGAAACTATGGTTCTGATCGATGGTATTGACATCAAGAAGGCTAAGGATGAACTCGCCGCCAAGATCGATAAGTTCAAAGCCGAGGTCGATGCAGTCCTGTCTGCTTCTAATGCAATCACAGAGATCACCATCGAATACTGATCTCTCGGAAAGCACACTGTATTCACTGTCTATCGAAAACAACAAACTGTGATCGTTCGCTTTTTGCTGGTGACAGCACTGTTTTTGGCGAAATCAAAATAATAAAAAGCAAGTCGTCACTTATAAAAGGTGGCCTGATACGCCGTCATAATGCAAGTGTTCTAATATTTTGAAGAACAATACTTGGTTTTAGGATTAGTCAAGAGGTTAAGACGCAACCCTATAAAGGTTGTTACATCGGTTCGAATCCGATATCCAAAAACATCGAGCGTTATATCGCTCAATTATAGATGATGTACGGAAAGCTTAAAGTTTACGATTAAAGGTTAAAGGTTGAAAGTTCAAAGCTTAAACTCTTAGCTAAAGGTCAAAGAACAAAGCATACAGGTCAAAGATTTATAAAATCCATGGGCACAGGTTTGTGGATCGATTACATAAGTCCCGTTGTTTACCACATGGCTGGTAGATGGTGAGCGCCTTGGCAGGGGCGTAACAATACCTGCCGTTTATATGGAGCGATAGCTTAAAAGGGGAAAAGTGCTGGCGGCTACGATTCGCCAGAGATGCAGGGTTCGAACCCCACTCGCTTCAAAATTATGTCTACTATTCCTTGTCCTATGTAGCGGGGAGGTACCCCCTGCGAGAATCATAGTAGTGACATAAAAAGGCAAGGTAAATATGGTTCTGTAGCTCAGTCGGTAGAGCAGGGGACTGAAAATCCCCGTGTCGCTGGTTCGATTCCAGCCGGGACCACCAATGTGCAAGTTGATTTGATAATTGAGTTTGGTCGAAATCCTCCATAAAAAGGTTGTCCGCCAAGGTCGAAAAATCAACATGAATTCTCACCAAAATGATGTTATCAATGAAATTTGCAATAGGATTAGCGAGGCAGTCACACTCCTGATCAGGGGCCGATGTAGCAAGCTTGGTCAAACTGCGTGCCCTGACGATGATAAGATCCGCATTCCGAGCGCAACTGTGCGTGAGTCTCACCAGCTCGAAAACAGTTTATATGGTCGTGTAGCAGAACAAAAGGTAGCACGGCAGGAAACTGCTTGATGTCGGTTAAACTCCGGCCACGACAAGTCCGAAAGTTCATTATGTTGTTGAAAGTGTACATCATCACATCATTCTGAAATGAGTAGGCATTTTATATGCGATCGTAGCCAAGTGGTATGGCATCAAACTTTTAATTTGAGTATCGTTAGGGTTCGATTCCCACCGATCGCACCAATACCTGTCTGTGGTTGGGGTAAACAGTCTTGTGGAGACGCTGACAAGATAGAAGAGCGAGCGTCATATCCGTGGGCGGGCATTCGGATTCGATATGCGCCCATAGCTTAATTGTTAAAGCCGCAGTCTCTAAAACTGTCATTTTTTTGCAGGTTCGAATCCTGCTGGGCGTGCCAAACAAATTACATAACAGTATCCATATTTCTCAAGAAAGGAGCCAGTTTTATGAAACAGCAGCAAATTTATAAAGGCATCATAGGCCATCAGGGTTGGGGTGCTGATGAATTTGAACATCGATACGGACGTTGGAGTGGAGTTCGAAATAACTGGGCAAAGGCAAAACTTCGCGATAAGCGTCTTGCGAAGCACAGGACGAATCAAATCAGAAATGAACAAATTAAAGAGGAGCTCAACGATTATGGCAATGATCGATCCGTATGATGATGACTTCGGTGCCATTTGTAACTGTGCTGTTCGATACGCAGTCGGGCGCAGAACATATATGCCTGATCTTGTGATCGATTTCATTACGCCGCATCTGAGCGAGTTGACAGATAAAACGCTATGGTGCTTTCAGCGGGATCTATATCAGCGTCTGGATGAAGGGTTTGATTTTGGAGACGAATTTGATCTTCAAAACTGGATGAGCTTTCTGGAAGATGTTGATAAAGAGATCAAGAAAAGAAAACAGCTCAGCGGCCATAACCACTGAGCTGTCAGGATTACCCGATGACGTGATTCATATGCAGAACCATCAGTATGAGCCCGACGATACTGCAAATGTCACCAGCGACATCAAGAAAATCTTTCGCCTAACGCTTCATCTAAGCACCTCCAATCCGCTCGAGACGCGAGAACAATGTCCGTCATTGAGGAATTGGTGTGTCTAGTGAGAGTTAAGTTGGCAAAAGTGTATCACGTTGTTACGCGATTGTCAAGAATCATCCCGAGCATGATGTGAAAAGGCTTGTTATATGCGGCAATGGCTGAGTGGTTTAAAGCGGTGGACTTGAAATCCATTGATGGTAATACATCCGCGAGTTCGAATCTTGCTTGCCGCGTGTTATGGCCCGTTGGTCAAGAGGTGAAGATGCTGCCCTTTCACGGCGGAGACATCGGTTCAATTCCGGTACAGGCCATTTTTTGAAAATTAAATATTGTGAGGTATCAAAATGAAAACGACGAAGAAAGATTGGATCTATCGTGTGATTCTTCTGATTCTGTTGGCGATTATCTGGGACATTGGCGCGGCTCTGACTTCGCCAATTTTTGTTCCCCAGAAAGGCGCTGTGTTTCGGGAATTCTTCCTGTTGATCCAAAATGGAACAATGTTGAAAGCATTCCGATATTCGCTGGTTCGCATTACGGTGGCAGCCGCTTTGAGTGCCGGCATCTCCATTCCTCTTGGCTGTCTGATGAAAATCTGTCATCCGCTTCAAAAGCTGCTCTATCCAGCAATTCGAGCAATGCGATTTTTGCCAGTCACTGCATTCTATCCACTGTTGACTATGTGGTTTGGAATCGGAGAGAAAATGAAGATTGCTTTCTTATTTGTAGCCAGCTTTGTGTTTATGCTTCCAAGCGTTCTGATTGCCATGGATGATGTCAGTGATGATGTGATCGAGGCGGCCAGCATTGATGGAGCAGGGAAGTTCAGCACAGTAACACGAATCGTCTTCCCAATCGCAGCGCCTTCCATCTGTCAGTCATTCGCCACAATGTATGCCATCGGTTGGACCTATATCGCAGTGGCCGAGACAGTGAATGCGAAGTACGGTATTGGCTATCTGATCTATACTTCGTCCGCTCGTGGCCGTACATCTCTGGTGTTTGTTGGAATATTGGCGATTGTGATTTTCAGTATTCTGTTTGACTGGATCACAAATATCTGTATCAAGAAGATTTTTAAGTGGAAATTTTCATAAGGAGGACAACATGTCGCATGAAATTGAGTTGTGTGGTTGTTTAACCATCCCAGAAGATGCCAACTGGGATGAGGTTACAGATCTATTTCTGAACTTTGTCGAATCTCATGGCTGGTATTACGGTGGCGGTTTTAGTGAGGTTCGAGATGGCTACTATGTGAATCCGGACGGAACTAGTGGTGATCCAATTTATAAATCAAATAAGGAGAAAGATTATGGCACATGAAATTAAAATTATGGGATGTCTGAGTATTCCAGATAATACAAGCTGGGAGGAGTCAATAAGTTTATTTGTTGAATTTATCGAGTCACATAATTGGTGCTATTATGGGGATTTTGCTGAGATTCGTGATGGAAAGCAAGTAGGTTATGGCGTAATAAAAAAAGAAAACGAGGAGAAAAATTATGGCGAAGAAAAGTCTATTTGAAAAACTCGGTCTTGTTGAGGGTGTAGCTGCTTCTGAGTATGATATGCCGGATACAACGAATGAGCTTCGCGTTTGTAGTGGCGTCGGAGATCATTACATCAATGGAGATTTCCCAGAGGACGAACCGGTTCAGGTCGAGGTTCCTGATGGCGATACCATTGATGTCCGGGCGGTTTACGAGACCAATGGTATGAACCCTGCCGACGCTGTTACTGTCTACAAGATCAAAGATGTGATCGATACATTCCCGTCTGAGATGCCCACAAAGACTAAACGTGCCACAGTAAAAAATCTGATGGCGACACTGGGATATGATGCAACCGCGATTATCTCTGATGCGAAGCAGCGCAAGGAGCTTCTGCGGGCTGTTGGTAACGATAAGATGAATGCGTTGTTTGACGAGATGAAGAGCAACGACCAGCAGATCGAATCTATGAAGGAACAGATCGAAGCTTTGACGAATCGCAACGTTGAAGCTGGTGCGGCCATCGAAAAGATCACCAATACAGTTCAGGATGAACTCAAGATGATTTCTTCTATCGAGGAATTTATCGAAGAGGATAAGACGGAGCCCGCTGGGAAGGAGGTCGCCCAGTAATGTTTTCTTTCACAATTGCTGAGTTTACTTTTCTCTGTGTTGGTTTCGCCTTCGTTGGTAGTTTGATTCTGTTCCCGTCATTTCGTCAACAGCTCAAAGCTCTTGCAGGTGGTTTTTTGCAGGTCTTTGTGCAGGATACAGCCAAGACACCAGATGGTGCCCGCGCTATCTATGCTCAGAAGATCGATGAGATGACTGAGAAATACACAGATGCCTGCAATACCCTGCGTGATCTGACTGGTAAGCTCAAAACGATTCAAGATAATTATGCTGTCTGTCAGAAGCAGGCGAAGAGTTACGATGAACGTGCAAAGGCTGCTATGAGTCGTGGTGATGAAGAGTCCGCCACCACTTACGCTCGTCTTTTACAGGAAGAGCTTGACAAAGCCGAGAACCTATCTGCTCAGTTCCAAAAAATGAAACCAGCGGCGGAAGAGGTCAAGGCAATCAAGGAAAAGCTTGAAAATCAGTTAGCTGCTCTGAAGCGCGAAAGCAAGGATGTGGTGGCCGAATTGAAGGCGAACGAACAGGTCGCAGATGTGTATTCCAATCTGGATCGTCTGCGTGCATCTACCGGCACCGATAAAATGCTCAACGCTACCCGTGATGGCCTTCAGGAAAGTCGCGAAAAAGCAGCGGGTGCAAAGGTTCTGTATCAGACTAGTCGAGAGGGAAAGCTGGATAAAGCGGACGCAAATACTGCTGATTATAAGGTGAGTTCGTATCTGGATAGTCTCAAAAAGAGCAACCCAAACGTAACAACTTACAGCATTCCTGATCTGAACACCCTCACAAAGTCTTCTGGATTGAACACTCAGTCCAAGAAATAAATCAAAAATTAAATAGGAGAGAATAACATGTCTAAGTTCAAATTGACCAAGGCTGGCCGCGCTGTTGTTGGTGTGGTCCTTGCTGTGGCTGTTGCTATTGGTGTCGTTGGTGGCATCAAGGGCGGTGTGATCAAGTTCGACAAGAAAAAGCCAACTGCGTCTGATAAGCCTGCCACGAATGTCACCACGAATGCATCAACCGGCGACGACACAATCAATCTGTCTCTGGATGAGTGGGCGGGATGGTTGAGCTGTATCACAGCAAATGGCGGTCTCACCACTCAGCCCGGTTCTGTGTTTGACCAGCTCGGCATCAAAGTGAATATCAATGTCATCAACGACGCTACTGAGTCCAGCAATGCACTGATCTCTGGTGATCTGCAGGCCGCTGGTTATACTACGAACCGTGTCGCGTTCCTGTCTCAGAAGTTTACGGATGCCGGTAAGAATATCATCATGCCGGTGTTTACTAACTACAGCTATGGCGGAGACGGTATTATCGCTTCCACTCAGTTTGCGGATGTGAATTCGTGGGTCAATGCCAAGATCGGCGTTCCTGAATTCTCTGAGGCCGAAACCCTGGTCGCTTGGTTTGTCAATAATTCCAACCTGTCCGATGCTGACAAGGCAACAATCATGAACAACCTGATTATGTTTGGTACGGCAGATGATACTGCTAAGGCATACTTTGCTGGTCAGATCGATGTGGCTGCAACATGGGAGCCGTACCTGACTCAGGCTAAGACCTATACCAACAGCACCGTTGTTTTTGATACCAAGTCTTCTTCTTCTCTGGTCATGGACGGCATTGTGTTTGATGCCGATTGGGCCGCAGCTCACGAAGATACTGTTAAGAAGTTCGTCAAGGGTATTCTGATGTCTTATGATCAGCCCATCAATTACGAAGCAGCCCGTGAAGTGTTCCCGATGTACTCCACTTCCAGTGATGCCGATATCGACGCTACTTACGCCAATGCCAAGATGGCCAGCTGGAAGGACAATTACAACATTCTAAACGATACTGCTCCCATGATTTATAACCAGATGTGCGATATCTGGGAGGCTCTGGGCGAAACCGTCAATCGCGGCCTTGTGGACACGATTTTTGATACCACTTATATTGACGCTCTGAAAGGTGATTTTAAGTCTACTTCCGCCGCAAATGCCACCACAAAGGTGACTGTAAGTGACGAAACCCGTGCCAATATCACCCAGCAGGTCACTGGCAATCTGGATTATGATTCCATGCTGAGCAAGACCGCCAATGTAACATTTGTCCCGGATTCTTCTGTGTTCACCGATCAGGCCAGCGCCGCCTCTGTTCTGGATGATTTCGTAAATATCGCCAAGACTCTGGATGGCACAATGATCGTTATCAACGGCAATATCAATGCGGACACTCAGACCGATTTTGGTGTTCAGCTCTCTGCAAATCGTGCCCAGACTGTTGCCAACTATCTGGCTTCTCAGGGTATTGATCAGAATCGACTGATTATTACAGGCTCTGGCAATGCAAAGTATCAGGCCGACAAGGCTGCTGGTGCTCTGAAGTCGGATGCAAGCGTATACCAGTCTACCGATATCAGCTTTATGCGAATCGAGAACTGAGGTGATTCAGATTGATCTGGATTGAAATCAGTAAAGCAATTTGGATTGTGGGCGGATTGATGCTGGCTTCTTTTGCGGCTGGTTATTTCTTCCATGGCCCAACTTCTAAGATTTAAAACTCACGGCGGTGCTCAGGTAGCACTGGGTGCCGCCTTATATGATGCGTCGTGGTGAAGCGGTGAACACAGTGGAATTTGACTCCATCATACGCAGGTTCAAATCCTGCCGGCGCAGCCAGAAAATAAATTAAAGGAGAGCACAAAAATGACCACCCCAGAAGAACTTACAACAGCACTAAACGATTTCATTACTGAATGTTCTCACAATCATTATATTTGCAAAAAATGTAAATACAATTCTGTTTGTGAGGACTTCAGTTTTGCAAACAAAGACCCTAATGACTGGGGATATTTTGGAGAGAAACATTTCGGATTAACAGAAAAGGAATGGGCTGAACTATTTTAAATAGGAGGAATCTCAATGACAACCCCTGAACAACTTGAAGCGGTCATCAAAGATTTTATCCATGAATGTGAAAAGCAAAATGAAACAAGTGATAGCTGCGGAGAATGTATGTATTACGATTTCTGTGCTCGATTTTACACGCCGCATTGTGATTGTCCAGATGAATGGACGATTTACGAAAAGGTAAGCAAAATTCCATCTTAAAGGGGGATAACGATGGCAGTTTATATAACAGGTGATATCCATGGCAACCCAAGTCGATTTTATGATCTGAAGAGTTTCTGCAAGGTGCATTCAGACGCAGAATGGTTTATCTGTCTGGGTGATGTTGGTTTGAATTACTACGGCGAGGATCACCCGCAGGAGATGTATATCAAGAATATTGCGGATGAAATCCCTGCAAAACTGTTCTGTATTCATGGCAATCACGAGCGGCGACCTACCGAAGCAGATGGATATAAACAGGTCGATGTCACAGAGGGTGCGATTCATGGTCCGATGATGTGGCACGCAGAACACCCTAACCAGTATTTTGCCATCGACGGTGCTGTATATACGATTTTTACATCCGACCGTGTGTTGACTGCACTTGTTT